TGGTTTTTAGAGTTGAATGTAAGTGATAGCTACACAATTACATGGCCTGACTCTGTAATATGGGAAGCAGCTACTGCACCGGCGACTTCTGGAAGTCAAACTTTAATACTTGAGTTTTACACGCCTGATGGTGGTACTAATATTTACGGCGTTGAGTCTATAAATAGAGACGAAACGCCAGCGTATTTGTTCCAGGGCTCTGTAAGTGGTTATACTTCTGGTGGTTATACTTTTCCAGCAATCAGAAGAAACCAGATCGAAAAGTTTTCTTTCACCAGTGATGGTAATGCGACTGATGTCGGTGATTTGACGGTAGCTAGATTGGGGCTGTCGGGTGGTCAGTCATCTTCAACACATGGGTATACATCAGGCGGAGTTGGCCCAGTCGAGCTCTCATATGTAAATACGATTGATAAGTTTCCTTTTGCTACTGACGCAAACGCAACAGATGTAGGTGATTTGACTCAAATACGGTATGGATCAGCCGGGCAATCTAGCGCCGAATCGGGATACAATTCAGGGGGTTTTTCACCGCCTAACGTTAACACGATAGACAAGTTTCCTTTTGCGACTGACGGTAATGCAACTGATGTAGGTGATATTACGCAAGCTAGGATTGGCCTAGCGGGCCAATCAAGTTCAGAAAATGGCTATGCTTCAGGAGGCCTCTATGGGATCCCACGTTTAACAATTGATAAGTTTCCATTTGCAACTGACGCAAACGCAACTGACATTGCAGACCTATCTGTAACCAAAAATGACGCAGCAGGCCAATCTAGTTCCGAATCAGGTTATACGTCTGGGGGTCAAACAAGGACCCCGCCTGCGCCGGCATTCACGACAAATGTAATTGATAAGTTTCCATTCGCGGCTGATGCAAATGCAACAGATGTTGGTGATTTAACGGTAGCAAGACAGGCGGTGGCAGGACAATCTAGTACAGGAAATGGTTACAGTTCAGGAGGAACTCTCAACGATTTCCCACCCACATCGTATAATATAATTGATAAGTTTCCGTTTGCTTCTGACACTAACGCAACTGATGTTGGGGATTTAACGGCATCGCCGTCGGGGAATGCAGGTCAACAGGTATAAACGAACAGTTTAACGGAGAAAAAGAATGTTTATTAAAACAGATAACGAAAATAACATCGTGACATATCCATATAATCATGATATGTACCGAGCAGAAAACAAAAATAAGAGTTTACCTAAAGTTTTAAACAACGATTATCTTGCTGTGGAAAATGTATTTCCAGTATATCCAACAGAAAAACCAGAATTCAACGAAGCAACGCAACAAGCTATTGCTGATGCCAATAATCCGTATCTTGATGAAGACGGTTTATGGAAATACGGATGGAATGTCTTAGAAAAAACAGAAATAGTGATCGAACACGATACATCGATAAAAGCAATGCAAGTACGTAAAGAACGTGACGCGCTTCTTGCCGAATGTGACTGGGCCACATTAAAAGCTGCAGATACGGCTACTCCTATTGATGAGGCTTGGGCTACATATCGTCAAGCTCTAAGAGACGTTACAGCTCAGGATGGATTTCCTTACACTGTTACTTGGCCTACGAAACCTTAACGCTGTTTCAATGTATAAATAACAATAAGGAAGATTATGATAATGTGAGGTGAAATATATTATGAGTTTTTTCGAAAACACTAAAGACGGACAACAAATTGAAAGTACGTACCAATACGGTGATAATGATAGCTTAGCAAGAAACGTTTTAAATGACGGGGGTGACATACACCCCCTCATTATCCCCTCTAGTCTTACAAACGGTACAGGTCTAATGAACCCGTCTATATTGAATATAGACGGTAAACTTGTTGTAAATATAAGACATGTAAACTATACTTTCTATCATTCAGAAAGAAAACTGTTTCAACACCCGTGGGGACCTCTTACGTATTTACATCCTGAGAACGATATGCACTTGCGAACTGAAAACTATTACTGTGAGCTGGATGAATCGTTTGAAATATCACGCTTTAATAAAATCGATACAAGTAAGTTTGATACATACGAACCTATGTGGGATTTCGTTGGTCTTGAAGATGCCCGTTTAATCGAATGGAATGGAAAACTATTTACATCCGGCGTTCGGCGTGATACAACCACAAACGGCCAAGGAAGAATGGAGCTTTGCGAAATTGAAGTCCATGAAGATAGAGTTATAGAAGTTTCAAGATGGAGAATTCATCCGCCAAACGATAAGAATTCATATTGTGAAAAGAATTGGATGCCTATTGCAGATCAACCTTTTAAATATATAAAATGGTGTAACCCAGTTGAGGTTGTAAAAGTTGATGAGACACCAACTGATGATAAGGTATTTGAGTCAAATTGGGTTGATTCCGAAACTATACACTTACAGACATCTGGTAACTTTTTGAGTAAGGATCCTCGAGGTGGATCGCAGGTAATTCCATTTGGTGATAATTACCTAACACTTACTCATGATGTTGATTTATTTAAAAGTGATGTTGGAAGAAAAGATGGTGTATATCGCCATAGGTTTATATTATTTGATAAAGATTGGAAAATATTAAAACATTCAAAAGATTTTTCTTTAATGAACGGGCATACTGAATTTTCAGCTGGTATGTGTCATTATAAAGATAAAATACTTATTACATTTGGATTTCAAGATAATGCGGCGTTTATCTTAGAAGTAAATCCAAAGACAATCGAAAAAATGTTAGGCTGAGAGGAAAATTATTATGAACAGAACTGATATTATACAATCTCTCATAAACAATATAAACGCAAAAAGTTATCTTGAAATAGGAATTTCAGAAGGATATAATTGGAGAGAAATTAAATGTGAACATAAAGTAAGTGTTGACCCAGAACCACTGTCAAAAGCTGATTGCGTTATAACATCCGATGAATTTTTTAAAAAAAATAAAGAAACTTTTGATGTAATATTTGTTGATGGATTACATCATGCAGATCAAGTTTATCGTGATATTGTAAATTCAATTGATATTTTAAATGAAGGTGGTTATATAGTATGCCATGATATGAACCCGCTTAAAGAAGAACACCAAGTTATACCTTTTACAGGAGGTACTTGGAATGGTGATTGCTGGAAAGCATTTGTTAATTTAAGAGCAACTCGAAAAGATTTGGAAATGTACACTGTTAATACAGATCATGGTTGTGGGATAATTAAAAAAGGTAAGCAAAAAACATTAAATATACCAGATGGTGAATTACAATACAAAGATTTTGATAAAAACAGAGTAGAATGGCTAAATCTTATTAGCACTCAAAAATTTGGAGAAATGTTTGGGATAGTTGGTTTAAAATATATGTTAAAAACTTATATCATGGATCCAAATAACCCAGAAACTAATTGGAATTTGGCTTTGTATTATGATACAATTGGTCAATTAGCTTCTGCAATTTCTTTTTACATTCGCACTGCTGAAAGAACAGAAGAAGATTTATTAAAATACGAATGTCTTATTCGAGCTGCGATGTGCTTTGAAAAACAAGGTACTCGAAGATTTACCGTAAAGGGTATTGTGCAGCATGCTATTGCAACTCAGCCGCATCGCCCTGAAGGATATTATTTACTCAGTAAGTTTTATGAAAATGATCCTGGTGATGGTAAATGGTTTGACTCGTATACAACTGCATCAATCGGTTATTCATTCGCAAACAACATATTAGAGCCTCTAAGGACAGTTGTAGATTACCCTGGAAAACATGCTTTGCTATTTCAAAAAGCACATACTGCTTGGTGGTGCGGTCTTAGCGAAGACTGCAGAAGTATGCTAATGGATCTTTATACAAACTACGATTTGAAAGAAGAGTATCGTAATGCCGTATACGAAAACCTAGCAAGATTAGGGGCATTCCAATCAAAAAGTCTTACTCTATATACAAAAGATAAACATGGCGATCTTGCAAATCAATTCGGTGGATCAGAAAACATCGAACAAAACTATTCGGAAGCGTATCAAGATATGTTTGTCCTTACTCTATTCGGTGGTAAAAAGAACGGCAGTTACGTTGAGATTGGATCAGGCCATCCAACATATGGAAACAATACATATCTATTGGAAAAAGACTACGGTTGGAATGGCGTATCACTTGATATTAGCGAGCAGTTTGTTGCTCAGCACAACCAGGAAAGAAAACACACTTGCATCCTCAAAGACGCAACAACCGTAAACTACGAGCCGTTCCTCAACGGTCTTGGTTTTGGTAAGGATATTGATTACCTTCAAATCGACTGCGATCCACCCGAGATAAGTTATAAAGTTTTACTTTCAATTCCATTTGATACAAAACGTTTTGGCGTAATTACATTTGAGCACGATCACTATGCAGATCCAAACGGTGGATATCGTGAAAAATCTCGCAAGTACCTAGCAGCTTATGGTTATCAATTGGTCGCAGGCAACATATCACCAGATAAAGATAGACCATATGAAGATTGGTATATACATCCTGACATTATAAATATCGATGAGTTCAGAGTTTTGAAGAATACTGGTGATTCTACGAAAATGGGTGAAGATTATATGATGGGTAGAATTACACGTGACAAAGCAAAAGCAGCTTAAAAACTTTCCAACTGTATATTATCTTTCATTAAAAGACTCCTTAGAGAGGCAGCGCGATTTAGAGTCACAGCTGTCCTCGAGGGGAGTAAACTTTAAAATGATTGAAGGATACGACGGCAGAACTGTTGATATTCGAAAACAGCTAAATATATCAAGTCCACATATGGCGCCTGAAGTTATTTCGTCTGAAGTACTGTCTGTTGCTGTTTCACATTTGCATATGATATATCGTTGGTATACAGAAACAGAAGAAAAAATTGGTTTCTTTTGCGAAGACGATATTAATTTTTCTTTGGTTGATTATTGGAATTTTGATCTTAACGAATTTATTGAGCCTTTGCCAAAAGATTGGCAAGTTATTCAAATGTCACTGATTAAAGAAGACCCAGTCAACCGCAGTGATATGAGAATAAGAGGAAAAAGATGGAATGATTGGTCTTGCTGCGCATATCTAATGCGACGCGAATACGCAAAAGAAATATTAAATAGCTTTTATGACGAAAAAACAAATTCGTTTAATTTAAAAATAAAAGAAACATTACATATTCCTTTGCCTGAAAATGTTATATATCCTTATAATTATAAAAGATGTTATGTATTTCCGTTCTTTACAGAAAACAGATTACACGATTCTACTTTAATTAGGCAAGATAATAAAGACAGTATAGATACCATTCAGGACCAAAGTAGCAAGTTTATAACTGATTGGTGGAAAGAAAATGGAAAAAATATTAATATAAAGGAGTTGGTAAGTATGGTAGATAAAATTCCAGTTATTGGTGCCCCGGTTGTAAATAGTACATATTGGATTTCAAGACTTATTATGAGTGTTGATTATCCTGTGGAAAACTTTGTCATTATAAACAATAATGGCCGCGGTGAATTAGATGAAGAGCTAAATCGCTTAGTTCAAATAGATCACAAATTTATTGATAATATTAAGGTAGTTCATATGCCAGCAAACGTCGGTTGCGCAGGAGCTTGGAACCTTATTATTAAATGCTATATGTTAGCGCCATATTGGATTATTGCAAACGACGATGTTGCTTTTGGCCCAGGTCTTTTAGCTGAAATGGTCGAAAGAATAAATGGTGATCCAGTCGTAGGTATGATACATCCAAATGCTGGTGACTTTGGAGTCGGAGCGTGGGATCTTTTTCTTATTCGTGAAAATGTTGTTAAAGTATTTGGTTTATTTGATGAAAATACATATCCTGCATATTGCGAAGACGCAGATTATATTATGCGGATGTCACACCGTCCTATTCGAAAGATCGTTGGCTTAGAGAATAAATATATGCATGGACACGGTGATAGTACAATGTATTATGAAACCGGTAGCCAAACAGAAAAAAATGAAGAAGGTTTAAAACAAAAATTAGATCATTCAAATAACTTAAATATTGAATATCTTACACGTAAGTGGGGTATTGGTTGGAGGAAGTTGTCTCCAAATAAAGAAGTATTTGAAGGGGAAGAAACTCCTATTTCAACTACCACATATGATTTAGATTTTGTTAGACAAAAGCATTTAGGTTTTTAATATGAAAAATTGGATTATACAAGAAGAAGAACATTTTCAAGAAAATGTGGTTGAGGAAGTTATTCAGCCGCAAGAAAATGAAATTGTTTACGAGGGAGAAGCCGATCCTGTCTATAAAGTAAACCCAAATCTTCAAGAAAATAAAAGAGCAATTATAGTTGATAACTTTTACGCAGATCCTTATGCGATGCGCGACTATGCTTTGCAACAGGAATACTTTGATGATCCTGGTTATATTGGAAGAAGAACAAGAACGCAACATCTATTTCCTGGCTTAAAGGAAACTTTTGAAAGTATTATCGGCGAAAGAATAAGTGAGTGGGAAACCTATGGTATGAATGGTAGGTTTCAGCACAATTATGCCGGTGAAAAGCTAGTGTATCATTGTGACCAACAAAAATGGGCAGCCATGATATATCTAACACCGAATGCTCCACCTCAAACTGGTACAAGTACATACATGCACCGAGAAACAAAAATTCACCATAACTCTCAAATTAATTGGGAAGATGGAACTGGACATAAAATATTTCCTGGAAAAACATTTTTAGATAAAACTCCGTTCGATACAGTAGATTCTTTCGGTAATATTTTTAATCGTTTGGTTATATTTGAAGGGGGATCAATTCATGCTGCGTCTGAATACTTTGGCAGCGATATACATGATTGCAGATTATGGCAAATGTTCTTCTTTGACGGAGAAGAATCAAGAATGCATTTAGGAGATTGATAATGAAGGTTGTTTTAGTTTCTGGAGGGTTTGATCCGCTACACAGCGGTCATATCGCATATTTTAACGAAGCAAAAAAGCTAGGTGATATCCTAGTAGTAGGTGTAAACAGTAACGAATGGTTGACTCGTAAAAAAGGTCAGCCATTCATGGATATAAACGAAAGAGTTGAAATTGTAAAAAATCTTTCAGTTGTTGATGTAGCTATGGTATTTGACGATAGTGATGGTGGTGCAAATCAAGCAATTCATAATTGTTTGGTTATGTATCCGGACTCAGAAATTATTTTTGCAAATGGTGGTGATAGGACGGATGAAAATATTCCAGAAATGAAAATTGATGATCCACGACTATCTTTTGTATTTGGAGTAGGCGGAGTTCACAAGATGAACTCCAGCAGTAAAATACTCACTGAATGGAAAACTCCAAAAACAGAAAGAAAATGGGGATACTATCGTGTACTTCATTCTGACGGTCCTTCCACGAAAGCAAAAGAACTTGTTGTTTCTCCAGGTAAATCTTTAAGTCTTCAAAGACACGAGTCACGCAATGAATATTGGATTGTAAGCTATGGTGTTGCAACAGTAAACCATGGAAATGATTTAGATAATATTCAAACTTCTGTGCTTGAAAAACACGACGAAATTGATATTCCTGTAGGTACTTGGCATCAATTGATAAATAATACAAAGGACGAAGTACGGATCGTAGAAATCCAATATGGAACAAATTGTATTGAAGAGGATATCGAGCGCGTTTAGATACCATAGCTCCCAGAATTATTAATTCTATTATATCCAATATTTATGGAATGTCAATAGAAAAATGGTACATATTTTAAATTATTGTAATCTAATACCATAGCTCCCAGAATTATTAATTCTATTATATCCAATATTTATGGAATGTCAATAGAAAAATGACGATAGCTTCTTTTTTATAAATATAAACAAAAATAGGTTAATTCACATGGCATTACCAACAACACGCGAAGAGTTTAAAGATTACGTTCTTCGTAAAATAGGTTCTCCAGTTATTCAGATAAATGTTTCCGAAGAACAAACTGAAGACCGTATTGACGAAGCTATATCTTTTTGGAGAGATTATCATTATGACGGAAGTCAAATGGTTTATCTTAAGCACGAACTTACTCAAAATGAAATAGATCAAGGTTATGTTACAATACCAGCAAATATGCTAGGTGTTACTCGAATATTTGACTTAAGCTCATCTGTGTCGACGGGTACTGGTATTTTTAATGTACAATACCAATTCGTTTTGAATAACCTCAGTGATATTACAGGATATAGTATACAAAACTATTATATGTCAATGTCTCATCTGCAATTCCTACAGGAAATTTTAGTAGGAAAACCTTTAGTACGATATAACCGCCATGTAAATCGCCTTTATATTGATGGTAAAAAAGATATAATGGTCGCAGGATCACATATTATCATTGAAGGATATGATATCATAGATGGAGAAACATATTCTGATGTTTGGCAGGATCGCTGGCTCCAAAATTACACCTCAGCTCTTATAAGAGAACAGTGGGGATTAAACTTAACTAAATTTACAAATATGCAACTCGTAGGTGGTGTTCAGTTTAATGGAGAACAAATATTAAGTGAAGCCAAGGCTGATCGAAAAGAAATGGAAGAAAATGCCATTAGCTCACTGCAACCTCTTACCTATAATTTCGTGGGTTAATAATGGCAACGAACGTATACTTTCAAAATTACGATTATTCAAATGAACAGACTCTCATCGATGACTTGGTGATTGAGTCTATTCAAATTTATGGGATAGACACGTATTATCTTACTCGTAGTTTGCAGGCTGTAGACAATATATTAAATGAAGATGATCTTTCGATCTTTAATACCGCTTACGAAATGGAAATGTATGTTAAGAGTGTTGATGGTTTCCAAGGTGAAGGCGACTTCCTTAGCAGATTTGGTTTACAAATTCGTGACCAAGTTACATTTACTGTTGCAATGCGAACATTTGAAAAAAATGTAACTAACATAATACCTACTATTTTAAGACCAAAAGAAGGGGAGCTCGTATACTTCCCTATGGTTAACAAGTTCTTTAAAATTACTCACGTTGAACATGAGAGCGTCTTCTATCAGAGCGGTGCTTTACAAGTGTTCGACCTTCAGTGCGAATTGTTTGAATATTCAAATGAAAGATTCCAAACTGGTGTATCGGATATAGATACATTTTTTGATAATTATAAAACAACCGCTGTTACTTCGCTTACTGCATTAAAAACAAAAGATCCTATTGCAAATAATATAGACTTTGAAAATGCTGGAGATGATATAATAGATTTCACAGAGATAGATCCGTTTAGCGAAACTATCACAAACCCAACAAACACTGGATAAGAGATATGGTATATAAAATTCAAGGTACAGAAGTTGTAGACTCATCTGGTAATATTGTACCAGGAGATAAGACTAAATTCGTTGTAAACGAAAGTTTAAACATTACACCACCTCCTCCACCGAATGCGTATGGGTCAGTAAGTGGTTATACTTCTGGCGGTAATCCAATATCTAATGTTATTCAAAAGTTTCCTTTTTCATCTGACGGAAATTCAACCGATGTTGGTGATCTTACGCAAGCCAGATCTCGCGGAGCAGGGCAATCCAGTTCTGTAAGTGGGTATACTTCTGGTGGGTTTGTTCCTCCACAGGTAAATACGATAGACAAGTTTCCTTTTGCAGCAGACGCTGACGCAACTGATGTGGGTGACTTAACTGTAGAAAGAAGAATTGTTTCAGGCCAAATGAGTACTGAGTCTGGGTACACTTCTGGCGGTCTTACACCTTCCCCTTCTACAAGAAATACAGTTGATAAGTTTCCTTTTGCCACTGACAGTGATGCAACAGATGTTGGTGATCTAACGCAGGGTCGGTATGGTGCGTCTGGTTCGTCAAGCAGTGTATCAGGATATAACGCTGGTGGATCACCACCAGGTTTCTCGAACATAATTGACAAGTTTCCTTTTGCTGCCGACGCCAACTCCACAGACGTAGGGGACTTGGTAACGAATAGAAGATTTCATGCTGGGCAATCTAGTGATACTTCTGGTTATGCATCTGGTGGGGCGTCTCCAGTAAATGTGAATTCCACTAACGAAATTGATAAGTTTCCTTTTGCATCTGATGGAAACGCAACCGATATTGGCGATTTATCCCAAGCAAGAGGAAATAATCCTGGAGGGCAATCGAGTACAGAATCTGGATATACAGCCGGAGGTGCTAGTCCATTCAGAGTTGATACGATCGATAAGTTCTCTTTTGCATCCGACGGAAACGCAACGGACGTTGGTGATCTTCTTACGCTGATAGATAGCCTAGCAGGTCAACAGGTATAACATAACATGGCATTTGTAAATCACTTTTATAATTCAAGTACAAGAAAGTATGTTGCTTTATTTGGTACTCTTTTCAATAAGATCCGAATCACGCGGAATGGAAGCAATGACGCTGAAGTACAAAGTATCATAGTACCTATTGCATACGGTCCGTTTCAAAAGTTTCTTGCAAAGATTACACAGGATCCGAACTTAAGCAATCCCTCGGCTATTACTCTGCCAAGAATGTCTTTTGAAATGACAAATATGTCATACGATGGAACTCGTAAAATTGCGTCAAAGCAAAGAATATTTAAAACTAGCTCAGAAAGTGAAGACAAAAGATATTATAATTGGTCTGGAGCACCATATAATGTAGATTTTTCATTATACATTATGACAAAATATTCCGAAGATGCAACAAAAATAGTTGAACAAATAATTCCATTCTTTAAACCGGAATGGACATCAACTGTTAAATTAATCGATGACATGGATCCTATTGATATACCACTTATTTTAAATGGTGTTACGAACGAAGAATTATACGAAGGCGCGTTTACCGAAAGAAGATCTGTATTATGGACTCTTAATTTTACAATGAAATGCTGGTACTTTGGACCAGAAAAAGATAATAAAATAATTAAGTTCGTCGATACTGATGTTTATAATACCACGAATGGGGAAACCGTAGATCCTGTGAGGGGCGTAAATACATTCCCTGGGTTAACTGCAAACGGAGCACCAACAACCGATGCAGATGAGGCTGTACCTTTCTTAGACGTCGAATATGATGATGATTGGGCTCCTATTAAAGTTGTGACTGAAGATCCTGAGGCAGAAGTATGAGTGAAGACAAAATTGCAAAAGTTCTTGGTTTAAGACCTTTAGAAGAAGCAAAAGAAAAAAATCTACCGGAAATAATTGAAGAAAAACCGTTAGTGACAGTAGATGATGAAGATGATACAATTATTGATATCGAGCAAGCCCGTGGAAATATAAAAAATATTATAGAACAAGGTGATGATGCTTTAAAGGAAATGATAGAACTTGCAAAACAATCAGAGTCTCCACGCGCCTTTGAGGTTGCATCAACTTTAATGAAAACGCTCCTTGACGCAAATAAAGATTTTGTTGAAATGTCAACTAAGAAAAAATATGCAAAAGAAGAAAAAAACGGCGCATCTAATACTTCGCCAAACGTAACAAATAATAATCTTATACTTTCTACAGCCGATTTACTTAAAATGATTAAAGGTGAAACTAATGAATAGTGGTTACTTAGGTAACATACATTTAAAGAAAACTGGAGAACAAATAGAATGGACACCGGAATTAATTAAAGAATATTTAAAATGTTCCGAAGATCCTGTATATTTTGCAAAAGAATATATAAAAATTGTTCATGTAGACCACGGTCTCATTCCGTTAGACATGTATGATTACCAGCAAGACATTGTTGAAAAAATAACAAATAATAGACGCGTTGCTGTTTTAACTGCAAGGCAAGCTGGTAAGACAACAACGGCCGTGGCTGTAATACTACATTATATTTTATTCAACGAATTTAAAACGGTTGCTATTCTCGCAAACAAAGGAGACGCATCTCGAGAAGTTCTCGCGCGTATTAAATTGGCCTTTGAAGCTTTACCAAAATGGCTTCAGCAAGGTGTCGAGGAATGGAACAAAGGTAACATTGCATTAGAAAATGGATGTAACATTTTAGCTGGTACAACATCAAGCTCTGCAATTCGCGGTAAGTCTATCTCATTCTTGTATCTAGATGAGGTAGCCTTCATTGAGGGGTATGACGAATTCTTCGCGTCAGTATATCCTACTATTTCATCGGGTGAATCTACAAAGCTTCTAATGACCTCTACACCAAACGGATTAAACCATTTTTGGAAAACTTGCAAAGGAGCTGAAGAAGGAACAAACGGATATGAGTTTGTGAAGGTTGTGTGGAGCGATGTTCCAGGAAGAAACGAAAAATGGAAAACTGAAACACTCGAATCGTTAGACCACGACGAAGAAAAATTTAATCAAGAATACAATGGTCAGTTTTTAGGGTCTTCTGGAACACTCATATCCGGAGCGAAATTAAAAGAATTGGCCTTTTCTATACCGCTATATGCAAGTGAAGGTATTAGTCAATACGAACAAGCTGAAAAAAATCACATATATGCAATGACTGTTGACGTTTCTCGAGGTAAAGGTTTGGATTATTCTACATTTAATGTAATAGATATTACAACAATGCCATATAAACAGGTTTGCACGTTTAGAGATAATTACATATCTCCAATAGATTTTGCGTCTATTATATATCGTGTAGGTACTGCGTATAACGAAGCATTGGTTTTAGTTGAAATTAACGATATTGGATCTCAGGTATCAGATACACTTTTGATGGACTTTGGTTACGAAAGTTTACTTCACACAGAAAGCGCAGGACGAGAAGGTAAAAGAATTTCATCCGGGTTTGGAAAAATGTCTGATACCGGTGTTAGAACCACAAAATCCGTAAAGGCGGTTGGTTGTTCAATGTTAAAAATGCTTATTGAACAAAACCAATTTATTATAAACGATTTTGAAACTATACAAGAATTATCAAGATTTTCTAAAAAAGGTAATTCGTATGAAGCAGAACCAGGATCTCACGACGATCTTGTAATGAATTTGGTTATATTTGGATGGTTAACAAGTCAAGCATACTTTAAAGAAATCACAGATATAAATACACTACATAAACTAAGAGCAAAGACCGAAGAGCAAATACAAGACGATCTTCTTCCATTCGGATTCATTGATAGCGGAGAAGATGCATTAAGCGTAGGATTTCAGCCTATTGAAGAAGACGAACGCTGGATGATGTAAAAACGGTTTTTTATAAATAAACAAGAATAGATTGAAAACAAGTGTCAAATAATCTTACACAGGGGAGAAAAATATGACTTTTTCTGTAAGTCCATCCGTAATCGTCAGGGAAGTAGATGCGTCGGCAGTAATACCGGCTATTGGAACACCACCTGCCGCTATTGCCGGTGTTTTTCGTTGGGGCCCAATTAACGAACGCATTTTAGTTTCTTCGGAAGAAGATCTAGCTCGTCGTTTTGGTAAACCACACGCAAACACGTCTTGGCAAAATCACGAAACCTTTTTTAGTGCAGCAGACTTTCTGTCGTATTCGAACGCGTTATATGTAACACGCGTCACCGATGGAGCAAATACTGCAATTGCTGATAATACATATTTTCAGGCAAAATATCCAGGAGAATTAGGAAATAGCATTGAAGTTTCCGTAGCATCACAAACATCTTACGAAGAAGCAATTTCTGGTGTTGGGGATATAACTGGAACTATTGCGTTTAACACAACAACTTTCAGCATAAACGGGTTTACAACCGCAATTGGCGTTATACAACAAGACGATATTATACGGATAGGAAACGATTCTGTAGGATACCAAGACCTCGTTGTATCTGCATTTTCTGATGATACTGTAAGTCCTGGTGTAGCACCATTTAACTATACAATAACAACAAAAAATAGATTTACGTTAGCTGAAACAGATCTTGCGCTGTTAAAAATAACAAGAAAATGGGGATATGCAAATATAGCGCAATCTGCCCCATCAAATGCAAATAACATTCACATTGCAGTTGTTGATGCTGGTGGCGAAATAACCGGAATTGCTGGTACTGTTCTTGAATTATACGAAAACTTATCAGTCAATAGCGATGCAAAACTGCCAGACGGTACAAATAACTATTATCCTACCGTGTTGTTTAATTCTTCTGCGTGGGTTAAACAAATAGCCGCAGGCACATTAGTTAATACTAGCATTACAATTCCTATTTATGATCGTATGGTAGACGGCACAGATGGTCTTGGCGAAGCTTCTATACCTTTTGGCCAACTAGCTTTAGGTTACGATTTATATAAAGATGCTAATCAAGTTGATATTTCCGCTATTATTTGCGGTAAATCTAACAGTTCAAATCTTCCAAATTATGTTGTATCAAATATTGCTGAACATAGAAAAGATTGTGTTGTTTACTTTTCGCCGCCTTTAGCTGATGCTGTTACTCCAGCAAATCCTGAAACTAAAATGACAAACGTTATTGCATTTAGAAATCTAGTGCAATCTTCATCTTATTGGTTTATGGATAGCGGATATAAATATCGTTATGACAAATATAACGACGAATACCGTTGGATACCTTTAAACGGTGACATCGCAGGTCTTACTATGAGAGTAGAGCCTTGGGTATCGCCAGCCGGGTTTAAAAGAGGCCTTATTAAAAACGTTGTTAAATTGGCATTTAATCCAAATAAAGCCCAAAGAGACCAATTATACGGTTCTGATATTAACCCAGTTATTACACAAGTTGGTCAAGGTGTATTACTCTTTGGTGATAAAACAGGCCTTGGCACGGCAACAGGAAGCGCATTTACTCGTATTAATGTTCGCCGTCTTTTCATTACAGTTGAAAAAGCTATATCTACCGTGTCGGCGTCGTTCCTCTTTGACTTTAACGACGAGTTTACTCAAACGCAGTTTAAAAACTTAGTGGAACCATTCCTTCGTGATATTCAAGGAAAACGTGGTATTATTGATTTCAGAGTTGTATCTGATGCAACTGTAAACACCCCAGACATTGTTGATAGAAACTTGTTTAGAGGCAATATCTTTATTAAGCCTGCTCGTTCAATTAACGTCATTGAATTGACATTCGTTGCCACAAGAACTGGTGTTGAGTTTGATGAAATCGTTGGTCAGCCACTCTAATAAATAAAAGAAAAGGAGATAATCATGGCATTTAATATCAACGAATTTAAATCACAATTAGTAGGGGGTGGGGCAAGACCTACCCTCTTCCAAGTACAAATCACAAATCCAATTACTGGCCTCGCTGATTTGAAAGTACCATTTATGGTTAAAACCGCGGCGTTGCCTGGATCAACTCTAGGTTCTTATGTGGTTCCATACTTTGGTCGTCAAGTCAAATATGCCGGAGACAGAACGTTTGAAGATTGGCCTGTTACAATTATTAACGATGAAGACTTTTTAGTTCGCAATGCAATGGAAACATGGTCAAATGCAATAAATACTCATGATTCTAATGCACGGTCGTTACCACAGGATTACAAATCAAACGCGATTGTAACTCAATTTGGTAAAGATGGAAGTTTGCTTAGAACATATGTATTTGAGGGTATATATCCTGTCACTGTTGACGCGATACCCCTTTCATGGGAATCCACTGATGTGATCGAAGAATTTGGAGTTACATTCCAATACGATCTGTGGAGAGTTGAAGGAACCACTGGCACTTCAACTACTTAATTTATAGGATGATTAATTAATGCGAATTTTTGGATTTGAAATAAAAAAAGACGTTGGCGGTGCTGATGAAGACATTGCGGTTTCTTTTGTAGAACCGTCTAACGACGAAGGCGCGATTACCATAGGAAACTCTCTCGGGGGATCCTATGGTATTTCTATTAATATGGATGGCGACGCCAAAACTGAAGGCGAACTAGTAACAAAATACCGTAGTATGATGTTGCAGCCTGAAATTTCACAGGCCGTTGATGAAGTTATTAACGAAGCTATAAACATCGATTCGCACGAAAATGCTGTTGAAGTGGTTTTAGACGATACTGATTTACCAGATAAGGTAAAAAATAGGATAATAGAGGAATTTGAAGAAATTCTTCGTTTTCTTGACTTTTCAAATTATGGTTATGACATTTTCCAAAAGTTTTATGTTGACGGCAGATTAAATTATCATATTATTATAGACAATGAAAACTTAAAAGATGGTATAAAAGAAGTTCGTTATATTGATCCACGAAAACTTCGTCTTATTAAAGAAATGGATGAAAAACAAAAGGATTCTCATTCTGGAATTCCTTTGAAAAAAGTTAAAAAAGAATATTATCTTTATTCTGATTCAGGGTTTGGATCCAAGGCGGTTAGTTCCAATGTTTCATCTGGACAAACTGTTCAGGGTTATAGAATTGCAAAAGATTCAATAGCAAGAATAACTTCTGGGTATATGAATGAAAACAATTCATTGATTCTTTCATACTTACACCCGTCTATCAAACCGTTAAATCAGCTTCGCATGCTAGAAGATGCTACCGTAATTTACACAATTACAAGAGCTCCTGAAAGAAGAATTTTTTATATCGACGTAGGTAACCTGCCTAAAATGAAAGCAGAGCAATATTTACATGATATGATGACTCGCCATAAAAACAAATTGCAGTATGATTCTGATAGTGGTGATATTACGGACGGTCGTAAATTTATGACTATGACTGAAGATTTTTGGTTCCCTCGCCGTGGTGGAGAAAGATCTACAGAAGTAGATATTTTAGCTGGCGGTAATGCTGCAGCATTAAGCGGTGATGAAAATCTTTCATATTTTCAAAGAAAATTATATAAATCTCTAAAGGTTCCTGTTTCTAGGTTAGAGCCAGAAAATATGTATAGTATGGGCCGCGTTTCTGAAATGACGCGTGATGAAATAAAGTTTAGTAAGTTTATTCGTAGATTAAGAAATAGATTCTCAGGTTTATTTGATTCCCTCCTTGAAAAGCAATTGATTTTAAAAGGAGTGTTGGATCCAGAAGAATGGGCAGACATTAAAAATAAAATACGTTATGACTTTATGAAAGATAACTATTTTGAAGAATTAAAACAGACTGAAATTCTACGTGAAAAAATAACAACATTAAGAGATATGGAAGAACAAGTAGGTAAATACTATTCAAGACAATGGATTACCAAAAATGTTTTGTTTATGACTGACGATGAAATGCGCGAAATGCAATTGCAAATCGATCAAGAAAGAGCTAGTGGGTTATATAATGATCCAGACATGCAAGACGTAGACATAGAAGACGATTTTGATAATTCCGAAAAAGAGCCTAAGAATAACGAGCCAACGGATGATAATGTTGAAATTGATGCTGAAGAATCACTTAAAGTTATAAATAAAACAAAATCATTTAAAAAGAGGGCCTGAAATGAAAACCTTTAAAAATTTAATAGCCGAAGTGGCACAGCCAAAAGCAGGCGACGAAAAGGCGTTTAAGGATAAACATATTGTAACTATGGTTGGCCATCCTGTTGCTTTGGACCATCAGTTTACTGGCGAAATACCAGGCACGGCCAAAGTTAAACGTAGAGCAGATTTAGCCCCAGGAGAAGACGCTGCAGTTTATGAAGCGCTAGATAAAGTCAATCCAAAAGCCGTTAAAAAGAAATTTGACGACCGTAAAGACAAAGACATTGACAACGATGGCGATATCGACTCATCAGACGAATATCTCCATAAGCGCCGCCAAGCAATTTCTAAAAATATGAAAGAAGCTGACCTGGACGAGGCTCCACGTCGTAAAGGCGCGCCAAAGATGTCTGGCGACTTTATTAAGATTCAGCGTGCAAAAGATGCAGCGCATAATGCAGCTATGGGCCGTACGAAGACCGGCCGGAAAAAACCAGTACGCACAATGACTTCTACTCAAAAATCTTTAGCTAGCATGCGTGAAGAACTTGACGAAAATGCGTGGGAGGAAATTCCAATGATGATGAATTCTTTACGCTCTATGTCACATAACATATCTGGTATTTCGCGTTACCTCCAATCAACACAGGATCCAGAAGAATGGTTCCAAAACAAATTGGCGGGCGTTGCTAAGGAAATCCAAACTCTGTACTCGTACGCAACAGCTGAAGTAATGGCGATGGGTGAAGAAGCTGAACTTGAAGAAGCTCGTCAGTTAAAAAATCCTAAAACCGAAGTTATGGTTGTAGATAACGCCGGCAAAACTATTGTTATTGATAAGACTAAACAAAAAGAATATCTTGCAAAAGGTTGGATGCTTGCTGAATCTGTCAATGAAATAACCACGCCGATGAGAAACAGATTTGGCCCAGCAGTAGATTCTAAAAAGTTCGATGCATATAAAAAGCATATGAAAACTCATAAGTTGGACGAACCAACGGTACGTATGATTCATCAAAATCCAGATGATGCTGAGTCAAAGCGAATGATAAAGAATCCAAAGTATAAAGAAGCAATAAAATTATACAAAGCCTCAATAAGAGAATCAAATCTTGATGAAGCTACAATGTCACGTGTTGCAAAAGAACTTGAAGATTATGCCCGTAAATATGGCGGCATTGATAAGATGGACTTTATAAAAGCTGCTATGATGATGAAGAAAGGTCAAACAGCACAACTGAAGAAGTTTGTTGATGACTTAGACACAGAGCCACGTGAAAAAATTCTTTCTTTAATGGATAAAGACTCTGACCGCCGTAAAGAATACAAAGCGGTTCAGAAAAAAATGCGTGAAGAAGTTGAACTAGACGAAGCAAAGAAAACTATTTCACAAAAAACAATTACAAGAGCTCTTCAAGGTATGAAGGTTAAACCGAAAGGTGAAGTTTCCTTAAAAAAAGCTCCTTGGGATAAAAAAGAAGAAACTGAGATTGATGAGGAATTGAACGAAAAATTTAAAACTGGTATGGTAAAACTTAAGGACGGTTCTTCTGTTATTTTAAAAAAGCAAGATACCGATCTTTTAAACCAAATGTTCAAAAATCTTTCTTCCGCAAACCGTAAAAAAATGCAAAATACTGCAATGGCAGACAAAGTAGGGTTTGAAGAAATTCTTGGTTTTGCAAGAGAAGCAATGTAATATGGCTTGGGTAGTAGTTCCAGGATCAAATAATATATGGGAATATGATAATGCCGCCTCTGCCGCGGATACATATTTAGATGCGAATGGAACTACAGCAGCTGGTGTTCGAACATTCACAACTCCTCTTGGAAACGTACAAAGAACGTATGTTAAAGTTAGAAAAGCTGGAGAAACTATTGAGCGTGGCGAATTATCTAAAAACTATTACGATGCTAAAGTATAAATAAGAGATACAAAGAGGAGTTATATACATGAAGTTAATTACTGAAGTATTCAACGAAGATTGCGAGGTTGTCACAGAAGCAACTGAAAACGGTAAGAAGAATTACTTCATTGAAGGTATCTTCATGCAAGGCGATATGAAAAATCGTAACGGTCGCATATATCCTTCTACCATTCTTGAAAAAGAAATGAATAGGTACCAAAAAACGTTTATTGAGACAAAAAGAGCTCTTGGCGAATTGGGACATCCTGACGGTCCGCAAATTAACGGTGATAGAGTTTCACATCTTATTACTGAAATGAAGCAAGAAGGATCAAACTTTATTGGAAAGGCAAAAATTTTGTCAACTCCAATGGGCGAAATTGTCAAAACTTTCGTAGACGAAGGCGTAAGGGTTGGCGTTTCCACTCGCGGTCTAGGTTCCGTGAAACCTACTAAAGACGGCGTAATGGAAGTGCAAGACGACTTTCATTTAGCAACTGTTGATATTGTGACAGATCCATCTGGGCCTGATTGTTTTGTAAATGGCATAATGGAAAACACGGAATATTATTATGATATTGCCGCTGGAACTTGGCGTCAACACGCTGTTCAACAGGTTGTTGAGGAGATAGTTCAAGAAGTGAAAAGGGAATATAAGAAAACTGTTAGAGTAATTGACGAATCACACGCGGCAAAGCTCTTTGAGAAATTCCTTACTTCTCTGAAAAATTAAAAATTATAAATATGGATTATAATATAACACGAATCCAATTAAGAGGAGAGTAAATATGTCAGAATTAGAAGAAAAATTCGTTGCTGACGACGGCGTTTCCGAGGTTCCAGAACCAACGGTAGCGGCAGGCGGCGAAATTAAAAAGAAAAAAGCTGATGTTAAAAAGAAAGTAGATCCTAAAGCGGATACTGTAGAAACGCCACCTATGTCAGAAGAAGCTGACGACGTTGATGCAGAAGAAGTCGTAGAAACTACAGATGTTGTAGAAGAAGTTGTATCTGTTGAAGAGTCTATTGCTTCAATGTTTGAAGGTACAGATCTTTCTGAAAAATTCAAATCTAAAGTATCATTAGTTTTTGAAACAGCTGTCAGAGAAGCAACAAACACAAAAGTAAACGAAGCTGTTACAGCTCTTGAAGAAGAGTTTGATAACAAGCTAGTTGAAACTGTTAATGAAGCTATAGAAGAAATTACCGAAAACCTAGACTCGTATCTCGACTATGTTGTTGAACAGTGGATGGAAGAAAATAAAGTGGCTGTAGAGTCTGGCATTAAAGTAGAAATGGCAGAATCATTAATGGACGGCCTAAGAGATATTTTCTCCAGTCACAACATCGATATTGATGAAGAAACGGTTGATGTGGTTGCTGGGTTAGAAGAACAAGTTGATGAACTTCAAAAACAAACAAACGAAACCATCAACGAAAATATTTCCCTTGCAAAGGAAATAGCCAGTCTCAAAGCTGAAAAAGTTTTTGATGATATTTCAGAAGGACTTACTGTCTCTCAGAAAGAAAGATTAAAATCTTTGTCAGAAAAGCTTGATTATGACGACATTCAAGCATATGAGACAGACCTTGGTACCCTTAAGGAATCGTTCTTTAAAACTAAAAAGGCACAGGTAATAAGCGAAGAAACAGAAGACGAAGTTCTTACTGAAGAAACTGAAACGAAAAAACCAGTTTCTCAATATTCTTCGGTTTCTGCAATCGTTGAAGCCATCAATAGTAAACAAAAGTGAAAATAAACAAATTATAAATACCACTATAGTTAAAACAAACAGGGATAGGAGTGACAAAAATGAGTCAATCTAGCAGAACATTAGTTGAAAAGTGGGGACCTCTTCTCGAGCACTCATCTTTCGCAGCAATCAAAGACGAGCACAGAAAAGCAGTAACTGCTACTCTTCTCGAAAACACAGAAAAGGCACTTGTAGAAAGTGGCGATCAGTCAATTAATATGACTTCGCTTTTACAAGAAGCCCCAACAAACGCAGCTGGAACTGGCGGATTTGGTTCCGGTGCTGCAACTCCAACAGCAGGTTATGACCCAGTTCTAATCAGCTTGGTTCGCCGTTCTATGCCAAACTTGATGGCATATGACATTGCTGGTGTACAGCCAATGACAGGTCCAACAGGTCTTATCTTTGCAATGCGTTCTAACTTGAATGCAATGTCAGGTAACACTGCACAGGAAGCTTTCTATAACGAAGCTGACACAGATTTCTCAGGTACTGGTACACACGGTCCTGCTGCAACTGGTGCAGGCGCAACAGCACCAGCTGGTACAGGTCTTGCAACTGGCGATGCTGAAGCTCTTGGCGACGGTAACGGAACAAACTTCGCAGAAATGGCACTTGCTATTGAAAAAGTAACTGTTGCTGCGAAAAGCAGAGCGTTGAAAGCAGAATACACAACTGAGCTTGCTCAGGATCTTCGCGCTGTTCACGGTCTCGATGCAGAAACAGAACTCGCAAACATTCTTCAGTCTGAAATCCTTGCGGAAATCAACCGTGAAGTTGTTCGTACAATCTATAACACTGCTGTAACAGGTGCTGCGGCAACTGCATCAGCCGGTGTATTCGATCTTGATGTTGACGCAAACGGCCGTTGGTCAGTTGAGAAATTCAAAGGATTGATGTTCCAAGTTGAAATCGAAGCCAACGCGATTGCAAAAGCAACTCGTCGCGGTAAAGGTAACATCGTTATCTGTTCTTCCGATGTTGCATCGGCACTTCAGATGTCTGGTGTTCTTGATTATACTCCAGCTCTTAACAGCAACGCACTTAACGTTGATGATACAGGCAATACATTCGCAGGTATCTTGAACGGTCGTTATAGAGTATATATCGATCCATATGCAGGTAGCAACTATATGGTTGTAGGTTATAAAGGTTCTTCTGCATTCGACGCAGGTCTCTTCTATTGCCCATATGTACCATTGCAAATGTACCGCGCAGTTGGTGAAAACAGCTTCCAGCCAAAAATCGGGTTCAAAACTCGTTACGGCATGGTTGCTAACCCATTTGCACATGGCGGATCACGTAGCGAAGGTGCTCTTACAGATAATAGCAACGTTTACTACCGCAGAGTTCGCGTAAGCAACTTGTTCTAATAAAAAAAAGAAGAGGGGATAAAACCCCTCCTCACACACTCTTTAATGAGTATTTGGGAGATCTTCGGATCTCCCTTTTTTATTTGTAACTTTATTCTTAACCGCTGTTAGCAATTATATCAGCCCTAGTTTGACCTCTATTTAAAAAATACGGATCTAAATTTAGTTTTTCTGCAAGGTCGACTGCTTGCTTTTTAGTAACACAGGTTGTTATAGCTTTGCCACCTAAAATTATTTGCCATATTTTCTCGCCACGAGTAGAACTACGTTTTGTTTCTAATACAGTAAAATCGTTTGTTTTTTTGTGATCCATTGTTTTTTCTTTCCTGTTATTTAAATAATATTAGACGTATTTAGGAAATCCAAATATTTCCTTTTTATATCCAATGGCTTTTCAATTCTCTTTTACATAATATAATAATACCATAGTGATCAAACATTGTCAACCTTTTTATAAAAACAGGAGTACCTAAATACTCCTGTTTCTTAAAGATTAAATCTGTTTCCTGGCCTATAAAAGTTTTTTTGATTGTGAATGCGGCCTAACAGCTCATTTATTTCTCTTAACTTGGCTTCAATCGATTGAACATGGTGCGTTTCTTTTTCCTTAAGAATGTTTAAATTGCGCATTTGAACCCTTAAAGACTTTTCAATTAGTTCAATATCTTTTACAGATAAATTAAATTGCGTATTTGGTTTCATTTTAATATATTTACAATCTTATTCATTCTTTATGTTTCCTTATTTTCAATTCTGTTTGAAATTGGCGCCATCACGGCTTCTGCAAACCCCATGAATTCTTCATTACGAGCAGCTTCTTCCATAATACTTGACGCATGAAAAATGCGCGCTAATTTATTAAAGTCTTTCTTTGGGACATTTACATTTTCAAGAATAGCTTCAGCAATTTCTTTTTGTAAATCCTTTTCTGCAGAAATTCGAGTCATTGAGTCTGACATTTCTCGCAAAGCATTTTGAATAACTTTTCGATCATGATCTGTAATTGTTGAAGGGAGTGCCTGCGGTGTTTGTATATTCATAATGTTCCTTCTTCTCTCATTTGTTTTCTTATTTTAGTTGCGCTTATATTATGTATTTTATCACCAAGATCGTGTTCTGTCAAGGTATATCCTACGCCACGTCCATAACTGATGTCTACAATATTTGGTACTTGCATTATAACATATTCTGTGCCTCTTGTAAATCCTGCTGAATGTAAAGCGTCTTCAATACCGTCTACTACATAATCATAACTAAAAGGATTATCGTCCTGTGCAACTGTTCGCCCAGCGCCAGCATCCTGCCCAACAATGAAACTTACGTTACGAACCATAATACATACTTGCCCAGTTTCTGCATATGCTCGTTTGAATAATTCAGTATGACCGTCATGCCACGGCTGCCACCTCCCAAGTAGCATAGTAGTTGGTTTTTGTAAATCAAACATTGTTTTCTTTCCATTGCTGATATCTTTTTAAAGCAAGCATTAATGTATTATGGGTATCTGTAAACCATTCCTTAACATGGTAATCTACTTGATTAGGCTTTTCAAAAATATCGTTGGTATCTTTAAATTTACTTTCTTTAATAGTATCCATCCATACTGTAAAATCAGGTTCAAAAGCGGCCCGCGCGGCTTCTGTGGGGCATACGAAATCCGTAACCGCAATCTTATTAGCCATCACAACACCATCAGATAAGTGTTTCATGCGAACTGCTTGGCGTATTCTTCCAGATAAACTAAAGTCCCAATCGTTATAATGTGAGCGAATATCATCTGCATTAATATGCACACCGCCTACCAGTTCTGCAAATGGTTTTGCTAATGTAGATTTACCACTTCCAGGAAGCCCAAAAATTAGTATTTTCATTAATTAACCCTTATATTCCTTTAAAACACCAAGAACGTTTGTAATTAAAAATATTGTTGCATGCGCAAACATAATACCAGACATAACTTCATATCCTAAAATATATGTCTGATAAGAAGATGTTAAATATAAAAAAGCTACTAATATGGAAATGCTATGATTTAGATCTGCATCTTTATTTCCAATATTTTTTTCAATAAATCCGGAAAATAAACTTGCCGCCGCAACAGATTGCATAAATGCCATATAACACATCATTACCATAACTGGATACATTGCCCAGATTACACCTTGTGACGAAGCAAATAAAGCAGTCGCTTGTAACAACGCATTTATGGAAGCAGAATATGGGTTACTTGAAAACAATGAATCACCTTTTTTGTTTATTATGTGTTTATTCAAAAGATTAAAAAAATTGCAGGATATTTAATTAATAATTTTCAATGGATCGATGAGAATAAGGAGGAGTCCAAACCAGACTCCCCAAAAGATTACTTTTTTAATTTTCATTATACTGTCTCCGCCATTTCTATAGCAAGGCTAAGTGCATCAACTTTACGCTTTGCATTCCCACCAAACCAGGCAGAAGCCATACGAGTATCGGCTGAGCGACCTAGTTTATGGTCTGTCATGTAAGTAACTGCATTATATGCATTCCACCATGTTCCTGGTACAAAATGATCGCCTGGCTGATTTTCAACGATGTCCATCGCTTCTTTTGCGTTGCGTGCAAGCTCTTCTTTTTCTTTTGTTGATTTGCCAAAAACAACTCCAAAGAACTGAGTAAGTTGATTATCGGTATAACGTTTTGAGCCAAGGAATTCTGCAGCTTCTTTAAACTTTTCAACTTTGTTATGACCTAGGCCAAGAATTTCCTTGACACTATCAGGATTAAATACTGAACGATGATTAACGCGAACAGATGGCTGACCAACTTCGTTTAACGCAACAGACAAGGTGTTATTGCAAACAACACGTTCCATTACGAATTTAATATCAATGGACTTTCCATACATATGGGGGTTTGAAAATAAAAGATAACCTTTTACTTCGTCTCCTCCAAACAGAGAAAAGCCATCTTTTACGTCAGCCAAAGCCCAAACCAACCGGCCGTCTTTTAAAGAACCAGCCGTATCCATTTGCATGTCTCCTGCGGAAACAAAATCATTAAAAAATTCAAATGCGTCAGCGTTTTGTACCGGGTTCCAGCCAGCGCCAACTTGTGTAAGTACTTTACCATCCGTTGAACGAATGAGTGCCTTTTGACCAGTTGGTACGTTATCACCATTCCAACGCGCAAAACATTCTGATTCTTCAACTTCCCAGTTAAGACCAGCTGCATCCATCATTTCTAATGGTGTCATATCGTCAGATACTGGTGTGCCAAGACCGTGCCAAGGTAGACCTTTGCTTGCGCGATACGCCATTTGTGCTTCGCCGTTAACCATTTCAAGTTCGTGTGCCATGATATATATCCTAGTTTGGTTTCATTTGATATAATTATTATATCTGATTCTATCCGGAATGTCAATAGTTAATTTCGTTTAATTTATCCATAGACATTTCAATTTTAGCAAATTTTTCGGAGTCACGAAGAGCTTTAAAGTATTGATCTGCTTGGCGGTGTGTAAATCCAGATGCCCATTCAACCAATTCTTTAGATCCATTCTTCCAAACATATGCTTTTACAGTATAAGATTCCATTGTGATTCCTTTTCATTTGTTAATATCAATATAACTGATTCTAAATGAAATGTCAATGGATAAAATCAAAAAAATTAGTGTAGCTCAGTAGAATACATGTGCATAGAGTCTATCATTCCGTGTGTATATTTTTCATGGCCGTTTTTTATAAGATCAATAACGTCAACATATTTGTTATTGGTTTTTATTTCAATAATTTTCCAAGTATCTTTTTTTTCACCAGCGTAATCGTCTATAAATTCTTTAGCGTCTTCTTTAGTGTTAAAACTAAAGGCTTTTGATATACCAAATATATCTGTTTTTGCAAAAACACCGTGATTTTTAAAGGCACCTAAAAAAACCCCGAGCTCTTCTTCGGCTACTATATATCGCATTAAAATTTATTTTCTCCTACTATAAAATTAAGCAGCAAATTCAAACCATTCTGGTATTTCTCTTTTAGTCCAAGCCATTTTAAAACGATGCTGTTTTGTTTGGTAAAATTTTCTATAAGAACCCACAATGTTATTTGGATCCATGCATTCAGGATTTGCTTTCATAGCTAACGGCTGTGGTGTCAAATGACCAATTGGTATGTTCTTGGGTAAAGAACGTAGCTCTTCACGAAGTAATTTATCAGTTGCGTGTATTTTTCCGTAACGATATTTATATTCATCACAAAGTGCAGCAAAATGTACCCAATGCCAATTATAATTGTTATTAGATTCAGCGGTCCATACGGTACATGGATGGTACATATGAACAGCCTTGTAGAAGAAGTTTTCACGGCTGTCAGGAAGCTTCCAGTACTTAACTACAGTCTTGCCTGATTTTGATCGACGGCGTTCTAGCTCCCCGTCTAGCATTCTGTGGGTCGTTGAAAGCATTTGTGCTGATTCAACAATCATTTTAACAATATGCTTATCGCACTGCAATTGTGCAGATTTTACTGGCGATTTATCAAGAATGAATAAGTTCATAGTATGTTTGTCCTACTCCTAAAATTCCTAGTTCTACTGATTTTATATGATTGCATTTATATTTCATTCTTTTCATACAAGTACATGCAAACCCTGTTTCGTCCATTATTACTTCACAGCCTTTAAAGGTCCACGCAGTTCCATTAAAAGCATGCCCAACGGTATTAATAAATTTAGATTTAAAATACTTCATTTATGCCATTGCCTTTTCATGCCAAGCTGGATTTTTATTTTTAAGGATAGCTATCGGAGCCATTCCAAAAAGATAAGCATTTGCATAATCCTCAACAGTATGGTTTTTAATAAGCTCTTTCAGGAATTTTGCTTTAGTGATTGGACCTTTATGCTTGAAGCGCGCAATAAAAAGATCTTTACCTTTGCCGACGCGTGTAGGATGAACTCCTGGCTTATCTTCATATGTTGGACGACCTTCATATTCACCAGTGTATGTAAGGTATCCGCCGTAGTAGTTGAAGTCTTCTTTGTTGAACTTTGTCATAATCTATTCCTTTTCATTTGTTAATATCAATATAACTGATTCTAAACGAAATGTCAATAGTTAATTACCTTAAACACCTTTTATTTCTTTATATTTTTTACGAACTGCGAGAAAATGCGATAAGTAATCAAAAGTATTAATCTTAAAAACTTGAGATTCCGAGCCGTCAACCGCGATTAGGATCACGGCCTGTTTGATTGGAATTCCCGTGCGTTCAAAAAACGCAGCCGCATAAAAAGAGGCCTGAATAAAATATGATTGGATCCATTCTTCTTTCTTGGGTTTGCGAGAAGTTTTAAAGTCGATAATTGATAGCTCGCCATCATACTCTGCAATGCAGTCAACCTGACCTGCACATTTTAATTTATCACTATAAAGAAATTCTTCTTGCATCCATACGTTGTCTATGCGATTGTCGATAACTTTACGCAGATCGTTGAATGTGTTCAAATTGGCAGGCATGTGTTTGCCTTTCCAATCTTCTTTATTGTTTAGGTAATCTTCTGCAAGTGTGTGAACAGCCGTTCCTCGCCCAGCAGCCTGACGAGAAATTTTGTTTGCTTCTTCTTCGCCAACACGAGCCCGCCAAGCCAAAATTCCTTCTTTACTTAAGATACCTAATACCGTTGTAATAGATGGATACGCATTACCATCAGGTGTAAAATATTTACGGCCTGTTTCACTAGTCTTGCGAGTGAGTTTTGGGAGCACTAAACCGTGCTCTACGTGATTAAACATTTTTGATTCCTTTAATATTTGTTTTATTATATACTAATATTAAAAAATGTCAATAGTTTTTAACCTCTTCGTCGTATACGAGGTCTTGGGTACACTCTTTTTCCATAATGAACAGGGTCGTCATCAACTGTTCTCGGTCTAAAGTTTTTTCGAGGATATGTTCCACCGTTGACCGGCCTTTGATTGATCCATCTCGCAAACTTGTTTGGGGCCCCTTGCAAGCTTTGCACGTCCATTGCGTTATCTGCGCCAGTATCACCCATTTGATTTTTGTTACAAAAATCTACGAGCCACTGAGTCGCTTCTGCCTGAGTCATATTTGGCCAATGTTCAGCAAGACATGCTAACATGCCACATATCTGAGGACAAGCCATACTCGTACCACTGTATTTCCCGAGATAGTAAGTAGTGTTTCTTGCGTCATAAACTGTAGAACCTTGTTCGCCAGATACAGTGTGAAGAGAGCTTTGTATTGCGGTTCCAGCAGCAAATATATCTACTTGGCTACCGCAGTTACTAAAATTGCCTTTATAATCTTCTACATTAACCCCAACAGCGCCAACAGTTATATTAGAATCAATGCCAGCACCCATACCGTTTCCACGATGTAACCACCATAAAAAATTACTACCGTTATATGTTGCCAAAAAAGAATTGTTATAGTCTTGGTCTGAAGGATTAACTATTTTCCACGATTCGTTACCTGCAGCTGACATCGTCAATATACCATCGTTTATTGCATCTTCAAAGTCTGAAATTGATGATGTAAAATAATACGGGATCGGTCCGGGTGAAGTGTCATTTGTAAAGAAACCTCGCGCTTGAAGTTCTGCGACGGTTAGTGCTCTTCCTGGTGAGTACGTTACACCACGAAAAGTTACTGAAGTCACCGGCCCAAAACCATCAGAATTGTATGTAATTGATGACCCGTAACTATGATTTGTAATAGTAGGATTTTTCCTCCCAGTCACTGGATTAATTGGTTTATTATTATGCCAAGCTCTTACGTAATCCCAATAAGTTGAAGAGTCTAGACCAAGAGTACCAAAATTTGAATTTGACCCAAGTGGATTTATATTGTATATATTGGCGTCTCGAGCCCAACCTTGAGTATTCCCTGCTACGGTTCCGCCCACGTGAACACCATGATCGTTATCGCTAGTCCTTGCAGCGTTACTACCATCAACATACGGTGTATAAGTGTATGTACCAGTTCCAAACCCTATGTTGTTTTGAAACCAGTTATATTGATTAATTCTCGATCCGCCAGAGCCATCTGAGTTGACAGTAAATTCTGGGTGATTTGGATCTATGTGCCCATCAAAAATAACTACATCAACATTTCTTCCAGATGCCGTTATGATCAAATCGGATGTTAATTCAGGAGTGCCGTTATCGCCCCAATTTGACCTATTGGAAGATTCAGACTGGCGTAAAAGACCCCAATTTAAATCAGTTAAAGAAGTATATGGGGGTCCACCTGCACCCCAATCTTTAGCAAATATACCATCCTCTATCTTATACCCGGAAGGCTGAATAGTGAGATTTACCAGTTCTGCTAAATCGACTCCACGAACCCTATTGTCATTTTTTATCGCTTCGGCTTCTTCATCTGTTAACATATAATGAGTATTGCGGCTTATAAGTCTCTTTTTTTCAACAGTAACTTCCCTGTCAGGAATGTATAAGCTACCACCAGGAGTTTCCATATCATCATAAAAATCATCTAGATCCTCGTGATTATAAAGAGTAACTATCCATTCTCTTAACATTTATTATACCTCTAATTGAAGAGCAGTAACAGTTACTTGGACAGCTCCACTCGATCCTGATTTATTTGTAATCGTCATTGGTATATTTGTTGTTGCTGGAACTTCGCCGTTGTATCCAAATACTGCTGGTGAAATAACAACGGTTTCAGCACCATTCGTTATAACTTCTAAGATTACTCCTGCGTCTGGGTCCGGATCTGTCAATTCGTTTCTACTAGCATCAGCAGTTCTTGATGCAGCATTAATATATAATCTAACCCAAGCCGCCCTATCTGTTGTGATTGCATATACTGCGTAACCTTTAAATCCGGTTAGGTTTACATCTTCACTTGCGTTGTCTGCCAAAGAAGATGTAGTTGCTAGCAGATTAGTTCTTGAAGAAAGCCCAGCACCATCGCCACCGCCTGTATTACCACATACATGGTTCCCTTCATGGTAAACGATGTATCCGTTGATCTTTACACCGTCATCGTCTGGAACTTTTAGATGTATCTCATCATTTATATCGTTGGTCACTTCAAGAGTAAGCTGAGTAGCTTCTCCCCCAGCACTGCCTAGGTAGATCTTTGCAGTGTCACCGCTACCACCGTATGCATCATCAGGGAAACGTATTCCGCTTGTTGTTGCATATATTGTATTTGTTGTTCTAACTGAACCATCCTCATCGATTCTAAAAATGGTATTATCTCTATTTACCGTATCTGAGTATGGATCAAGGTTATTATAGAAACCAAAGTAATTTGAATCTTCTCCTGCGGTGTTATTATCATCGATGAATAGGTACATTGACTGCTTTGAGTGTATTGCTACACTGTTATTCGTATCGGTTGGCTCGTCATAGTCACAGTCTACGCAATCGATTGAGCCGCCACCGGTTGTTCCTTGAATACCTTGGACGCCTTGCGATCCACCGCCACTTCCTCCTATCAGGTAATTGTTGTTATCAAATGAAGATTTCCAAGTAGTAATTCGAGTGTCTGGGTTATTGTAAAATCTGCCAGGTTCTGCAATGTCATTAAACGATGCAGCTCCCACTAACTCTTTATAATACGGCGGGCTTACTTGTGAGCCATAAACTTTACCAGATATAACATCATAAACAACATTGTCTGTGGATGAAACACCACTAAAATTACCGCTAAATCTCGCATCCCCTTGGCTATAAGCCATGTAACCGTAAGCTTGAGGACCTCTAAACCTTTCTAGAATTGGATCACCGTTACCGTCAACGAATGTTGCATCCGTTAAATCAATAGTGAGAGTTGAAGCTGCGCTCAATGTTGCGCTACCAAACGGAGAAGTCTTTACAATTATTGTATCACCTTGTCGATCCACGTCGACGATCGTAGAACCAAGCGTAAACCACACACCAGTAGTAGGTACCGCAGTGGAACCGTTAGCAATAATGACAGATACGCCGGGTTGAGCATTATATGTAACACCCCATGTGCGCCCGCCTTCAGTACCACCACCAGTTCTGAATGCTGTTAGTGTATGTTCCCTGTAATCTGGCTGTCCAGGAGTTCCTTCTGTCGTGAATGCAAGAACAATGCCAATCGTATCGTTGTCGTATTGGCCACTTCTTAAAGTGGATGTTAAGGTGTAGTATGAATACTTAAGATCCGAAACAAAACCAACGGCAGTGCCAGTGTTGTTTAACCCAACGATTTCATCGTTTACGGCGTCAAACTGCCATTGCGATGCGGTAACGTCTGACGCATTTGCTGGGTAATTGGTTCCTGAATTGTGTGAAAACCTATACCAATTATTAAAGATCTCCTGGCTAGACGGTGGCGGAGGCCCTGGTTCAGTAAAGTAAGCAGGCACTTGGTCTTCTGCAGTTACAATAATTGGTTCTATGTTAACTAGATCGTCAAACTTAGCTTTGTTCGTATTATCTTGAGTATTATATAATACTTCACCTTCTTGACCTATAGGTAACGGATCTCCCCCACCTTCGCCGGCAATACCTTGATTACCTTGAGCACCTTGTGTTGACCCGGCCTGACCTTGGAGACCTTGACCAGTAAGTCCTTGAGTACCTTGAATACCTTGACGACCTTGAATACCTTGACGACCTTGAATACCTTGGATACCTTGCGTACCCTGAGTACCAGCACCGGTGAACCCGCGGATACCTTGAAAACCTTGCCGGCCCATAACGCCTTGCCAGCCACGTACACCTTGAGCTCCAGTAATACCTCTCCGTCCTTGCATACCTTGGTATCCAGTAGCACCTCGAGTACCTTGGCGACCTTGGATACCTTGTGCACCTCGGCGACCTTGGATACCTTGTGTACCTTGGCGACCTTGTGTACCCTGTGTACCTTGACGACCTTGAATACCTTGCCGGCCTTGGCGGCCTTGCATACCTTGAATACCCTGAATACCCTGACGACCCTGAATACCTTGGATACCTTGTAAACCTTGAATACCTTGGATACCCTGCACACCTTGAATACCCTGAATACCCTGAATACCCTGACGACCTTGAGTACCTTGTAGACCTTGAATACCTTGTACACCCTGGCTACCTTGTAAACCTTGAATACCTTGACGACCTTGAATGCCCTGTAAACCTTGGCGTCCTTGAATACCTTGTCTACCTTGCACGCCACGAGTACCTTGTATACCTTGTATACCTTGTGTGGCAGTACCTTGTATACCTTGGACACCTTGGCCGGGTCCACGTAAACCTTGTACACCCTGCGCGCCAGTTGTACCTTGGACACCTTGAGAACCTTCATTTCCAGTACCTTGGATACCCTGCCGGCCGTACGATCCTTGAATACCTTGGACACCCTGTTCGCCCGCATTACCCTGCACACCCTGAATACCTTGAATACCTTGAATACCTTGGATTCCTTGAATACCCTGTGGGCCAACAATGTTTCCTACATTTATCCATTCTCCACCGTCGTCAGGAGTAAAAGTCCACAAGTCATTTGTTAATTCATCTATAACAGCATCACCTGGAACAGCATCTGCAAACGCAGTTTCTAATATTACTTGTGGATCAAATGTTGGAGCCTGATTTACGTCTGCCACGGTCCCAAGTATTCTAAACGGGTTACCGGTATTACCTTGGATACCTTGACGACCTTGGATACCTTGCATACCTTGTGTACCTTGAATCGCAGTACCCTGTATACCTTGAATACCTTGAAAACCTTGAAATCCACGATTTCCAATAATGCCTTGAAAACCTTGCGATCCTTGTATTGCAGTACCTTGTAAACCTTGCTCGCCCTGTATACCTTGGATACCTTGACGGCCTTGGATACCTTGCACACCTTGAGTACCTTGGATACCTTGCCGGCCTTGATTGGCAGTGCCTTGGATACCCTGCGGACCAACTATGTCTCCGGTGTTTATCCATTCATTACCGTCCCACAACCAAAATTCGTTTAGCTGGCGATCAATAATACCGTCTGAAAGATCCGGGCCCGCTATAGAAGGTCTTTCAGTTGGAGGTTGCCCATCGAGTGTCGGCCCGAATGCTTCTCTTATTATTTCTTCAGGAGTGCGCGCCGGGAAGTTAACATTAACGTCTTCGATAGATCCTATTATTCTAAATGGATCACCAGTTTTGCCTTGAATGCCCTGAATACCTTGAAGGCCTTGGCTGCCTTGCAATCCTTGGTGTCCGCCTCCACCTTGAATACCTTGAGTACCTTGGATACCCTGCATGCCTTGTACACCTTGTACGCCTTGCTCGCCTTGAATACCCTGAATACCTTGTTCGCCCTGAATACCTTGGATGCCATCGAAACCTTGGATACCTTGACGACCTTGCATACCTTGTATAGGAGATCCTTGAAGTCCTTGAACACCCTGCTCGCCCTGTATACCTTGTACACCTTGGATACCTTGAATACCTTGTACGCCTTGAATACCCTGAGTACCTTGGGATCCTTGTGTACCCAAATTACCTTGAATACCTTGAGGAGCCTGGGTACCTTGCATACCTTGCACGCCTTGTACGCCTTGAACACCTTGCATACCTTGGAAACCCTGTACCCCTCTTACAGGACCAACATTTATCCAAACATTATTGCCAGTATATGCCCACAAATCGTTTGACGCTTCGTCAATAACAGTTTCACCAACACCAGCTGACGGGAATTGTGCATTTAATAATGTGTTTGGATTGTTAGGTGGATTTACGTTAACATCGCCTACTGCTCCAATAATATTTAAAGCAGGGCCGAACGCACCTTGGAGTCCTTGAGAACCTTGAAGTCCTTGCTCTCCCATAATGCCTTGGACGCCTTGAGTACCTTGTACACCTTGACTTCCTTGAAGTCCTTGAATACCTTGAATACCTTGTTGTCCAACCGTCCCTTGAAAGCCTACGCCAGTTGTACCTTGGAATCCAAAGTCGCCTTGAACACCCTGTACACCCTGTTCGCCTTGAATACCCTGCGGTCCTTGAAAACCTTGGTTACCTTGTGCGCCTTGAGTACCTTGAATACCTTGGAATCCTAAGTTGCCTTGAATACCTTGTAAACCTTGATTTCCGTACCCGGCAGTACCTTGAATGCCTTGCTCACCATTAGTGCCTTGTAAACCTTGCTCACCTAAACCGCCTGTACCTTGTACACCTTGGTTTCCTTGAAGTCCTTGGATACCTTGAATACCTTGAATACCTTGCATCCCCTGGACACCTTGGTTTCCTTGAAGTCCTTGGATACCCTGAATACCTTGAATACCTTGGTTTCCTTGAAGTCCTTGGATTCCTTGAAAGCCTTGGATACCCTGAATACCACGTCGCCCTTGAAGACCTTGTAGACCAAATTCACCGATAGTACCTTGCAGACCTTGAACGCCTTGCCAACCTTGAATACCTTGGACGCCTTGCTCGCCTTGAATACCCTGTTCGCCAGTAATACCTTGTAAACCTTGGAAGCCAGTTTCGCCTCGCCCATCCTGGCCCTGAATGCCAAAACTACCTTGCGTTCCTTGTTCGCCTTGAAGACCAGCTCCAATTGCGCCTTGCGTTCCTTGTTCGCCAGTAGTACCTTGAGTACCTTGTTCGCCAGTAGTACCTTGAGTACCTTGTATTGCAACAGAACCGCTTCCTGATCTAACCCAAACGTTGGTTGCCGCGTTATAAGTAAACGTAACAGACCCAACAACATATGTGTCGCCATCTGATGGTGATGTTGGAAAAGCCATTAGAAATTTTCTCCTGGTTTAGTTGGCCAAACAATTGTTTCGGGGAAACCTGCTTGGATTGTAACATCTCTGAGTGCTTGACGATAAATTGCCCAAGCTTGGCAGTATGTATTGCTTTTCCACGCTGCATAGCTTCCACCGCCCCAAAGTATTGAAGTGCATTTTGCCCAATTTGCATCAGATGCTAACAAGAGGGCATCACGTTCTGTTCTAACTTCTTCGGCTAACCCTTCCTCAACATAACCAGGCCAATCAGCCAAGTTGGCATCATCTGCTACTACAATGCGGCGCCCGTCTTTTTCAAATATTTTAGTCATTTGTTAATCCTCTAATTATCGTACACGATGTAGATAGCACCATTCCAACCAGCTGGAGATGCCACAACAATGGCCGCTGCGGACTCGCTACTTGCCGTAGCTAAACCCACTCCACCACTGGTCTGGCCTCCACCCTGTTCAATAAACCTCGAGGTTCCAATCAAGTAGTTTGTGGCATTATCCTCATAAACCGATGCCATACCTGAGTATGAAGGATCAAGTGTAATACCGGATGTGTTTGTTACTGTACCATCTGTACCATTTGCAGGTGTAGGATATCCGTTAGATATTGCTGTTACCACACCTGACCCGCCTGCTGTACCTGGCGTGATGTCGATAGCGCCAGAACCTAATGTCCAACTTGAAGTAGTACCTTCTGTACCACTATCCGTTCTAGCACTACCATTAGGTACACCCAACAAGTGGGCTGCACCACCAGCACCTAATGTTACAGATGTACCTTGGAGTGTCGATACGTCCGAAACGTAGAACACTGCTTCGCCTGCAGCACCAGATCTGGAGGCTACTGCGTAAAAGTTTCCGTTATTCGAAGTATAAAGACCTGCACCACCACCAGAACCTGTTGCACCGTGGAACCTTACCCACGCACCACCTGTTGTTTTATCTAGAGCAATTGTACCTGATGCTGTAATCTCTTGAACAGTAGCAATGGCTACATCATTATTACCACCAGTTCCAATTACTTCAACCCAAGAGGTGCCATTCCATAATACTAAAGAACCTACACCACCAGCTGACGTATCAAACCAACCGTCTCCAGTATTTTTTACGAGAGGTTCAGTCTCTGATATTGTTGTTTTATTACTAGGAGAAATGTCAAGCCATACACCACCAGCTTCAACCGACCATGCAAAGGTTCTTTGAGTGATACCTGTATCCAACCACATTTGGCCATCGCTTGGCTCTAAAGGAGCGGTATTAGCGATAATTAAACTAGATCCACCAGAAAGTTGAGCGAAGTTATCGTCTAACTCATCAAAAGTAAGTGCAAAACCTTTATCGCGGCGTAATATTATAGCCATTATGTGGTTTCTCCTTCGTCACTATAATACAGCCCGACGTATGCAGCAAAGAGACCCATTGTTTCAGGACCGTAAGGTTGGTAACCTGGGTTTGGTACTACGTAATCGTCGTTAACATACGAAAAGGCTATTTTATCTTCTTCATTAATATCGTCAAACACAAATTGATACGTAAGTTCAATCAAACGCTGTTTTTCAATAGGGTCTGTTTCTGCCGCGATTTGAGCAAGAAAACTTCTATAATTTGGTTTCGTACTCATAATTTATCCACCTGCAAATACCTTACCAGAACCACCTTTCGCGGCATTTGCAGGCCAAGATCCATGACCGCCCGTAGTGTCCAGCTTTCTATGCACACCAATTCCTTGCGCAAAAACCTTTGTAGATGCGCCTACGGCAGGATCTCCGCAGGCGGTTTTATCACCCTTGACAATAGCCCTACGTGTCTCAACGAAAACTTTTTCTTGTTTCGTTGAGTTATATGGAGTTTGGTGGAATGGGTTTGGAGTAGGAGACGCGTGACCATAATGACGGTCTATTCTATCTCTTACAATTCCTTTGCTCATAATGTTAGTGCCTCTTTTACTTATATTTATAAAGAGGCACTAATCAGTATTTAAGCAGCTTCTAATATTTTTTCTTTTGCAATTATATATTCTTTTACAAGCCCAGAGCGAACAATATCGTCTACTCCAAAATTTATAACGTTAAAGGATGTAATTTGTTTAAGAACTTTTAAAAAGTCGTATAGTCCTGAATTATCAGCTTTATTTTTAGAAGCAGCTAAGTCGTCTTGCGCTGTATCTCCGCAAAAAATAATTTTTGACGATTCGCCAACTCGCGTAATAATAGTATCAAGCTCGTGGTAATTCATAGATTGGCATTCATCTACAATTATAACCGAGTTATCAAACGTAAGACCCCTGATATTCGAAGAAGTTGTAAATTTAATCATCCCTTTCATTTTAAGTATTTGATAAGCGTCCTTTCTTCCAAACAAATCGTTGACTATGTCAACATAAGGAGCTTCAAATATTGCTTCCTTTTGTTCTAATGTACCTGGGACAAATCCCTGTTCGCGCGTTTGAACTGCAGATCTAACTATGACGATTTTTTCATACTCTCCTTTCTCTAGTACATCTTTGAGTGCCAAGTATGTAGCACACATTGTTTTTCCTGTACCTGCTGTTCCGATGGCTGCGAGATTATATCCTTGTTTATAAGATCTAAATAAATCGTTTTGTTTTGGAGTTAATGGGCTGATCTTTCGCATTGAAAACTTTTGATTTAAAATACCGACCATATGATCCATTTCTCTTTCTTGTCTACGCTTTTCTCTCTTAGATAATCTACGCTGCTGTGTTGCCATGAAACCTCCTTACGAATGAGGAAAATTTTTCGTTTCCTATCGTATGTTTATTGTGTTATCTTTATGAACTTTTGCTTTTTGTAATACATCACGAAAATTATCATCGGGTCTACGGACACCAATGCGTACCGAGTCAACGATTCCCGGAAATCTCTTAAATATTTGTTTTACGGTGGGGTTTTCTATTAAATATGTCTCGCGTTCGGACATACTCATAATCTTATCAAATTGTTCATTCGTTTCTTTGTCTTCAAAACTATAATGAGGCATTAAGTCTCCTTTAAAAAAATAAAAAGGCGATCCATACAGAATCGCCTTAGCATAATATAACTAATCTGTATTACCTTTATTTATACAATCATTTCGTAAATTTCCTTCCAATTTGCAACTTTTTGTGCCAAACCGACATAATCTTTATTGTGTTCATGTTCGATGAGTATCGAGTTTAGACCAAGTTTAATTCCAAGGTCCGCGTTCTCTGGCTTATCTTCAACCCAGAAGCAGCCAGTGTCACGGTAAGGCTCAAGGGCTTCATCCTTATCTCCACCGCATTCAAGGCAGATAACTTCCTCAAAAACCTTTTTGCCAAAAATAGCTTCAAGATTTTTTGTACGAAGTTTACCTGCATACTTATCAGTAGACAGAGATGTAATGCAATGGAATACATAGCCGTGATCTTCGTGAAGTTTGCGTACGTATTTAACAGCATCTCGGAATGGAGTTAGCCATCCAATTGCGGCCGATGTATTAAAGTATTCGCACATTTGCTTTGCTTCTGAATAAGGCATATTAAATACTTTACCCATATCATATTCTTCATATGAAAGCGGAGTATGACCTCGTGCTTCCATCCATTTATAAAAGGAATATTGCCAATCGAGCAATACACCATCACAATCTACGAGGATTAGTTTTTCATTTAGTTTCATATTATAGTCTTTCTTAACTTATGCCGCGAAACGTGCTACGATACCACGTTCGTCGGTCTTATACATTTTTCCACGAGACTCATATACGAATGAATATTTTTGAGCGCGTGTTTTATACGATACAAGTTTTTCACCTGCTTTATTTTCCATTTTTAAACCAAGACGTTCGGCCTCCATTTGAAGAATTCGATCAGTCATAGTAACCGCACCTTTTACTTTTGCTTGGATTTTAATGTTAACTTCAGCGTCTGAATAACTCATGTTTCCTACTAAGATTTCCAAATTAGTTTCGACGCCATATGCATCAAGCAATGCTTGCATTTCGTTACGAAGATTGCGAAGAGTTGGTTTGTCGAATTTTGTTACTTTAGTCATGATGTAGTCCTTTTCATTTGATATATACAATCTATCTGATTCGCGAGCAAATGTCAATAGTTATTATGCAGTTACCTCATTTAAATTCATTTCAACTTCTTCCCAGCGGCGGTGCCAGTAAGAAGTATGCGTGTCTGTATAAAGCCATGCCTCCCCATCAAAGAAGTAAAGATAATCAGCACCTGCGTGGTTATCGCCACACTGCAAGAATACCTTTGGAGAATCATATTCAACAGCAAGTTCGTTATGTACTGCTTCAACTACACTTTCATATAAGTTAGACTTGAGACTTGAAAGGTAACCTGAGTTGGCGACAGCTTTTGCTTTTTCTGAGGTGTTGTAGCTTTCAACCAAAAGACGGCCGTTATAAGCAAGGTAACCATCGTAATGGCAGTACGTTGCAGTAACTGAGCCGTCTTCGTTGTAGTAGCCGATCATTGATGAAGTACCCATAGTATTGATTCCTTTTGTTTTACCTTATAGAATCAATATACGCTATTTGTACTCAAATGTCAATAGTTAATATGAAAAAGAATTATGGTTTTTCGTTTTCGTCGAAAATAGAAGATCTTTCCTTTGCTTTTTTACGGCGCTGGTTTTGGATATTCATTTTTTGCTTTTTACGATCATAATTTTCATCATCATCGTCCCATTCATCATAATCTTCTCTAAATTTTTTGAACGATTTAGCCATTTTCTTTCTCTTTTACTATTGCTGTAATTAGGCCCGGGAATGCTTCTATCACAACTGCCTTTGGCAATCCCTTAATTGGTTTTTGGGCAATCATTTTACATAACAAATCTGCGTCTTTATCGTCAACGTCTTGTAACAAACTGATAAAAAGGTTTTCTCTTTTTACTTGGTTTAGGTTATCATAGCCTCCACCCTTTATAAAAATACGCAAACGCCTTGCTTCTTTAAACAACATTCCTTCAACGTCAAAATACCCGTTCTTTTTCCAAGGGGGTGGAACACTAGGAATTAAAAATTCAACACTTTTATCGTACGTGTTTTTAAGAATTGTTCGTAGAGGAACGGTGTCATTTTTTTGAAGCCATGCTATTTTTTCCTCTTTTGAGTCAAGTTTGCACGCCTTGTTAATAATTTCAGATAATGATAATAACATTAAAAATCCTGTATGTCAGTAATTAAGTTTTTTAGTTTCTTTTGTACGAAATAGTTAAATAGTTTAGATCTTCCAAATTCTTTTTCAATAGCATATTCAGAAAGAATTATATCTTGATAATTTTGCGGAACTTTAGAAAGATCAATCATAAGAGTATTACGATCAAACCTAGCCTTTGTTTGAGAATCCATTGATTCTGGATTTTCAGTAAAGTTTGCAATTCTTTTTGCTGTCATTGGCTTTTGGCGATCGCCAATTACTATACAGTTATCAGCCGATAGAATATTTGGAACTCCGTCGCCAACATCTCCTTTTAATACATGTTCTCGTAAATATTTATCAGGATCGGAATTTTGAATCCATTTCTTACGAACAGGATCGTATTGTTTTACGTTTGCATATTTGTGCAATTGTTTAAAATCATGGTCGCCAGATAAAATAAGAAATTGCTCAGCTCCAATGTTTAGCTCGGTTCCATATTTGTGTAGTACTGTTCCAATTACGTCATCTGCTTCGCAATGGTCAATGTGAATTACTTTATATGGAAAGTATTCCTTTAGCTCAGAGCGAATGTTGTTTATGATACCAAACAGGTGGTTCCAATCTAATTCAGACTCATCACGGGTTTTTTTACGCGCTGCCTTGTAGTATGGAAAGCTTTCACGCCTCCATGATTTTTGGCCGTCAGCGCAAATTACAATTTCACCAAATTCTTCGTGAAACTTTTTTCGATTTGATCGAATAGAATTAAGGAACATGTGACGTAAAAGGTTTTCATCAACGTCAATGTTGTGGTGGTTTCCAATGCTAGCAAATAAAGATGCCAACATTACTTGATTAAAGTCAATTAAAATAGCCATATTATATTGTTTCTTTCATATCTGTATTGTACAGATCTATATTAATCTAAAAGATCGTTAATGTCAATAGATTCTTCATCCATATCTTCCTCAATAACGAAATCTTTTGCAAAATCTTGAAGTGTATGATGAATTTTATTAGTATGCAGATGTAGTGATTTGATTGCTTCTAATAAAAGTATAATCGAAGGAAAATACTCTTCTATATTGTCGTCAAATTTACACCCAGATCTTACCATTTCAAGAAGAACTAAATTCCACAATTGTTCAGCAACGTCGGTTGAAAAGCTAATTCTATAATCAGCTAGTTTTTCAGCCAATTCTTCAGCTGATTGTGGTGGTGTATCCAATTTGATTTTTGGAAAGGAAATGAGCTCGCCCAATTATAAATGCCTCAATAAGTTATTCCAAGAGTTAGTAAAATTATTTATACTATTTTTAGGAAGCACAAATCGCTCGGACGAAGTCATAGTATTAAATAAATTCGGCTCAACTTTTTGAGCTTCTAATAAATTTTTGGTCACGGAAAAAGCCATGTTTGCATTATCATTTGCAATTTCAGTATATTCGTACATCACAGTTGCATCAACAGCAGTTTCTTGAAGAGCGCCGTAGCTAGGATGAATTACTAAAACACCAGAGCGTATAGCTTCAATCATAGCAATGCACGATGTTTCTTGCCAAATAGAAGGGAATAAAAATATATGACTTTTACTCAATGCCATAAGAATATCGTTGTTATTAACAGAGCCATGATATGTCATATGACTGTGATTTTTAATCTTATCAAAAAGTTCTTTAAACGGTTTATCTCTTTGCTTCCAACCGTATATTGAAAAAGATGAATATACGTCTAAATGAATATTATCGTATTGTTTTGATAATGCATCTACAATTGGATACACGAGTTCAAGACCCCTATGTGGAGTTGTATGATATATTAAACGAATTTGATCTGTTTGTTTCATAACCGGCGAATATTCTAATTCAATAGCATTTTGAATAACTGTGCATTTAGAATAAGGAATTCCGTAAATTAAAATATATTGATCTCTTTGCCAATATGAAACAAATACAAAATGATCGAATTTTTCCCAACCATTGTTTTTAAGAATTTTGTTTTCAGGATCCAAGGCAAGATCGTGGCACCAAAGAATATTCTTTACATCATCATGAAATTCGCGAGGTCTTGATAAATGAATAGCGTATTTTTCAAGTAAAGTTTTATCTATATTTTTTACGAGGCGACTGCGCATCATTTCAGTTCCGCCTTGTGAATTTTTCGACAAATCTGTTTCTATTACTTTTCCTTTATAAACGCAGCTCATTAACTTATCCAAAAATCTACATTAAACTCTTTAATTGAATCCCAGCGAAATGACCGCCAGCCGCCAATATCGCTATCCCAGACCGCAAGCACATCTTGATTCGGTTTTTTCTTTTGAATATGTTCTTCTACGTCAATCTGCTCTGGGAGAAAGGACTCGTGGAGGGTGCAGTTCATTACACGTTCATCGCCATTTACTTTTGTAAAAACAATTTTACATGAGCCTTTTTTCAAAGACTCGATAATTTCATTTTTATCGTACATAATATAATTTCCTCAAATTTAAATTTTTATAAGATTTAATTCTTGTAATATTTTATAACTTATTTTTGTCGTGTCGACTAACGGGTCTAGTCGCAAATAAGCTATAAATTTATCCATAAAAATAAGCTCTTTATTTCCGTATGCCGCAATTTCTAAAGATTCAAAAAAAGTTTCTAAATCATATGGATTTTCGCAAAATATTTTAGACTTTGCAGCTTTCTTTTGCTCCTGGTGCGCTCTCATGACATTCCTTTGTGTAAATATCTTTTAATACATTGTGAAAGGCTCCGAGTTCGCCGTTATTATGAATTCTATACGTTTTGACATTAAATTTGTGAGGCAAAACATATTTTTTTTGAATTGGTGTTGCGTATGAATTTACATATTCACGGTAAAGATTTCCGTCGAAATACCTTCTTGAATCTGAGGAATAATCACAGCCGTCTCTAGTAAGTTGTACCAAAACAAAATTATCGGAACCAATTCTATTTATAACTGGAATGAGTTCATCAATAAAGCCACCGTCTGAAATACAATAGTTTTTTGATATATCAATTTCATTTGCAACCTGTTTTCCAAAAAAATCTAAACCGAGCTTTGGCTTAATAATTTTTTCTGATACATATATCATAGCCTCACGACAAGACATATGGCCTAAATTAATATGTGGGACTTCCTTCACAGCGCGGTTATCATAACGATCCATGAACCATTCGTAATTACATTTAAAATAGTTGCACGTTTCTTTGTATAGTTGGTACTTAAAAGAAAGATGTTTAAATCCTTTCTGTTTAAAGTAACTGGCAGCTTCATCTTTTCCTGACCTGGGAGGGCCATTAAATAATATAATCAAGCTGAAATCTTTCTGTTTGCAACCGTGTCAGAAATAATATCCTCAATCGTTTCAGAAAAGGCGCTATCCCATTCGCTAGCAATAATACCAGAAAGAATAAACTCACGATCATCGTCATTAAGATAAGGCATAGCCATTTGAATACTTTCAAGGCCAGATTTCCATATAGCATAATCGTCAGGATTAACAGGAATATCCAATGAACGAATAATTCCGCTAATAACACTTTTTCTTTTAATAATCATTTGCTTTTCTCCGGCATGTTTGATTCTATATTTCTAATATAACACAACTAAATATAAATGTCAACCATTAGTATGACTCATAAGCCATTTTAATCCTTTAACATGGCTTCTGTGGATTTTTGCTTGACAAATACCGTTATAATATGAATCGTCTAATAACGCGTGACGAGTGATTTGTTCATAAAGCTCAAGATATCCCATTTCTCCTTTCTTATCACAAAGATGAATTATTTCTCGGTAAAAGGTATTTGCACCTTTTTCTTCAACCATAAGCTTAACTTCTTCTGATGAGCCGTAATATTTCATCCAATCAGATTCAACAATTTTAGTCCGTTTTCGGGTTTTACCCTTAAGCGGTTGAAGTTTTCTTTTGGATTTAAAGATTTTTTTTCCGATATATTTTTTATCGTTTGAAGTGTCAGTAATTATATATACGAAACCAATATAATCCCCAATCATTTCCGAAGTAAATTCTTTACCTTGATAATACCACATGATGTAACTCCTTTTACAGAGTTATTTATTAAGCATGCTTATATTAATTTATCAGTCAATACATATTTCATCTTCTTTAACATAATGAATAAAAGCCTTCAATGTTAGGTTGTCATCTTGTAATTGAAACTTTATTTCTTTTATGTTATTTTTTGTATAAGATCGGCCGTCATCATCAATAACTTCAAAGCGTGTAATCTTATTACCAAACATAATATATTCATCATCTATGATCATATCGGAAGTAAGCTTCATTTAATTTCTCCGCATTTCTGCAATATCTTTTGCATCTTCTTTTTTATCGGCAAAGATAGGTACCATGTTTGACTTATGCATTGTAGCAATACCAAGTAGACGTCGTTCACCACTGTATATACTACGCTCTTTAGCGCGGCCATGCCCAGCAATTTTATCTGAAGTCATTCTTGGTCCTGTACTGTAGTCTGGAATTGTATTTGTATTCCGTGCTTTTGTTTTACCAACTCCAATTGACTTAAGCCATTTTTCATGTTCAACAGCAGCTAACCGGTCTTTAGGTGTTAGTTTCTTTTTAGATTTGCCGTGTACTTGTACACCATGTATCATATGCATACTCATGTTAAGATGCCTCTACTGCGTCGCGCTGAGCTTGGATAATCATTTCCATTTCAATACGATTTGCTTTTTGTTCGTAATCTTCAGCAATTGCAATAATTTCCCAAAGAACGTCTTTACGGTTTTTTCCAAAATTATCAGCACGTCTTGCCAAGCCGCGAAGACGTTTTGCAAATTCAATATAATCAATCATAATTTATACCTCTACGATCATAGTTTTAAGTTCTTCTTCATCGAAACCGTGGCCTTGGCCAAAGAGTTCAACAAGTAATTCTCGAATCTTATTATAGTTATCAGATGAGAATTCATAAAGAGGGTTACCGCCTGCTGGGCCATTTTCCATTAAAAGTTTAGCTGCACAATCCAAATTAGATGCAAATTCTACAACTTCTGAATGGTCAGCTTCGTGAGAAATGTCGAGTTCAACTGTATATGGCATATTTTGATTCCTTTTGTTTATAGAATCAATCTATACTATTATTAAGTAAATGTCAATAGCCAAATGACAATTTAAAAAAGTTCTTGCCCAAAATTGCTACCTAACGTATTTTCGATTTCAGAAGCAAATTCATTATATCCACCTATATGTTTATTATTCCAAAATATTTGTGGTACAGTTTTAGCATTAGGAACCAATTTAAACATTTCGTTTCTATTTTCTGATGTGCCTATATTTTTATATTCGTACTTAAGAGAATAATTTTCAGCTAAAGATTTTGCTTCTTTGCACCAATGGCAATTATCTTTTCCATATATAGTCACTACTATGTCAGACATCTGTTTCTCTCCAATTTTTTATCCAATCCATTTTTTGGCTAACCGGCCAGTTTTTCAGGTAATCATTTTCACGGTCAAACAATTGTAAAATTTCTTCTTCAGTTTTAATATCGGCATCAATAAAACTGTCTCCTAGCCATTCTTGAGAAAATTCTTTAATTTCATTACACAAAACAGAGTCTTTTGCCCAGTCAAAAGCCAATTCGTCTGTAAGAGTAATATCAGTGTTCATTTTTTGCAATTCATCTTTATGAATAACAAATCGAGATTTGTGAGTTGAAATTGTAGTTATAACAACGTATTCTTTTTTCATCATTCGTGTCCTGTCCAATGTTTACGGTTGTGAGCTGTGTTTGTAAGTGTTTCAAATCGATCTGCAACCTGTGTAGCGATTTCGCTGTTTTCAGCTGCAAGTCGGAGCCAAGCTAACATTTCAGTGTCCTTTTTAATGATTTCTTCTGTATCATAAATATTATTGCCAGGTATCATCTTTAATAAATCCGCTTGTGTTAGCGGGTTTCTACCTTGGGGTAATGTAGCCATTTTACCTCTCCACTAATGGAACAGCTGTTTGCGAGTCATGATAATCTCCGCTTTGGTAATAATCACGAACAGCTTCCTCTTTAAATATTCTACCATCATCTCGCATACGATAGGTTATAATTTCCCTACGAATAACACCAGTTGTATCGGCATTAAATGCAAATTTAAACGGTCCGTCTGTCATAATTTCCACTCCATTTCTTCTTTTATAGCTATTTGAACAAATTGATAATAATCTCTGTTTTCATCATCCATATGAGCAAAGTATATGCCTGCATTATACATCAGTTCATGTATTTTAGTATCAGGCTCGAGATGAGCTCTAGGATGTGATTCCATAAGAGCTTGTATTTCGTTCATAATGCCATTTAGTTTTTCTTGTATCTTACTCACATTGTTAATCCCACAAATTTTCCATCTTTTACAACAAAGTATTTCACTGGCACACTCAAGTCACCAACACGTTTAAAGTATGCACGACCACCATCAACAGCACAAGCACCGACATAGCGGAAGTCGTGTCGGTGTTGGCTGTATTCCCAACCTTCGGGACCTTCAAGCATACCAAATTCAGCTTCTTCAATCTTGTCTGCGTTAGTGATCATAATCATTCCATCCGCACTAAAATGTTGATTACGATACAAACCAAAGTAACGATTACCAAACTCAGGATGAGGGGTCTCACGATAGAAAATATCGATTGCTTGAGTTCCTCCGCCAATAGCTGAAGTGCAAACATACGTTACAGGAACCCCATCCTTTTCAGAATAAAGTTCACATACTCGCTTTGTGTCAAGGATCGGACGGTGATGGATATTCATTTTTGTTCTCCTTATCTAAGAACAATTTTAACACATTTTTTAAAATTTGTCAACTAAAAATACATCATAAGATTTGTTAATTTTTAACTAACGTTACCTTTTCAGACGCGCGGGTAATTGCAGTATACAGCCAACGTTGCCAATCGTCACGAAAGCACCAAGACTCATCGTATATTAATACGTTATCCCATTGGGATCCTTGTGATTTATGACATGTAATTGCGTAGCCAAAATCAAATTGTTGACTTCCTTTTAACAACTTCCAGTTTGGAGCTGATACTTCTCCACTAAACTGACTTTTGTGAACTTTTACTAATACCGGCATACCTTCATCATCATCTTCTGGATACAAACTCATATGCAAAAAATTACTTTTTTGTCTTGTATCGATTACTCTATCAACGCTAAATATTCCGCCGTTAAATATTCCTAAGTCTTTGTCATTACTAAGGCATATGAGCTTTTCTTTTTGAATTGGATATTCGCCGTTTATTTTTAAAAGCTTGCGCATTTTTATATTCATATTATCACGAGTTGCGTTTCGACCTACCAAAATTTGACTAGAATTTAGTGCGTCGGTTGATGCGATCTTAGAGACGATCCTAGACTCACCGTAAGATCCATGATTTGGATACCGCCCTTCTCGAATTTCGGAAGCAAGATAGACAATAGGATTATCTTTAGCCTGACGATGTATTTCAGTTAGCATGATGTCTGGCTTTGCGTCAGTAAAGTATCCAGCGCCTGAAACTGGCGGAAGCTGGGCCGGATCTCCGAGAACTAGAATAGGTATGCCAAACGATAAAAGATCTTCTGCTAAATCTTTATCTACCATAGAACATTCGTCAATAATAAGAAGAGACGCGTCTTTAAGAGAACTGTCTTTATTCATTTTCCAAGTAATTTCGCCGGTCTTTTTGTTTTGCTTTGCGATATAAATTAGGCTGTGGATGGTTCTTGCGCCAACACAACCTCGCTTTTTCATTACAAGTGCAGCCTTACCAGTAAAAGCAGCAAAGAGAACTAACCCATCAATGTTTTGAGCAAAGTGTGTGGCAAGAGTGGTCTTACCGGTACCGGCATATCCAAAGATGCGAAATACCTGTTTATTTTTTGATTCTGTATAGAACCATTTGTCTACAGCCTTAAGAGCCAGTTTTTGTTGTGATGACCACATATTCACCTCTTGTAATAATCATTATATATTTTTTTTATTTGAGGAATGTCTGGATGTTTTCGGATCCATTGCCCAGTGTCTGGATTAAAATTATTACGAAAGAAACGATCTAATCTCGAGTTTCCAGTTTTTTGTTTTGGGTTTACGAGTAAAGACTCTTTATCGTATTCAGCATCTGATAAAATAGATTCATTTTCATACTCATATGCATATGCCGCGACTGCAAGTTTAATTCTCCTGCGGACCTCAACCTCAATTTTTGAGCCCCACTTTACAGAATCGGTGTCGTCTTTTTTTATAAAATTTTCTAACATAAATTTATTATATTATACATTGTGTTGTTTGTAAATAGATAAATAACAGAATATCACTATATTTTACTGCCAGAATTGTTAAACCATTCGTAACATGAAAAATTTTCCAAATTGTAATCGTTATACATCACATAAAACATTTCATTATTTAAAAAATCAGCAATAGAATTTACACATTCCACTTCGGTTTTGTGTACGTATTGATTAGATAAAACTAAACAGTTATTAATGTCTACAATATGATCAGAAAGACATACGAGAATCATTGCAGTATACATAAAAAGGTTTCCTTTTATTATATGAAAATACTATTTCTATTTATTTTAGTTTTTCTAGTCTCTTGCTCTAGCGTAGAAACCATTAAAAAAGAAACTAAAATCAGCAGCCTAATTGCTAACGCGGATAAGTACGTTGGCATGCATGAAAATAATCACCGCAGTTCATTAAAATCACTTCTAGGAATAGATCCAACACGCACTGAATGGTGTGCAGCATTCGTCAATGTTATTCTTGATTCCGTTGACATCCCGGGATCTAGCGAATTTCACGATCATCCTTTAATGGCACGAAGCTTTCTTGATTGGGGAAATGAAGTAGAATCTCCGCAGCGAGGCGATATAATAATATTTCCTCGAGGCGGTTCTGTTTGGCAAGGGCATGTAGGTTTTTATATAAATTCTTTTACAAGTCAAGGAATAGAATATTATACCATTTTAGGAGGCAACCAAAATGATAAGGTAAGTTATTCATATTATAAAGCAAAAACTGCTATTTCTATACGAAGATGGTCAAAATGATTCAAGGATAAAATTTTTCGTAAATTGCCGTAACAATGATTAAGAATACGAAAAAAACTAAACATCCAACAAAAGCTCCCATTATGCTGTTACCTTTGGATTGTGAGAAAAAGCAACGAAACCCATTGGAGCAATAACCGCTACTGTACCATCTTCAGCGACAATAACATCACCAACTGAAAGTGAAGACATACGACCTAAACGCTCAATGTTTTCATCAGGACCGATGTTACCAACCTCGAAACAATCGTTGTAGTCTTCAGCTTCGATGTTAGCAACATGAGTGTAATAACCAGCATCAAATGCATCAGAAGCTAGACCACCAATTTTGTTACCAGAGAAATCAATGTTCATTTTATTTTTAGCTTCAAAGGATGGTACAATTTCACCAGCATTTACAGCATCAGAGATTGCTTTAGTCATTTGAATTTGGTATACTGCGAATTTCATAAGATCGATTCCTTTTTATTTACCTTATATAAACAATATAACTGATTCTAAAAGGAATGTCAACTAAAAAATGAAATTAAATTCATTAACAATCATTTTTTTATTTTTAACCAACCAATACGTTCACCGGCTGCAATACGACGTTCTGCTTCTGCTTGAGATCCAGGATAACGCCATGCCCATGTTATAATGATCGCAAACGTAATAAACAAATATAGTGTTGCCATTACGTTACCTGTGCCAAAATACATAAACCCCAATGATGAGGCCATAACAGCTACCATAAGATATTTTGCTTTTTGTGGATATACACGATACTTAGACCAATTTTTAACGAACGGCCCGAAGCGTGGGTGGTTCATAATCCAGTTATGGAGACGGTCGGAGGACTTGGCAAAACAAAATGTCGCTCCAAGGATTGGGGTGCTCCATGGCAATCCTGGAAGAAATATACCAATGTAAGCTACTCCTACTAAAATAACTCCTAACATAAACCAAAAAGCCTTTTTAATTTTTATCATATTATTATCCTTTTTGCGATTAAAAAACGCATGTTCTAATTGATTCATTTAATTATTTCTTTACTAAATCATACTTAAAGTTTTGAGTGGTACTGTTAATAGCAAATTGCTTTGCGCCATTACGAATATGAAAATGTGTTGCCATTGGCGTCAAAGGAGACAATGTTACTAACGTAGTGATGTTGTCACTAGCTTTCATCATTTCTCCAATTTTACCGATAATTTCTTTACCAGCACCACGTTTACGGCTCCACACAGTGTAAGCAACCGCAGTATCGCTATTATTCTGCAAGTGTGCATTTTGACTCATTAGGTCTAATTCTTTTACACTTGAGGGTACGTCATTTGTATATGCAATACAAATGACGCCTTCGATTTCATCTTTATATTTTAGTCCGTATATTTTTCTACCGTAGCTTGTACGCCATTTTACATCAAGCTCTGGGCGTACTGGATCTTCACTAACATCAATATTGTCAAGTTCAACTAGCTCGGTAACTTTTACCCAGCCAAAGAAGTTATCAATTTTACTTCGAAACTTTTGTACTTTATTCATGTTCACCGCCGCGAGCACGACCATTATAAGCGCCAAATACATTTTTATAAGCATTAAATGCGCTAGGCTTGCGCTTTGCAGTTTCAAATACCGCAACAGTTAATACAATACCTGCAATTAGTGCAGTATGCACAATAGCATTAATACCAGCCCAGGCCCATGTACCGCTTGCGATAGTAAATATAATTACCCACATCCATGCTAGCACTTGCATAACCATATGTCGTACTGGCAGTGATGGAATATTGCTCAATGGATTCTTTTCGTAATCCATTACTAGGTTCCAGTTATCTAAAATAAAGTCTCTCATCGAGTATCCTCCAAATCAAAGCATGGGATAAGAACAGATTGTTTACAATTATTTGGATACGCGATTGCTAACCAAATAATAGGAATCACCACCATCATAATGGTAATCAATACAAATGATAAAAATAATCCATTAAAATTATTCATAGCTTTTCTCCTGTTTCACGAAAGAAGTTTTCACTCCAAAATGCTTTGTCATCGATGTCAATCATATATTTCATTTTTTCCATTCATCCATATCAGTCAATATTTCTTTACCTTCCCGATCTTGCGCAATCAATAATGCCATACTTTGTATGTCGTCTAACAACATTTTTGCAAAATCTTTATCATATTCTTTTTCACTTAATTCGCTATATTGATTGCGAATGCGATGTAATTGAATTGCTTTATCTTTCATTATATCAAGACGCTGTATAAGAGATTCAATAGTATGTAACATTTTAAATATAACTCCTATTTTTTTAATTATTTTCTAGCCGTAGCCTAAATTGGCAATAATAGTCCCAACCGTATTCATACATAGCATATGCTATAACAAAGCCAACCCAAGGAATAGTAAACGCTGTAGTTAGCATTATATATGCTGCCCAAAATGCTACTATATAATCATACCATCGTATCACAGCTTGTTTCCCATTTGATAAAAAATGTGATCTCCATGTCTACCAAGCCTATTATATTTTTTTGCCCAATATGGTTTTACACGCGTTGTATGATAGTGCGTGGCATTAATTCCAATTAATGAAATAGATTTATTTACAAGGCCGCTTGCTATGGCTTCAGCTAGTTTCCATGATTTTGCATCATAAGGTTTATCTGATCGTCCATCGCAAAACCACGAAAATTGACATTTATGACGCTTTGGATTTCCTTTACTATCAAGCCGCGCTTGATAAACAACATCACAAATGTTATTTGGAAAATGCTTACTGCCAGTTCTATTCAAAGTCACTTCTCCAACCAATTGCATTGCTTCAGATCCTTCTCCACGCGCCTCGTGATACATGTTCATTGCTAGCGCGTGGATTTGATTTTCTTTATTGCAATTTGCAGCGGATGACGTAGCTGATGCAAATATAATTAATAAACCAGTTAGTATTTTTTTCATTGTTCAAACCTTTTTTTCACCGTTAATAATTTATATACTGATTCTATTACAATGTCAATAGTTTATTTTAATTTATGCTTCGCATGCTGCGCAATCATCAGACATAACGCGTTTACGAGTTAGTGATTGCGCCGCGGACATAGAATACGCATAATACAAGCTTTTTACGCCCATTTCAGCCGCATATAGATATAACGAATTAATATCTTTAACTGTCATGTCTGGATCAAGCATCAAGTTTAAGCTTTGTGATTGGTCAATGAATTGCTGACGAATAGCTGCCTGGTCAACAATAGTATTAGGACTAATCTCAGAGAATGTTTTAAATACTGCGCGTTCGTCTTCAGTCAAGAACTCAAGATGCTGTACTGAGCCATCGCGGGTTTTAATAGAGTCCCATACATCAACTGTATCTTGATCTTTAGATACAAGCAATTCCTTAAGATATGGATTGCGAATAGTAACTTTCATTTTCGCCAAATCTTTAACGTAAGCGTTAGAGAATTCTGGCTCAATGGATTGTGATACTTGCCCAAGGATAAAGCTCGATGATTTTGTAGGAGCAATAGCCATTGTTGTGGTATTACGCATTCCATAACCTTCTAGCAATTCTGGCTCACCTAATGTCTTAGCCATTTCACGCGAAGCTTGATATGATTTTTCTTGCATTGTTTTAGCAATTTCAAGATTTAGTTGCGCAGCTTCTTTTGACTCAAAGGAAATCATTTTAGATTGTAAATGCGAATGCCAGCCCAAAATACCAGCACCAAGGGCTCTGTGTTTCACAGCAAAATCACGAGCACGTTTCATATAGATTTGGCCGGCGGTTTTACGAACAAACTCTTCACATACTGTATCAAGAAACATTGTTAATACTTCAATAGCATCTGTTTCTTTGATTTCATCCCAATGTAAAACATTAAGAGATGATAGCACACAAGTAAACGTTTCTTCGTGTGAGGATGGCAATGCAATCTCGGCACACATATTGGAAGCATATACTCGCATATCCTTATCTTTATAAACTTGAGGGCGACCGTTGTTTACGTTATCCGAGAATAGGATATAAGGATAACCAATTTCAGAACGACGCTGTAGCACCTTAGCCCACAAACGACGTTTCTCAGGATCGCCTGCTTTCATTTCATCAATGAATTTATTACTAACAGTGATACCAGTTGTAAGCCCTTGGATAGGATTACCTTCTGTGCCAATGTCTAGAAACTCGTCAGCATCAGGATGCTCAATGTCTTGGTATGCCGCAAAGAAACCGCGGCGAACTGAACCTTGCGATACAACTGATGCCAAAGTATCATACATCTGCATAAAGTGCACTGAACCTGAAGACTCGCCTGAATCACGAATTGGAGCACCACGATGACGAACAGCGCCAAAGTAACCTGACGTACCACCACCGTTTTTCATTAACATACCATTTTCAGCATGACCAAATAGTATTGCTTCCATGCTATCATCGATGTAAGAACCAAAGCATGATACTGGTAGTCCACGCTCTTTACCGTAGTTAGCCCAAATAGGAGATGCTAAGGAATAAAATCCACGGCTCATATAATCGTAAAACTTATCTGCAAAACCATCATATGTAGTTTTACCTGCTTTTGTTTTTGCCATATCCTTAAGGTACCATTCAGCTTTATCAGCAATGACACGAATACGGTCCTGTGGCTTTTCTTTTTCTTCTAAATAACCACGCGACAAAAATGTCTTTGCGTCATCATTTAGCCAATAGAATTTTTTGTATTTTCTCATTACATATTTCCTTAAAATAAATCATCTTCAGTGAAAGCTTTTGTTTTCTTTGAATACGCGGTTGAACGCTTAACAAAAAAGTCGACGTTTTTAGTGCTTAAAATTTCTTCTACAAACCAGTCAGTGCTGCGGACCGCTTCTTCATCTACTTCATACAAAGGCTTCATATCAATTGCTTTGAGTGATTGATTAAAACGGTGCTTTAAAAATTCTTTCACTGTTGCTTTAGGTAAAAAGTCTAGATCGTGGTCGCCATAAATCCAATCAACAATTGCTGATTCTGCTTTGAATGCGTCACGGCAAAGACGATTGACTTCTGCGTTACTATCTTTATCAAACCAATCTGGGTTTTCTTCACGAATAATATTCACAAGTTCAAACCCAAAACGAGCGTGAATATCTTCTTCTTTGGATGTAGCTTCAACGGCGTTTGAAATACCTTTGAGTACATTTTTGTGTTTATTGAAAGCCATCATAATAAGGAATTGGCTAAATAACGAAACGTTTTCCACGAACATCGAAAATAAAATAATTTTATGGAAATAGTCTTTATCATCTGCTGGCGATCCAATTGATTGCTCAAGGTAAGCGATACGCTTTTTCATAGCAGGCACTTCTACGACTTTTTCAAACTCTTCGTTAAGACCCATGATTTCAATTAAGTTCGAATATGCATCGGCGTGGCGTACTTCTGATTCACCAAATGTAATACCGACAGCAGCTACTTCAGGTTTAGGAAAACGATCGCCAATCTTAGACCAAAATGTTTTAACAGCAACTTCGATTTGTGAAATAGCTAACATAGCTTTCTTTACGATTTCAACTTCAGATGGATCCATTTTGACTTTCATATCTTGAATATCTGAAGAATAATTAAATTCTGTATGTACCCAATATGAATGACGAATTGCATCTGTGTATTCAACTAGCTGTGGATACTCGTATGGTTTTAATGCTGCACGTTTACGAAAAATATTCGGTTTGTTATTAAAACGGAAAAGAATATACTCACGAGCCAAATCGTGTAAACCCATATCCATAATTACGTTTTCTACTGCTTTATGGACTGAGTCAACATCTACTATAACATCTTTTGGATCATTGTTTAAAAGCGTTTCCACCTCATCAGTAACTTCGTTAGAAAGATTCTTACTCCTAATTCCAATAGATTTCATTGCCTTAGAAACTGCGGTTTCTATTTTGCTTGCGTCAAATCCTTCAGTAGTGCCGTCTCGCTTTAAAACATAATTTACTTTTTTGAAATATTCTGGAGTCAAAGAATTTTGTAACATACAAGTACCTTTTTTGTTGATTAAGTAAAGAAAACGTATTCCGCAATACGGTTTTTATTTTTATTTTTTATTTTTTGAATTTTTAGACAGGTAATGTCAACAACATGTTATATTTATTAGTATTACACGCAATATGCTTTAATTGTTTCACATATTTTTAATTTTTTACACCGCCATATTCATTTTAATTTCTGAATGGTGATTATAGTTAATTAGTTTAAATAAAGAAGAATCTTCCTTTTTAAAACCAACTGAAAGACGTTCAATTAAATCGAAAGACTCGTCTATTTCAAGAGTTGGAAGCGGATATGGTTCTCTTTCTAATATTTCCACCAAACTATATGAATGGTCGTTATAGATATGAGCATCGCCAATCGTATGTACATATGTACCAACATCAAGCTTACATTCTCTTGCAATAATATGAGTAAGTAGTGCATATGATGCAATATTAAATGGAACCCCGAGACCTACGTCTGCAGACCTTTGATACATTTGACAATGTAGTTTTCCATTGCGTACTACGAATTGTGCCATAACGTGACAAGGAGGTAAAGCCATTGTATTCAATACCATAGGGTTCCAGGCCGACATAATAATGCGTCGAGAATCAGGCGTTTGTTTAATTTGTTTAATTACACTTAGTACTTGGTCTACACCTCTTGGATCATCCTGATAATAAGAAAACTTTCTCCACTGGGATCCATATACTGGACCAAGATCCTTGATGTATTCGTCATTATAATGCCCAAGCTCCACGCCTTGCTTATCAGCATTTGCTGTCCAAATGGTTTTCTTTTTAACCAAATCTTCACGGTCTTTACCAAATGTAAGTTCGGCTAAACGACGTTCATCAGTACCACCTTCAAGAAACCACAGCAGTTCCCCAACAACTGCTTTCCACGCAAGCTTTTTTATGGTGACTGCAGGAAAGCCTTCACCGAGATCAAACTTCATTTGATAACCAAAGATAGAGCGTGTTCCTACACCAGTTCTATCACTTACGTTTTCGCCATTTGCGATAATATCATTAATTAGTTTTTTATATTGATGCATTATATCTTTTTCCATTTGTCTACATATACTTCACCTTCACGCTCACTACTATATAATTCGTACGTTAATTCAATTAACGTTTTAGGCAAAAATATTTCACAATCATATACACCATTGATGCGGCTCAACCAAAATTCATCAATAATAGGTAAGTTATTTTCTATTAAATGGCAACCGCCAATCATCCACACATTATTTTCTTTACTAAGAATGCTCATTCTCGAATTAAAAATATCAGAACGAATTACTTCAATACCTTCCTGGTGTTTCATAGTATTAGAAACTACAATATTTTTTCTGTTTGGCAACGGTTTGAATGGTAAACTATCCCACGTTTTTCGACCCATAATAACTGTCCCGTTTAGTGTCGTTTCTTTAAACCATTTTAAGTCAGCTTTGTTATTAGGCCAAGGAAGTTGACCACCTTTACCTATACCCCAATCATCATCACATGCTAATATTGCCCGTATCATGCTTTTCTCCATGCCATTAATTTTAAATTAGCTTCTAAGCTAGTATATGTATTATTACAAATGATTTCTTCAACGTTATTTGCACCAGCCAATACCATTTCGTTAATATCTTTTGCTGGAACATCAGACGGCCAAATACAAATTTTATTACCGTTACGAATTATTTTTTCCATTCGTTTGTGAATTTCTTTGTTTCTTGGCTCGGCATCGAATACAAACGTCGCATTAGTTATATTTTGTAGCGCGGCAGTACTACCTTCTGCACCGGCCATCGCTACTGCGTTTGAAAGAAACATGCTGTCAAGTGCTCCTTCAACTACAAAATATTTTTTATTAAAATCAACTTTATCAAGGCCAAAAATCTTTGGGCGATCGTCAAACATAATTGTAATATAGCGCATTCCCTTTGGGTCGAAACCTCTTGCTGAAACTCCAAAGACTTTACCTTTTTTATCCACGAATGGTATTACTAAACGAGGCTCATCTTTTCCAACATTTTCAAATTTATTTGGAATGACACTATTGATCCATGTTTTAAATTTTTGTGCGTAAAACATTCGATAATGATGCTCAGGTGGAATGCCACGCTTCATTATATATTTTTTTAAAGGATGGTTAACATCCAATTGACTTATCTTTTTAAGTTTTTTTAATGGATTTGTATTAAATACTGGTTTTTCAAATTTTGTTTTTTCTATTGCCGTTTTTTCTGGTTGTTTTTCACTTACTTTTTTTACAAACTTTTCAGATATGTAATCGTTATAAACTAGGTTATCAACGCTTTTTAGGAAATATGAAAAAGATTGGCTTGCTCCACAATTATGACAATAAAAATGAAACGTGTTATCTTTTTCTAACAACCATCCTCTAGCCTTTGTTCGTGATGTTTGCGAATCACCACACGCTGGGCATCTAAAATTTATTTTATATGGGTTTGTAGATCTAACTCGAAAGCGTTCGAGCCTGTTTGATAACAAAGTTGCATAATGAAGGTCTACGAAATCTACCATTTCGCCTCACAAGTTGATTTATATGGTTACTATTCAATATAACACCAATATTATAAAATGTCAACTAAAAAAAGACATTAACATATTATATTTTGTTAAAACGAAAACAAGTCCTGCTGACGCACCTAGGATCCACCATCTCCAATTTTCCAATGCTCGTACTCTTTCATCTTGTATTTCAAGGCGTTTTTTTACTGACGAGTTCATTGAGTTGAGCGTTTCTAAAACTTCTTTATGTCGACGCTCTCTTTGGATTTGTGCCTCTTCTTTCATTTCATTTAAAGATTTATTTAGATCTTTCCTAAACGCAAGTTCATCATCACCGTGTTTTACGAAATTGTTTTCTAGACTTACGAGTCTTCTTTCGGTATTTTCTAATATCGTATCTTGCACTGCCGCGATTTTATGAAGTTCAGACATGTCTTCGATTGCGCCATCAACTTTATTGAATACACGATCTATTTGTTTTATATCTTTTTTTATAACAGCAACATCTGTTTTTAGTGTATTTAATTCTTCATTGGCCATTTGTGTTTACTTCTTTGTTTTTAAATTAAAAAAGGAGGTATTACACCTCCCAATATTTAACATAATGAAGTTTATAAAATTTATTTATTCTTTAAAGCATCTTCATAGTAAACAATTATAGCTTTTTGTTCATTAATATATCGACGTAATTCACCAATACCAATAGCAAGATTTTCGTAACCTTTAGGTCCTACAGCAAACACGACGAAATTGCCAGTTGAACCTTTCAGCTCTTCCATTTTTACGTCAATGTTATCTTCGGTAATAACACTCCACTCAACTGGTGGAAACTCTACCTTAGGAGGTCTTGCTTGAATTGGAATATTTTGTTTTTGATATTCAGTCTGAACTACTACTGTCGGTTCCGGCGTTCTCCCCAGACACCCCGTCAGGAGCATCAGTGATATCACCAGGAGCGGTAGTGTCTTCAGCGATGTCACTGATAAGTCTGTCAACTGCACGCTGTACCCTTTCCTCTAAGTTTGTAGGATCCTGTAAGGCTTCCATAGTTAAATCAATACGCGCAAATTTATTTCGTAAAGTGTTTAAATATTCACGTGATGCTGCTAACTGTATTGTAAGATTTTGATTCAGCTCTTCGTTGCGTTCAGCATCTGCAACCATTTGATCTACTGTATTTTGTAGAGTTTCGGCTGCAGATGCTAATTTAACGTTATTTTCACGAAGTGTTCCAATGGTTTCTTCTGACCATTCATAGTAGCTTTTAGCAGCGTAACCTAAGCCACCGATAATGCTAGCTAATATGATTAAAAGATATAATTTTGCCATATGAACTTTTTAACTATTGCAGTAAGAAGCGTATAAACCTTCAAATGTTGCTTTATCACAACCATATTTTTCTTTCATTTTGGCATACATTTCTGTTTTGCCACATGAAGAAGCATGGAGATTTTTCATTTCAGACGCCATTTCGTCTTCGTCATCATCATTGTCATCGGCATCATCTTCATCTTCGTCGTCTTCATCATCATCAGATGCTTCCAACATTTCATCATTTTTTTCTGCCATCATTTTTTCTTGGATTGCTATAGCAATACGATTACGCATTTCTTCGTCCAATGCTTCTTTCATAGCGAGAGGATTTTTATTAACCGAGTGCTCTATAATATCTCTAATTGACATTTACTGTCTCCTTATTCGTTTGTGGTTTAACTTATTTATTATTTATCATCTAAACATTTTTGCTTGAGTCTTTGGACCAACTATACCGTCTGGAGTTAATCCGTTTGATCGCTGCCATTTTTTTACTACACCCAAAGTACCAAACCCAAAATCGCCGTCTGCAGTAACACCGAGAGCTTTTTGCATTTTAGCAACATCGTCGCCTTTCATGCCTTTGCGCAGTGTTCTTTTATTAGACGAGGAGCTGCTTGAAGTTTTCTTTGGCGTTGGAATACTTTCACCACCTAAAATACTTTTTGCCCTTGCATATCGTGATTTACGGTCGTCTAAACCAATTGTACCGCCGTTAATACGTTTTGTCATTCCTACAATATCGTCATTGTCTGCATATCTATCAATTTTGTTTGTGGCCCAAAACCAGCAAGCTGACTCAAGAGCACCCTTTTTCGTTGCTACGTATTCAGCCGCTTCTTCTGCTGACATTCCAACAGATTTGCCAAATGCAGTATAGTTGTTGCGCCCGGTTAACTGTTTAATTCCTCTACCGCGGAATCTCCAACCATCACCGTCTTCTGTATTACCCATTGCCCCGCGTTTAGAACGGAATTCATCTTGGTACACATAGTTAGCAATCTTTTCAGGTTTACGAGCATAATCAGCTGCGTTTCTTTTATCTTTTCCAAAATACCTACCAAATACACCATTCAAAGCTTTTTCGCTATAATTTAAATTTTCTTCGAGTGCAGTAAAGTCAGCTGATTCATGACCACATTGTGCCATAAAACCAGCAATACGTAATGGTGTTATTATATCATATTTTTTAAACATGTCAACAACATTTTCATACCAGGCTTCAGGTTCTTTATTTCTTGGTATCATTGCGCTAAATTGTTCAAGAGTAATCATGTATTCGCTCCTATAATATCCCTTAGTCTTTTTGGACCTTTGTTTTTCTTTTTATACTTTTTCATTTGAGCAGGAGTCAATCCTGGCTCTCCCTGTGGACCAACGCCTAAACCAGCAACAGCGCCAGATCCAACGCTATTTGTTGGTTCTTCTTTCATCGTCGGTTTTGTGTTTACATTTTTTGACATAGAACCGGATTTTACAACACCGGACTTTTTAATTTTATTGATAAGTTTTAAAGTACGCATATTAATTGCTGACTCAGTAACTTTTTTACCTTTGGAATCATATTTACCTAGTTCCATTACTTTTTCTTTCGCATACCATTGTGGACTAAATGTTTCATGCCATTCCCAATCACGAGAGCGAGGATCCCATTCCATTACTTTCCACTCACCCTTATGACGAATATTTTCATCATATTGTTTTTCTATCTTAAAGCGACGGCCAGTCGGAAAAGTAATTTCTTTTTCTCCATTGGGTCCAGCCTTTTTCCATTTAGGAGGTTGTAGTTTTCGTGCTTCATCCATAGCGTCAAGTTTTGCAGCAACGGCCATTTGCCGGCGTTTTGCTTTTGATTTACCTTTGAATTGAGGAGCATCTGAGTCATAAAAATCTTTAATCCATGTACCCATATCATCTGATTTTTTAAGTTTTTCATCTAAAAAACTATTGACATTTTCTGAAAGTGTGTTATAATGATTATATCTACTAAAAAACAAATCCAGTGACTGGTCAATATTCTCTTCAGAAATAGATTCATTAAGCATGCTATCATTAGTAAAATGTTTCCATTCTTTTATGAGAAACAGCGCTGCGGCATAGGAAGCAAAATTTGATGATCCGCCTGGTAGTTTAGCTAAAAGCTTTTTGATTTTTAATATCATCAAATCAAAAATACCAAATGAATCTTTTTCAGATTTTAAATTTCTTTGGTTTTTTCCTTTGAGTATATTTCCTTTTTTATCTATAACCCCTGCTTCGTAAGCAGGCCACTTTTCAAATGGCGTAGCTAATCTACGGATAAATTGATAAACTAAGAATAGATCTACTACCACTTTATATTTTCCTTAAAATTTCTTCTATAAATTCATTTGATCTAAAATGACGATTATGAATTTTTTCATCTTCATATTCAATAAATTCTGGCATAAAATTTAAGTATGCCACAAAAGGCTTCAAATACTCGTGGTATTCCTCTAACTTCATAAACAATATATTTGTTGTTTCAGTGCCAAAACAATTATATAAAATAATCAAATGATTTAGAATCAACCTTTCTTTAAGTTCTCCAGTTTGTTTAAATCTACTAAAAAGTTTTCTTAAGTATTGCAATCTTTTTAGATCTTCTTCAAACTCAGATATATCCGAGCAATGCGGATTTTCATAGTATTTTGCAGCATATAATAGAAAGGTTGATTCTGTCAATTTCATAATGTATATTTCTTTAATTAAGCTGGGTCAGCTACAACAGAGTCATCACCAGTACCAGCAACACCTAAATCACCAGCATCACCGGCTGAAACTTTCATTGGTATAAGTGCTTCGTTTTTATGGCGTGTAGCGCCGTTTTGATCTGTGTAAGTATAATAAATATTCCAACCTGGCGTTTTAATACCTTTTGCGCGGTTTCCTGCGACACCAGCTTCTCCTGTGTCAACAAATATCGCGTTATCACGATCATTTGATTTGTTTGTGTTAGCTGCAGCATCTTCCAACCATGTTGGTACTGAAGCTAATGCGTCTGTTTTTCCCCAAAGTGCCATTGTTTTTATTCTCCTTATTTGGGTTTAATTTATTTATTATAGTTCATAACTTTTTTACCAAGTGGTGTTAAGTTACCCTTTTTATCGTACATTTGATTAACAAGTTTTTTTTCTTCGGCGGATAACTCGTTAAGCTCAGGTTCGGCGTGATAACCTTTACCGTCACAATGATCACAGCCAGCACCATCACATTTAGGGCATTCAACCTTGACTTTTTCATTAAGTGTAAATTGCTTAAAACTTTTCATTTGTTTTAGACCTTTGTTCCTGATTACTGTTAATATTTATCAAATTTAAATTACCACTTTTCTTTATCTGCCCAATATGCCCCAGACATTTTACCTTTAGCGATATTTTTAGCATGGCGTGCTTTAAACGATTTTCTCTTAGCCTTCATTCTATCAGATTCACCTTTTTTTGGATCACCGGCAGTGGATGCGCCTTGCTCACCAAATCTAATAGTTTTAATTTTATTACCGTCTTTAGCAACGACAATATGACTTTTAGTAGGATGACTAGGAGTTCTTTTTGGTTTATTATAACCATCCACTCCAGCCTTCGCCAATCGAGGATCTTTTTCTTCTAAGAATTTTTTAAAATTTTTCATTTCATTAACTTCTTCATTGCTGCCAATGCCTTTTTACCGTCAGGATGGTTTGGATTAATACTGACTTCATCACCGTTCATAAAATCAGATATATTTGCCGATTTACCTAATGCTGTAATTGCTTTATGTAATGGATCTCTTTTATCATATTTAGTTTCAAAATTAGGTTTACCTCGTAATTCAACCCAACTTTTTTCTTTAGTGTCTCTCATTTTTAAAGTATCCTGGCCTTTACCACGAATCAGTTTAACCATGATACCTTCGGAAATATATTGTTTGAAACTATACATATTCTTTAATTTTTTTCTCAATAGCTGATATGATTTTATTATGTGTTTTACTTAAATATCTATCACTACGAAGACGTTTAATAGCAAGCGCAGTCTGTGCAGCATATTTCTTTTGAAAATCTGCAGGCCGTGTATCAATGTCTTGTACGTTTGCTAATCTATCTGCGAGTTTAATAACTAATGACCAACTTGACATTTTAGCCATCTTATTGGCAATATATTCACCTTTACCAATTGCATCAGATGCAGCTTTATCAGTTGTTAATTCCTGAACCATATCAGCTATAAGAGCACCAAACTGTTTAACCAAATCATCATATGTTGTATCAGTATCTTCAATAGTATCGTGTAGATAAGCCGCCTGTACTAACGCCGAAAGATTGTTTGATTTTTTAAACTTTTGTACGAACCGAGCAACTTCTTTTGGATGCTCAATATATTTACCACCGCTTTTACGTGTCTGTCCTGAATGGGCTTTAGTAGCAACCCGTAAAGCTTTAAGTGCGCTTTCATTAAGTGTTTCTGTTTCTTCTGATATGTATTGCTTAAATCTTTTCATCCGAACTCGTGTCCTGCAACACGTTTCATTTGTTTGTTGAATTCTTCCTGGGAAGGTTTTTCTTTATACAATTTAATGGAAATTTCAGGACGGTCTTTACCTTTAATTCTCCAATTCATACCTTTTTCTTTGTGCTCTGGTTTTGTAGTTTTGACTACTCTACGCTTATAACCAGCTTCCCAAGTTTCTGAGCCTTCTGTAACTGCAGTGCTGCATTTACCACAACACTGTTGAGTACCACAGTTTGAATGTTGCTCTTTTAAATTTGGAGTATTTTTTATATGTTGTTTAAATGATTTCATCGTGTTTTACGATATACAATTTACCGTCCCCTGTTCTTATTTTTGCGCGCCCTGTTTCTGAATCGGTTCCTACAAGGGTTCCTTCTAATTCATCTTTTTCGCCAGTCACATAAGTATGCATAAACTTTATTACATCACCACGGTATATATTTGCATTTAATGCTGCTTCTTCAATTTCTTGCCCTGGAGTATCTTCTTTATATTTTTTTGTTAAAGCATCAGTACCGTATTCTCTTTTCGATGGAGAATCTTTTTCGTCTTTTGCCTCAACTTTATATCCATATTTTTTAAGAAGTTGATTTCTTTTTAATAAACTTTCAGTGTCTTCATTTTGTGTAAGATCTGCATGCTCGTTATTATATTTTTTAAAATATTCTGTTTCTAGACGGCGCCCTGGAATTCCAATATTCGCAAGAGTTTCAATTTCTTCAATTACGTCTTTTAATTTTTCGCCATTTAAAATATGATTATGTATTTTTTCAAGAATTTTATTTAGCATAATTTGTTCATCAAGGTTTAAGAGTTGCTCTTGTCCTGTTGCCAAATCAAACTGTTCCTTTCTAACTTTGTCAGCTAAGTCTTTGTCTGCTTTTCCCCAGGTTCCTTTACCTTTGGTAGCAAACGAATTAACTCTGGCAAACCCCCATTGTGTTGGGTTTGTTCCTGGGCGATGACCTGTTCTCCAGGCAGCGACCCCCCTATCAAAAACTGTTTTTAATATACCATATGATATTCCGGTTTTTTCTGCTTTTTTCTTAAGTGCTGCTTTTGGATTTGATTCCATTAAAACATCAAATTCTTCAGACATAATAAAATCACTCATACCAGAAATAAGTTTTGATATATCTTCGCCAAAGTCCTCGTAGGTTTCACTTACAGTGTCTTCTTTTGGCTTGAATATTTTAAACCGCTTGTCAAATTTAACAGAGCCGTTTTTTTCTAAAGCCATATGCGGTCTTTTGCGAATTGGTATATCAGCGTGTATAGCTTCGCCAAACATATCTTTAAATTTTTTTGTATGAACAGACGGTTTTGTTTTAGCTTCTTTATCACCAGGTGCTGGTTTATATGCATCAGGATTATCATCGTCCATTTTACCGTACTTGGCAAAATGTCTAGCTCTATCATCTTTTTTATCTTTTTCAACACCTTTGTAATAACCCTTTGGCTGTGAACCAGGCATATCTTTTACATCAGGATCTTGAGGTTTTATTGATTTTGATTCTAAAAATAGTTCAAACATATTGTTTATATCATAAACATCTTCATTCTTTTTTGGATTTAAAACACCAGCAAGACGTTCTTTTTCGGCGGCTCTAACTTTAGGTAAAAGACGAGACGCAATACGATCTATTGTTTTGCCAGGAATTTTTTGCAATCTTCTATCTAAAGTAATTTTTTCTGCGGTAGACATTTGAGAATACTTTTTATTTTTAGATAATCTATCTTTCATAAAATTAAGAGCTGCTTTTCTAGATCTTTTTAATAACTTTTCTTTTGGGGCCATTTTTCTTTTGGATCTTTCACGAGCCATTTTTATTTTTGTTTTATACTTTCTCATTACCAAAGCTTTTTTACGTCTTTGTTGAATTGAAAGCGGTTCTCTTTCTGAAAGATTTTGCTCTTCAAGTTCTTCTGTAATATTCATACCTTTACGAACCATGTTCATTATAGACACTGCGGATATTTTTAACTTTTTAGGCAACCCCTGTTTAAAAGAAACAATATTTCCTTTTGCAGCTGACTGTCGCATCTTTGATGCTGACATTCCGGACACGCCGTCAGAATCAGGATCTCTTTCACCAGCAGAAACTATTTCGATATTTTCAAAAGTATAATCTAATTCATTATATTTTTTCAAAAGAACTTCAAATTCTTTAACTCTATCAGACCCAACAACAAGTACAAAATTATTATATTTTTTAGATAATTCTTTAGCTACTTCAATGATTGTTTTTGCTGGTGATTTTTTTACAATTCCGCCAAAAGCTTTTTGCCCAAGAGATATTTTTTGATTATAACTCATAGGGTTCTTTTTTGAATCTTGAGAATGTGACATATAAACTGCAGCATCAGCCTTGCGCTTTACAGCTTCTGTTATTACTTTGTTTATTAATTTTTCGTGTCCAACTGTAATAGGGTTAAACCTACCAAAAGTTATAACCACAGTTTTCTTCAAAGCCTCGGACATAGTTGGCTTTGTTTCAATATAATCACTAGGATTATGATCTTTTATTTTTTTAAGATCTTTTTTATTTTTTTTCTTCTCAACCATGAAATACCCCTAGGTCATATGAATTATATTTTATTTATAATATTGATGATATTAGATTTTTAAAGTAAAGTTATTCTTCGAAAAAAATGTTGTCATACAATATTCCTTTTCTACAGGATAATCATGCGGACATCCACGTTCTCTTTTCCTTTCTGGATCTGTAAACGTTGCGGTTTCTTTCCAATCAAACCCATAAACGGTAACACTTTTTGGATTGCACGTTGATATATAATCTAATGTAATTAAACCTGTTGTAGGATTTTTATGTTTACCTGATTTTAACTTCAAGTGTTTATATAAAGAATCTGGGTACACAAAATCTACTTTGCTAAGATTACTAGGAGTCCTGGCCTGATGACCCGCATGCATTTTTTTAACATGTTTTGGTATTTTTTCAAAGAATAACTTATATTCGGAAGTATTCCAAAACACCCAAATGTCACTTTTACTTCCATGACTCAGCGGAACATTCATTCTCGTGTATAACATAGCCGCCTTATTTAAGCGTACTACAACGTCGTGCGAATCAATTTCGTTTCCATATTTTTTACTGAACAGTCCCATAGAGTTTCCAACTACAGCAACAGTTTTTTCTTCAAACCATTCTTTCATTTTCTTAATTTAAAAACCTCTTTTTGTTTTTCAAAAAACCGCCTATTACAATAATCTTTTTCTAAGGCAAAATTATGTCTTTCATCAATCATTTTTTTATCATGAAACGATGGGGTTTCTTTCCAATCAAAACCGTAAACATTTACAGTCTTTGGGTTATATAAAGATATTAAATGTAATATTCTTAACCCAGTTGACGGGCGGTGGTGGCCTAAATCTTTTACTAACCACTCTTTATTTATTTCAGGATGATGTAAAATTTCAATAATATTATCACATTTTTTATTGGTTACTTTGTTCGGATTCATTGTTTTAAACCAGTTTAAAAACCAAACATTCGTTTTTGCACCATGTGAAATAATATCAGATGGTTTGAGTAGAAAAAACCCTCTTTTAATCCTACAAACTACATCTGCAGAATCTATTTCATTTCCGTATTTTTTATTAAACAAACTTCTTGCATTGCCAACAACAGAAACTGTTTTACCTTCAAATACTTCTTTCATAATATATCATAATCCGTATTGTTGACTGTAATCCATATATATTCTTTCGCGGTGCCATTCATCTGCCATAGACGTTGTTGCAAAGTCGTGAAAACACGGAGTACCTAAAGTGTAATGTAATAGTTTAGCATTTTTATTTGGACCAAATTCGTCTGGCAGCCAATTCCATTCAATAGGCAATTCACCAATTAAATTATCTTCTAACCATGTAAATCTGTGAACTTGTGCGCCAGTTGCATTTGAAACAAAATCTGTAGTAACAATTCTATTTTCAGGATGTTCACAGTTCCATAAAATTACACTTGACCAATTTTTTCGAGGGTAATCTTCGTTTTTTGATCCTAAATATTTTTTAGCTGTTTTAGTTTTATAGTCATGCTTTACTACCATGACTGCTTTTGATTCGTCTCGCATTTCCCAAAGCTTTGATATGTCATCACGTAATATCATATCCCCGTCAATAAAAATTGCCCAGCCTTTATATTCCATTAAATGTGGAATAAGAAATCGACTATATATAAAATGATTACTGCCATCAGAATGTTTTTCTTCGTAACCATTTAAGAGATTAAGTGATAAAGGATTTAAACTTATTGGGGATGTTGCATGACGAATAATAGAGTTAGCACAAACATGATACGCAGTTGCTTCTCTTTTATCGTATCCCATAAAAATTGGTATCATTATACAAGTTTCCTTCTACTGTGCATTATATCTAATGTCAAATTTTTTATTATTATTTCTTTTGGCTGATTCACAATCCATTCGATAATATTAGTTATGTAATCGGTTCCCATCCTAGGATATTCTTTTCTGTGCTCAGTCATAGGAGTATTCATTCTTCCTAGCTTCATATGAATTATTTTGCAATCAGTGTCAATAAGCTGCAGCTGCGAACATGCCTTTTCAAGAGAGGATTTATAAATGGCATATTCGTTAACTGTGTCTTTATTACCGTCAGCACTTACACTTCCAATATTAAGTATTGTGCACTCTCTATATTTATTTTTTTTAAACAATTCATATAAAAGATCTGTTTGAAAGTATTTACAATGCGCATTATTAATATATAAATCAAAATCATTTATTAAAAAAGAATTAACACCATCATTTAAATCATTACCAGTTGCTCGACTCAATCCTACGACTTCATGATTTTTTGAAAAGGTTTCATACAATGTTTTTCCAAGACCACTCGTATGGCCAGTGATTACTATTTTCATAATTTAAAAGTACCGCCAACATTTAAAATTTTATGTCTAGATATATCATCTTCAACCATTTCAGATATCATTTTTTCAAATGTATATTCCGGTTCCCAATTTAATGTATTCTTTGCTTTATTTGAATCAGCGTGTAAACTGTGTAATTCGTTTGGCCTTTGAAATTCTTCATCGGATTTGACATATTGTTCCCAATTTGATATTCCTACAGTTTCAAAAGCTATTTTACATAGATCACGCACACTGTGTTTAATACCAGTTGCAATAATAAAATCTTCAGGTTTGTCTTCTTGAAGCATAAGCCATTGGGCTTTTACATAATCTTTAGCATGGCCCCAGTCTCTTTCGGCATCAAGATTTCCTAATACAATTTTATCAGATTTACCTAATGATATTTTTGCTACGCCGTCTGTGATTTTTCTTGAAACAAATTCAATACCGCGTATCGAAGATTCATGATTAAAAAGTATACCAGTACACGCAAACGCGTCATAACTTTCACGGTAATTTTTTGTTATATGGTAACCATACAATTTTGCTATTCCATACGGGCTCGCAGGTTCAAACGGTGTATTTTCTGTTTGTCTTCCGTCTATGTTGCTGTTACCAAACATTTCACTTGTGCCAGCCTGATAAAATTTAGTGTTAGGTTTGATTCGTCGTATAGCTTCAAGACAATTAAGTGGTCCGATAGCATCAACATGAGTAGTTACATAAGGTAATCTCCATGAACCACCAACAAAGCTTTGAGCTGCAAGATTATAAAATTCATCAGGTTTTGCTATTTCCATTACATCCATGATACTACACAGGTCGGTGACATCCCCAATAACAGTTTTAAGACCTTTTTCAAATAAATTTAAATATTCGATGTTTGACCAATTTGGGCTTGTATATCTTTTTACTAATCCATATACATTATAACCTTTTCCTAAAAGAAGGTCGGCAAGATAGCATGCGTCTTGTCCTGGGAAACCAGTAATTAAAGCAGTTTTCATTTTATATTCCTTATTACATTTGCTGCCATTTGTATATTATCAGAAAGATCTACACAATCGTTACCAATAAAAAAACCATCAAAATGTAATTTATCAGTTCCAGTAAAATCTCCAACACTATCCCAATTTAATCGGTCTATTACAGGATTGCGCATAAAGTTTCCTGCTACGATAGGGCGTGTTTCAACACCGTTTTTCGTGAGCTCTTCAATTACCATTTTTCTTTTTCCGGCTAAATCACCTTCAAGAACTAGTCCAAAACCAAACCAACTGCTTTTTTCGTGTTCATCTTGTAATCTTATATTAGGAACATCTGCAAAAACCTTTTTTGCGATTTCAGCATTCTTTCTTCGATCTATCATCATCTGCGGCCATTTTTTTAATTGCTCTTGGCCAATAGCACCACTCATTTCGAGTGGTCTTACACAATACCCGGGTAATATAAACTTGAAACTGTCTTCAAATGGATCACCGGATTTTGCAAACAAAGGATCATCTGAAGTGCTATCTCTTATCCACCCGTGAGCTCGTAGGCTCTTTAAATATTCATAGGTGGTATCGTCATTAGTAAGAACCATTCCGCCTTCCATAGTTTGCATGTGGTGGCTAAAGAAAAAACTAAAGGTACCCATTTCTCCAACAGATCCGCAGTGCTTATTGTATTCTAATGCACCTAAGCTTTCGCAATTATCTTCTAATAAGGTAATGTTTCGCTTATCACATATCTCTTTAATTTTGTTGAGTTCTGCTGGATTACCTAAAAGGTTTACAACAAAAACAGCCGCCGTGTTTTCATCAATAGCTGCCTCTACTTTACTAGGATCTATGTTAAACGTATATGGGTCAACATCAACAAATCGAATAGTATAACCTAATTGGTGTATTGGAAAATAAGTTGTGCTCCAGCTTACGGCCGGTACAATAATATTCCCTTTATTTTTATATTTTGGATTTAATGCGAGAGCTGATATAGTAATAAGATTAGCACTACTTCCGCTATTTGTCATAACAGCATGCTTGCTTCCAAAAAATTCGGCAAATTGGTTTTCGTATTTCTTTACTTCTTCACCCATCGTGTACTTACCACTTGAGATTACTCGATGAATAGCGTTAACTTCTTCATCACCCCAGGTATCACTTGCTAATTTATATTTCATTGTTAATTTCCGATCCATTGTCTATTTCTATTAATAAAATTAAATGTTTTGACATTTCTAGCTTCTGCCAGTGTATATTGCCCATTAGCCAAACTACCGAATAATTGTTTTCTATCTTTTTCTTGTAAGTTTTCAATTTGGGAAATAGAATGAGATAATGGATATGCTGGACACATTTTATCGCATATAACTGGAATTCCTAGTCTTAATGCGTCTAGTGCTCCTGAACTATTAAACGCAATAACACAATATGCGTTTTTTAATTCTTCTTCAAAAGATGTATCATTTTTAACTTGATGTTTTGGTCTAACTGAGTCATATGATAATTTATCAAGAACCCAAGGAGAGGACTTTCTCCTTATAACAATAGGGCGATCTGTGTATTTTTTTAATGTTGTAATTACATTTTTTTCCCATTTTCCTTTATCAAAAACCTGTGACACAACATCACTGGGCGGTAGTATAACAATATTTTGCTTATTTTTAAAATTGTAGTTTTCAAAATTAACATTAAAGTTAGAATTATACCTGTCGTGATCTATTTCAGAAAGGATTGCATTTTGTACAAAGCCATTTTTTGTAATTCGCATCCAATATGGATTTTTATATCCTCGATTGAAATATGCATGGTCAATGTAATAAAAATCAATATTATGTTGCTTCGCCAATTGAAATAAATGTGCGTTTCCACGAAGCATGCCCGCAAATATAATTGCGTTTACTTCTTTTGGCAAAGGGCGTGGTCTAATACTAGGCGGTACCTGACTGTTACCTTTTGACTTCGCTAAAAAATGTTTTGTCCAAATTGTTTTTGCGCCAACCGAAGCCCCAAAATACTTTACGTAAATGTCCTGTTCTTTTTTGCCTGTCAGAAATGAATATATCATTTTACGTTATTCCAATACGAAGTTTTTCTTTGAACAACAAGATCTTTTTTATGACTAGTTCCTTTTTGTTTTCTTGGACCTTTCATATGATCCATAAATTCTCCAAGAGGCCCGTTGATGAAAGGATGGTTGTTTTTAATTTGCGGGCTTAGGTTATGCCAATGTATTTGATTAAAGTTTTGCATTGCCGCGTCATATGTATGACAATCAGTCCAAAACTCTAATTTAAAAATACTGTCATCTAAATAATATTGTTTCCATGCATTTAAAAAGTCTTTAGCAATGTCATGATTCATATTAAAGATGTGAAATCCGGTTTCAGTATACATCCAAGGGCGGGCAAGATATCCTGCAAACTTTCCTTCTGGGCACCAATTTGATATGTCACTTCTTTTAACTGGTGAATGTGTTCTGCTATCTCCATCTAACCATATTAAAATATCAGTTTTATTTTCTTGTAAAAATTGAAAAAGAGCAAATACTTTATGACTAAATCGCACAGCGTTATAGCGATAATTTGAAGCTCCTTTCGAAGCATATTTTCCCAATCCATTTGCTTCAGGATTGTTTTTATGTCTATCCTTAAAGGAAATAAGATCTTTATAATTTAATATTTTATACGAAACTCTTGGATCTCTTATTAAATCTTTTTTTGGAATTGGATTGTCAACATAAACAGTTAGTGACACGTCATCAGGCCAATTTTTTATAAACCCTTGTACTAAAAGACCACCAGTTTCTCTCCATCCTTGAAGATTGAAACACGTAACTGCGCTAATTGTTTTCATTTTTGTTTACACCTATAAAAATATTCGTTTATGCTTTCCCATAATAGACCTTTTTTAATATCTTCAATACTAAAATGAGACATAGCAAGTTTTTGTACCCAAGATTCTCTATTTGGTAAAACGGGATTTTCTATTTTAGACATGTCATAATTACCAACAAGTCCTGCAGGGCTTTTCTGCCAATCTTTATCAGTTATAAAAACTGGTATACCTTCTAATACACTCACAGCGCCTGGAGAGCTGTTGTGTGATATTGAACACCATGCATTTTTTAAATCTTGCATAATGTTTTTATTTTCAGATAAAGTTACTTTTTTATTCCGCGCCATCATTAAATAATTTTCTTTGTGTTTTACATCAGACGGATGCATTCTTATTACAATTGGCCTATCCGTATATTTTCTTATTTTATTTATAGTTTCAGAACACCATGATATGTTACTTTTTTCTTCCATTGTCCACCCAGAATCTTTTTGTAATAATATAAGAATATGTTCGCCTTCTTGTCTCCAACTTTTTAAATCAAATCCTATTGTGCTTTTTATTTTTTTCCACCTATTAGGATCTATTGTATTATCAAAATAATATCCAGTGTTTGCATAAATCCCATTTAAACTATATCTAAAATATATGCCTTTTGACAAATAATTAAATATATTTCCATCTATTGTGAGAATGTTTTTGTTTTTTTCTAACTGGGTTTCGATAACTAGCTTTCGTAAAAGATTGTGTGCGCCTTTACCTTTTTTCTTTGACCACCCTTGTATAATTGCAATATCGCAATCCTGAACACCTTCGTAACCTCTTACAATGTTACAGTTAGGAAATGCGTTAGCAATCGCGTTAAACCTATTATCAACTCTATTTGATTTTAAGGTATTATAAAATATCGTACTTTTCATTTATTATTTATTTCAAATACGAGACCTCTTATTGACACAAATTGTTGTCGTGGAGGTCTTATTTTATTATTCATTAGCGTTATAGACGCCTTTCTTAAAAGCAAAGACTCTTCAATATTTATTTTAAAACCATATTTTTGGAACACATCAATCCAATATATTTCTGATTGTTCGTTTACGTGGTTCTTACCACCCCAAAAAGGAGGAGCCGCTGTTAATATAACTCTCTTGCATTTCTGAAAATCTTTCATAAAAATAGGTATGCATTCTTCTTCAATATGTTCAACAAACTCCACGCTCCAGCCTAAATCAAATTCTCTGTCAAACGTTGAAGCTCCAACACGATAATCTACTCTTTGAAAATTAGAGGTATTTGGTATTGATTGTGTACCATCTACACCGTAAGAATCTATACCAAGTTTTATTCCTTCGAACACTTGGTCGCCCGTGCCGCAACCAATGTCAATCATAGAATTTACATTCCATTTTTTCATAGCATATTTTAACGCTTCTATGTCAATGTTTGTTCCACCTCCGTGCTGATTCTCTTTAAAATCCATCCCAGTGTCTCCTTACTAACTTTTCTACGTATGTTACTATATCATCTGACAGTATGATGTCTTTATGAAGTTCTGTGCAAGACATTCTTACAGTCCAGTCCAAGACTTCTTTTTTTGGAGCAAGATACGGATCACATATATTTTCTATGTTCGTATTCAATAGTTCTGAACCAAAGTTCATTTTTGAACAAAAGGTCGGTATTCCTGCGTCTATCAATTCAAATATACTCGTTGAATTATCAATCACTGCACAATACATATCATGATAAAGGTTTTGCATTGTAATGTTTTTACCAATGATATGAATGTTTTTATACTCAATTAATAGTTCTTTAACGTAATTTTGTAATTTAGACATAGGATGAACCTTTATGCATATTCTTCGGTTCGTTTTGTTTCTTATTGTTTCTACTGTTTCTAATAAAAAATCCTTTGGGTGTTTTGTGCCCGTTGGATCCATTTCAAAACCGGTAAAGATATATATTGCACCGTTATCTTTATCGTGTTTCCAAATATGATTATACAAACGAGGGGCTTTTACTATCTGAAGAGATTCGAAATCATCAGGATGAAGCCACTTTCCATCACCGTGCATCCAGCTATATAATCCTACTCTCGCGTAATCCTTAATGTTAAACGTCGTTTCATAGTTTGCTTCTGCTCTTGACACTGTAGAGCTTTCAAATACGACTACGGGTTTATTTTGTTCATTTGCCATCCTCAAGAGCTCAACGTTAATATAATCTAATGTTGCTGATCTATTTAAACGTGGTATACTATCACATTCGTATTCTATATCTGGTATGTAACCGTCTGTATAATCTCCGTTTAAGTATCCTTCTAGATATGCGTTCTTTCTAATTTCTGAACCCCAAGTTCCATTTAAAATTAAAACATCAGCATTGTTAAAGCTATGCATGTAGTTCTCAGGGACAACGCGTCTTGGAATGACTCTATTCCTAGAAAAATACTTTATTCTTGGGCACTGTGCTCTACTCGCAAAAGAAGCGGTCGCCTTAGAAGAGGATGCTACAAAAAACTTCATTTAAATCTTTAATTTGAATTGTTTATTAAAAAAATTATTAAAGCAGTATTCTTTTTCTTCGCTAAAAACGTGAGCAACACACTTTCTTCTCTCGTGCCAAGAGTACGTTTCTTTCCAATCAAAACCATATACGCGTACGCTCTTTGGATCCTGTTTAGAAATGTAATAGAGGACTCTGAGCCCGGTTGAGGATTTCTTTGTTAGGTTGCTGTCAAGAGCTATTCTATCCTCTTCAGAAAACACTACATCGGCCATTTCTATAAATTTAGGAGATACACTTTCGGTATCCATTTGCATTTTAAGAACACCTTTATTATGAGCAGTGTTAAAATGAGATTTGTTCTGTCGGATGTTCTGCATACACCATACATCAATACGCGTTCCCATCTGCTTTTTGTACTGAGGAAACCGATACCCACCACGATTGATTCTTACAACCACATCCGCAGAATCTATTTCATCGCCATATTTCTGTTGTATGATAGATGCAGCATTTCCTACAACCGCTACGGTCTTGCCTTCAAACCATTCTTTCATAGTATATTATCCCTGTTAACAAAAAAAGCAGAGAACTTGTCCCTGCCTTTATTTATATTTACTTACAAACCTAATTATACTAAATTTACTGTTATCTTAGCATTACTTTTCTTGCTTCTTCTATGTAGCCTTGTTCACACAATTTTGAGGCAAGAACTGCGTTATTAAATGCGCTAATACTATTTAATATAAAATTAAGCATTATATAGTGTTCTTCCAAAGCTTTCTTCTTTAGTTATTGCTTTTAACTTTGCTAATCTTTGAACTGCGTCTTCGCGGGCTTCATACATGCCTTTCATATGCGCTGCGGTAATTCCTGGTGATCCAATCATTGCACCAATAGCTCTGCTATAACCAATGATTTCTAATCTTGCGTATATACGTTCTAACATATTATGCCCACCCTTTAAGATTTTTGTTTATTTCTGCAGTTGTTTCTTTTTCGCGGATAGAGTCACCGTAAAACTGGTCGTTAACAACAGCCATGATGTCGCCACGGCACAAGCCAATGTCTTTTAATTCTCTATTTGAAAGGGAGGATAATTCTCTATATGATTGGCGTCTTAATGCACGCTTATACATAAATTTGTCTAAAGCTACAAACAAGGCTTTGATTTTTTCAATTACTATTGATAACGTAATAAATTTATATAAAGATTGTGATTGAAGTGTGTGTGACATGTTGCATCTCCTTAACGCATATGATTGTTTTTATTGAATTACAATTATATTTATTAAGGAAATGTAAAAATAAGGCTTAATTTGGGTTGCCAATTTGGTATAGACGGTATTCACTAGTGTCAACCGTGACATTATGTCGGGTTGTCTACCAATATAAGGTCAAACATTGCTGAACAAGTTTGACCACCCGATGCAGCAACAACATCAATTTTAATATCTGTCTTTTCTTCAAACTTTAATGGTACTGGATATTCTACAATAACATTTTGACCGCCGGCAGCGTACGAAATACCTTTAACATTAAATGTACCACCGAAAGGTCTTGCAAACAATGTATATTGTAACGAGGCATTGGTTGATGCTTTGTCAGAACCCATTTGAGTTTTGATTAGATACGCCGTTTTACCTGCCGGCACAGTATAAACAGCCATAAGAGTTTGGCCTTTATCTTCAAGAATTTTTGCAGCTAAAGCGCCACCTTGATTGATAGTAACATCTGCATCGTTATTAGTATCTACCATACGAGCTCTAAATACTCGTGAAAATGTTTCAGTGGTTGTTCCACCAATAGTAGTCGTTACTGTTTGTGGTGCGTAGTCTGCGTCAAGACCTTGGATTTCAACTGATGCGCCACTGTTTTGAGTAGAAGTTACAGCTACAACACCGGCAGCTGGGTACGGATATGTTACTGCTGCTGAATTACCGTCCCAGATAGTTCCAGCTGTAACGTCTCCATCAGTTGCGCCAAATTTGTTAATATGGTCATAACCGTCAACGTCGCCCGCAGCAATTGGAATATTAGATGCAACTCCAAATGAGTTGATAATATTGCCGTCTTTATCTGCTAGAATAAATGCTTCAAATAAAGTTTTATTATTTTGTAAATACGCTTGAGTTAATTTGTTCCAAATAGCCATTACTTTTGCCATCCCTTAATATATTTATCTGAAAAGTTTGCAGCTGAAAATTGTAAGCGGTCAACAAGTTTTAACGCATTCTTACCATAACGATCAATTGCAACAAAACCTTCTTGCCCTGTAACTTCATAGCCTTTATTGGTTTTAAGTAGTGTTTTTAAGCCATCAACGTTTTCAAGTTTACGAATAATTGTATGCTTTGCGTCAACGATTAGGTTATACATAGTAAATAAATTTTCAAGATCGCGCGGTTTGACTTTTTTGAAAAACATCATGGCATTATCTTTTTTAGCTTGCCAGGTTGCTTTACCTTTTGGCGATTTTTTACTATCAATTTCTTTATCGTAATAATCACTTAAGTATTTCTGAAAGCCTTTAACAAAAGTTTTTGGATTACCAATTCTTTCGCCGGCGCGAACTTTTGTATTGATGTAAGTATTGAGGCGCATATTAATATCATACTGAGATCCTGGCTTGAGAGCATCAAATGTGTTTTTTGGAATTGTCTTAAGCAGTGAACCAATTTGAGATATTATTTTTGTAATATCAGCAGTCTCTTTTGCGGTAAATGTTGCATTGCCAGATTGATCTTTGAATACTGCGTCTACTGACCAGACCGACGGGACTGTTTTAAGGCCGCTTGCAATCTCCTTTCCAAAATTTGCAGACATTTTTTCAAGGCTTGATCCTCGGTATACAGTATGCCAGACCACTCCGACCTTGGATCTGAGTATTGTTTTAGCAAGCTTTGATGATTTAGGTATCGCATAAACAATCGTATTAGGATGGAAAGTAATATGCGGTTCACCGTCAATCGTATCTTCTTTAATATCACTTTTTTCATATAAAAAATCGCCTTGTACTACACCTTTAATTCCTAGTTTTGAAAATTCATCTAACGCAATTTTTAGTTTTGCATTTAGCTCTGCCTTACCCACGGTATCAGCATCAATATCGGCGTGTGTTTTATATAGCTTTGGGTTCTTATTAAAAATACCTTTTTTAGCTACAAAGAATTTTCCATCACTTGGATCGATGCCAGCAAATACTGCTGGTGCGCCATCCCACTTGACGCTAATATTGACGGGTGCTTTAGTATTACCTGCTAGCATATCTCTAATATCACGAAGATAGTTTATTACGTTTCGTGTACCAACAATGCCGCCATCAATAACAGCATCTTCTGCATGTGTCATGTGCAGGTTCTTTTCTTCGGACAAAAACTTTTTAAAACGAATCATTTATTAAATTCCATTAAATTTGATAGCAAGATTAAAACCTTGAGCAATTTTATTTTCAGGTGGAGATTTGTTCGAACGAACTGACATATTCATCGTTAGCTTTTCGCTACCACCAGCGTTTAATTCAATAAACCAATTTTGTTTAGATGAGGTAGACTTATATGCTTTAACAGTTTTTACCCTCGGCAAAAATGCTCCTAGATCATCTTCGTCTGTAACCATTTTATACTTATTACCAAATGCTTTAACGACAACTAAAGGTACGTTTTTGTCTTTTTTAAGTACTTGTTTTTGTATATAATCAATAGCTTTAGATTTATTCTTATTTACTGCACTTATAATACCATCGCGTATAAGATCAAGCATTTGGTCGTACATACTTTCGTATTCTCTAGAATTCTTTTTCTTAAATTCTGTAATAATTTTAATTGAATTTCGTTTCTTTCCTCTCGAGTCCCAATCAAAAGGTAACCCAAGTTTTGAATGTACTTTGTTAAATATTAGTTTCTGTAGATCTGATTTTTCACGTGCATACGAAAAATCATCAAAGAATTTATTCACGTAAGTATTTAATTGAGGTTCAGCGGTTTTTTCACCACCAGCTTTAAGCGATACGCCAAGCATATTTTTATTTTTAAACTTGATGAATAAATCACCTTTATGAGACGCAGGTATGCCGGTTGGCTTCGCTCGATAACCCCAAAACACTTGTTGAATAGGAGATTGTTTGTTTAAATCATTAAGATAGTCTAAAATAGCTAAAGCGTTTTCCATTTTTTCAGAATATTTTGAAGACGTTGGCATTTGTTCGATAAATTGTTTACCGGCTTCTGCGTCTCTACTATTTACATATACGCCATATTTGTTTCCATCGGCTTCAGATATAAAATCATATAGGTCGTTTATGTTTGAAAACTTTTTCTTTGACATAAATGCTAGAGAAGGAACCAACTCCGTAATCGTTGAATTAAGAGTAGTCTCTGACATGCCCCCTGACGTTGGCTTAAATGTAATTTGAACCTTTTTAGATCCAAGCTTTACGATAGTAGAACCGACGGACCCGCCGGATGTGCTTAGTTCGTAATCTATGTTTGCTTTATCTAATTTTTGTTCTATATTTTTCTTGACAGAGTCACGATCATTTTTCTGAGAACGAACGACCAATACTGTTTTGTTATTTGTTGTACTCTTTACGGTGTAAGTATATGGCTGAATGGCTGCATCAAATCTAGCCTTGTCTTGCTGAGACACAAAAAGCATTTCACTGTTCTCTCTTAAATATTTTTTAAACGAAATCATACATATTCTCTTGTATAGGATTAATTTAAACTATTTATAAAATAACATGCTTTAGGCGCTTATTGTAAATTGGTAGAAATATTTTTTTTCGAAAAAAACAATGGAGTCCATCCTTGAAACCCAAATCCTAAATTTAATTTTCTGCAAGTAACTCTTGCATTTTTATAGTCTGTTCCAACTTGAATTAAAGTACCACTATCTATTTCCAAAATGCTGTATTGGTTTTCGTTTTTCTTTAATGAATAACTCATTGTAATTCTCCTACTTCAAACAAACTTTTCTTTTTATTTTTGGAACCCATGTCCCACTGTTCTCCAAACGAAGACTTATCAAATGTCGGGCGAGGATCATTACCGCCTTTACCATTTGAAGACTCGGATTGAATAGTATCTTGAGCACGCTCTTCAAGATTGAACAATTTCATTTTTGCTCTTTCAATCCCTACAACAAATCTACGATAATAGCCTAAATCTCCATAGCGATTTTTAAGTTGTTTAATCATAAGCTGTCCGCGTTGATCTAATTCTTCTGATGTGATAAGACCGAGGATAAGGTCCGCGGTGTGAGTAATACCCATAGACTCAGAGGTGTTCGTAAGATCAACATCAGAGTTTCCATAACCATCTCGATTAAACTGAGAGGAGGTAACAATAGCCATGTCAAATTCCATGGCAAGACCGCGAATTTCTTCAGCGATTGATTTAACAAGTGTATAAGAGTTTGCCGCGGCCGCGCCTTTTACTCTCGCTGATGCACAAATGTTAAGATAGTCAATAAACACAATATCTGGAATAAAGTTCTTTTTCATACGCATTTCGTTGAGGAGATGGCGGAAGTGGCCGGAGTGCGCAGAACCTGTTGGGTACTCTTTAATAACCAATTTTCCAGGAGTCTTACTTTTATAACGATCCATTCTTTTTTCAAATACGTTAAGAGGAACTTCCTTAACTTCGTCAAGAGTAATATTCATAATGTTTGCATCAATACGCCGAGCAACTTCTTCTTCCGCCAATTCCATTGTAACGTATAGAACATTCTTGCCGTGCATTAGACTCGATGCGGCCATGTGACATTTAACGAGGGACTTACCACCACCAGTTGTTGCCAAAAGAACTGACATAGATTTACGAGGTAATCCACCTTTTGTAATAGTATTTAGGATGTCGATATCAAACGGAATGCGTTCTTCTTTACGATGGTAATACTCGTGCCTAGACTCAAAATCTTCAAGAAAGTCGTGGCCAATATGTGTATCGAAACTAATGCCAAGCGAATCAGAAAGAATTCCTGGAATTGCTCCTTTATCGTTTTCTTTATCTTGACCGTCGAGAATAAGAATAGCCTTACGAATTGAATTATAAAGATCTTTATTCTGGCAAAACTTTTCAGTTTCATCTACAAGAAACGTTTCATTTGTATTATCGTCTGTCTTTAATTCATCAATTAAATTCGTGACTTCTTTATATGCGCTTTCATTTAGATCTTTACGTTTATCTATTGAAATTTTAAGAGCTTCGATTGATGGCGGCTCTTTATATTCGTTCATATAGTCCGAATATGTTGAAAAGATTTTACGAAGACTATTATCATCGAAATATTCTTCCTTAATGTAAGGAAATACTCTTCTGCAATATTCTTCGTTGTAAATCAAATTAGATAATATTGTTTTTTCAATCATACAAATTTTTCCATTGTTAAGATGAGTAATGGCACCAATCACAGATCAATGCCATCACCTTTGTAATTAATTTTAATATATCACTATATCATAGAATTGTCAACAATTAAATTAGATCATCTTCGCTATCAGCTTCTGCCAAATCGTCCAATGCCTTTGATCTGCTATTACCATCATCTTCACGCATAATACTACCAGATGCACCGATTGTAAAGCGATCGTGAACGTAGGCTTTGAAATCAGTTTTTTCAAACATCATATTCCAAAAATCACCATTATCATTTACTTCCTTAGCTCGCATTAGTTTTGCCGAAAGTATTTCACCAGTTGCTGGATCTACTGCTTCATACCAACCAACCTTTGGTTTACGTAGATATCCACCTTTTTCAGCAACGTCCATCAAACCTGACCATTTAACAATACCGCCTTCCCAAGATACGGAAATTGGAATTTTGGATTTTTCCTTAACGTGTCGAGATTTTTCAATATTAATAACAAAGTGATAACCTTGGATTTCAGTGCCAACTTTATCTTGTTGGCGACCAACAATCCAAATGGCATCAGCTGAATAATAGATGCCTGTACCACCTGATACGATTGCCTTTGGGAACAGACCGATCTCTTGATACGTGTGGTTGACAGCAATCAATGGAATATCTTTAAGATTAAGATGTGGTGTTACAATACGGAACAAAGATTTCAGAGCCTTTGCGCGAGACATATCGGCAACTGATTTTTCGTTCATTGCGTCCTCAACTTCTTTCTTTGAAGCAAGGTTACCAACGGAGTCAATGATAATACATACATGATCTTTTTTATCAATTGCATCGAGTTGGCTTGCAATGTCAAATTTAAGTTCTTCAACATTAGTAATTGGTGTATGGACTACTCGATCCATGTCAATACCAAACGACTCAAAATATGCTTGTGGTGTACCAAATTCTGAATCATAAAACAGTAAAATTGCATCTTCATATTTGTTCATATATGCAGCTGCTGTTAATAGTGCAAACGCAGACTTAAAGTGTTTAGACGGACCAGCCAAAACCAAAAGGCCTGGGGATAATCCTCCATCGATGTCACCAGAAAGGGCCACATTTACCATAGGAACAGGCGTTGGTGCCATTTCTTTTTTACCAAAAACTTTTGACTCTGTTAATTGAGCTGTAAGTTTAATAGTAGAGTTTTTCACAAGTTTGTCGAGTAGACTCATATTATTTTCCTTCTACGATTGAAAGTAGTTTACCCTGATAAGATTCAATTTTAGAAACTCGGTCAGGCCAATAGATTGTTGATTTGTCTGGATTTTTGCAAAGATTATTAAGAAATGGTACAATAGATTTATATAAAAGTTCTAATCTATATTCTAAATCATCTGCTGCCAATTTAGCATCAACTAATTGATCCTCAAGTGTTTGTTTTTCAGAACTTACTTGCTGAATAGTTTCTTCGGCGGCAAGTTCCTTTTCTTGCAGCTCTTCGTCTATAAAAGTAAATCCGAAGTCAAAATCCAAAACTTCTTCGTATATTTTGTTAGCCATGTTTACCTCCTGGATGTAAGAAGGGGCCGAAGCCCCTTCTCTTTGTTAACCTTTAACGAGGTCTCTAAACATTGCAAGATCTTCATCGTCATCGCTGATATCGTCAGACTGTGATGTCTGCGGGGAAGATGTTTCTTCTTTCATCGTAGGGGCGTCGTCGCTTTTTCCAAACTTGCTCATATCGAGCTCGTTATCCGTTTCATCTTCTGCTGTGCTCGTTGACAGCGGAGAGTCTCCTGTTAAATTTAAAACACGATATAGTTTTGCTTTAAGATCTCCATAGGATTTGAAGTTCTTTTCGTCAACGAGTTCTTGGAGTGCGTGTTGCTGTTTCCAAACTCCTTCGAGTTTATCATCATCCTCGAAGAGTGGAGACGGACCGTCGAACTCTGACTTGTCGTAATTTGGGTAACCTTCAAACTGACGAATTTTCAAACGAAAGTTTGCGCCTTCCCAAAAGTCAAACGGATTGATTGGGTTTTCGTCTTCAAAGGATGGGTTCATCAAATCGTTGAGCTTGTCAAAGATTTTCTTACCAAACTGATACATAAAGACCTTGCCTTCGTTCTCAGGGTTACCGCTATCCTTAACTACATAAATGTTCGATACGTATTTAAGGCGGCGTTTCTGTTTACGAGCTTGTTCTTTATCTGCGTCAACACCACTGTTCCAGAGTTTGGAGTTAAATTCTGAAACTGGATCATCTTTTCCGATAGTTGTGAGTGAGTTCTCGATATACCACAAACCGGTTGGACCTTGAAATCCATGGTCCCAGAGTCTGACGAATGGCATTTCTTCTCCTGATGTAGGAGGAAGAAAGCGAATGATGGCGAAGCCGTTACCTGCCTTATCACGGGTTGGTTTCCAAAATTTACCTTCGTTGGGATCTGAATAGCTCTTTGTTGCGATTTGTGAGAGCTGTGAGTTCAACTTATCGAGTGAAGATGAACGGTTCTTTTTAAGTGCATCAAATGACATTGTCATATTTGTGTCTCCTAGTTTTGCGTTATATAGCATTGGTTTATATTGCGATGTATATTGTGGATTTATTCCACCATCTATTTATATTAAAAAAAGTACTCTTTAGTGATTGCAGAAAACTTTTTTTGGTCTATTTCCAAGAATGGATAATATTTCTTGGATAATCTTATTATATCACGTGCAACGAATTTGTCAACTACTTTTTCTTCCCAGTAGTCATAAACATTAGAAATCTTTGAAAGTATAGTAAAAGTTTCAATAGATATTTCCTTTTGAAAATACATAGTCATAACATATGGATGCTGACCGTCAATGACGGATAGATTGTCATGATAATTGTCCTTGAGTTTATGCAGATCCATTTTATACAAATATGACAAAGAGTCCATCTTTTTTTCCCATTCGTTATAGATTTCTTCTCCGCGTTCTTCAACTATTTCACGAATCCATGCTTTAGGATTTCGAACAAGGTTAGCAATAAGAATCTTGAGTGGATCTTTTTTCTTTGATAGCTTATAGAAAAAAAATGCATCGTTTCGAGTTTGGAATTTATCAAAGGAAGCACGGATCTTACCGTTATATTTGTGATAATCGTAACCGTCTGTATCAAAATGCTTTTTGAGTGCTAAGTAGTTCACATAGACTCGAAACGATGCTTCATTAGCATAGTTTAGTGACGTCATTTTCTTCCTTTTTTACTAGTCTTAATTCTAAAGCTTCGGTTTTTATTTTTTGCTTTATAATTGTGGACTTTTTAACTATATTTGCTACTGTTTCAATTTCAAGGTTGTTTTCTTTAGCATAGGTAACAAGAGCATCAATATAAGTTGCTCCTTTTGTTAATTTATCTTGAATAGCCATATGAATTTTTTCAGGGGTTTTAGTTTCTATCATTAACCGTTTATAACCCCTACCGAATCAATCCATGCCTTTGCCTCATTTTCAACTTGCTGGATAGTTTGACCAGCAAATGTTTTTTGAGTTTGCATGGTTTCATTTATAAAATATTTAATATTATATCCATCCGTGTCAGAATGAATTTCAGCACGTAAATTTTGTCCTGACTTTTCTTTTAGGAATTTATTTACAATCATTTATATCTCCTTTATGTGTTTAATGTAAGAGGTCGCTTTTTTACTACCGCAATTGCTACAGCAAACCACAGCTATTAAATATTTGTGTCCTGAAAAGGTAAGGGCTGTTTGATTTCTAATAATATTAATATTATCACAACAGTGCATGTATGTCAACTGCTTTTTTGGTGAATTGTTATTTTCCATATATGCACGCACAACTTTGAATATTCTTATTTAAATTTCTTCAAATAATATGTTATTTATGTAATCGTTTTTATCTTTTTCTGATATTCCCATAGCCAAAATAGAACGATGCAAATGCGGATTTAGTTTTTGGTTTTGGCAATATTTGTTTAACAACGGTCTTATGTCACGCCGAGACTCGAGCGCAAACATATTTAAATTATCTAAATAATAATCTACTAAATCAGTTGTAACTTGAATAAATTGGTCAAGTTCTTTATCAGTATTAATATTGCTTACTGCAATCATATCACTTGAAAAAATTTCACTGGCCCAGGGTGGCAATTCGCGTGGCTTGTTCCATTCCAAACCGGCAACACACATTTCCATATATTCGTGATATGGGTGTGGAAAGCCATATAATGGGCTATAATCCATAAACGAGCCAGTAATTTTTTTGGGCCCGGCTACGATATCAAATCCAAGAATTGGCAACTCTATATTCACTCTTGGAAACACATTTACATGCATTAACCAAAGGCCTTTGCCATCTTTTGGCGAAATTGTTTTTAAATGGCATTTGCGAATAACATTGGAGCACCAAAACGTGTCGTTCCAATTTTTAAAATTTAGGTTATTCATTTTTGGTTCTTCATATCTCTCAAACGAGCTATCGAACCTTGTTTCTAAATACTCAGCATATTTATTTAATCTTTGCCATAACTTCGGAGTCTGTTCCATTGAAATATTGTTCCAATTCTTCTAAAAAATCTTGAACCATGCCGAAACAAACTTTAGCTTCATCAACTAGCCCATCGTGCAATTTTTCTCTTATTTTGCTTTTAAGATATTCAGTATCACTATCAAATTCATAAAAGGATGTAGGACCTGGTACTAGTTTTTTAATCATTTGGCCGCCAGACAAATCACCCATATGCCTTACATAAATATGAGCAAAAAGTCTATCTTTATTGTTTTGTATTTCTTCAATATATTTTATGTAATTTATAGCAGTTGAAAGGATTAAATTGTCACCTAGCGAATTAAAATTTTCAGCCGATTCCATTTCCAAAAGATCTGCAAGCAGCGCAGGAGATCTTTCTAATTTTGACATTTCACCTTCAAATATATTTTTACGGCCAGCATAAAATTCTAACGTAGTATATACAGCCAGCTGGTTTTTTAAATAGACGTAATATTGTTCTGGCGTAATATTCTTTTTTATTAGCCTACGCATAAACGTAGTTCTTTCAGCATTCCGATGTTCTGATTTTGTTAGGTTTTTTAAATTATCCATTAATCTCAATTCGCTTTTTACTAGTCTTATTGTTTTATTATATTACATATATTTGTATTTGTCAATAGATTAATTTATTCTTTTTTCCAAATAGTCCATGCACCATAAAAAATAACTGCATACGCAATTAAATCTATTGGAATTAAAATCATTGCTACACCAGTTGCAATAAGAACAGCCCCGTCAAGAGTAGTTCTTTCTGTTAATCTTTTTTTAATCCAGTTCATTTTTTCTTTCCTAACAGTTTAGCTTTCATTGCACTGAGTTCAGCTAACTTCTTTTTAGCCTGCTCTTTCTTTTTTTCTTCAGCTTCGTCTATTACTTGAATTGGCGGGTTTTCATGGTCGACATTAACAATATCTTTACTTGGCTCATTTGTTTCCAAATGAGCTCTCAAATCGGAAATTCTTTTTCTAATATCTAATATTATATTATCTAGATTTTGATCGCCATGCATTATTTATTTTCTAATTCTTTAATACGTTGTTCTAAGTCGTCAATTTTTTTAGTAACACGTGGATACCGTTTCCGCCAAGCCTCGGGATCATCTTGTAGCCAATTCCACCCAAACTTATCTACTAAATAATCTAAAAACGCGTCAAATTTTGACATTAGATAAAGTGCTGCGTGTGTATTTCTAAACCATGCCAAAAACGCAGCACCAATTATTGACCCGCCGATCGCTGTATAAATCCACAGTGTATCACCAAACATTCTTACTAATGTATCCATGTTAGCTTCCAAACGTAGACATTATAGCAGGGCCAAAGATTGAAACTATATATCCCAAAACGGCAATAGATATAAGACCTAATAATAGCCACTTAGCTTTAAAATCATCAACACGCATTGTAAATCCTAGTATTTCGTTATTCATAACCCTAAAACTTAAATCAAAGGTTCCTTCAGGAGTATCTTCATCTTTTAGTATTTCGCTAGACATTTTTATTTTTCTCCGTATATTCTATGTAATAATCCATTCCGTGATCTGATGCGCCATCGAATGGTTTCCATTGCTTAATTGACGCTAACCTACCACGCCACTTATCTTTTAATCTTTGCCAAGGAGTAAAAGGTCTAATGTGCCCATGATAATTAATGTAACGAGGAGGGCAGTGATGTACGTATCCCATCAATGCTAATGGAATTGAAGTAACCACATCGTTATTATTAACGTGACGATAATGTTCAACGTTAGAAAAAGATTTTACAAATTTTCTAGTACCAACTCTTGGTGATCCATACGTGTATAGAGCTTCTATTTCGTCTTTTAAACGGCTAGCAGCAATTGTTGCCATTGCGCCACCTAAAGAATGACCTGTGATATACAATTCTTTGTCTTTATTTACTTCAAGAATTTCAATTATATCTTCCCAAATTTTTTCTAATTCGTTTTGGAAACCATTATGAACTCTTCCGCCTACTTGCGCTTTATCAGGCCAAGCATTAAGATCTGCTAATATATCTGAAAATTCGTTTGGCTCAGTTCCTCTAAAACATAATACAATTTCTTCATCGTTCCAAATAGCATGACACTGTGCTCCATCATTTTCTATAAAATTATGACCTGCATACCCAAGCTTTTTATATTTTGGTTTTGCTGGTTTTTCATCAAGATATGCAATCCCAGCTAGTTTTGCCATTTTAGAACACTGTTCTATCATTGCCGTTTCTCCTAAAGATTTTTGTATTAGTCTGATAATGGATTATCCAAAGCTTCTTGTATTATTTTATTTATATCATTGTTAAGTTTTGTCATTTTTTCTTCAAGATTTTTAATTGTTTCTTTCATAACATCGCGTACATCTTTTTCTGATAATCTTACAGTTGCTTCAACTTCTCGTATTGACGTGGTAACATCTTTGGTTTGGTTGTTTAAATCTTCACGAATATTAGCAAGAATATTTTCTATTGAGGACTGAGTACTTTTAATTCGCCCTTCAGAGGTTTCTAAATTTGTGCTAATTGTATCTCGTAAATTAGCCATAGTATCTTGGTTATCTTTTAATGTCAATCTTTGGCGCTCTTCAAATTGATCAAGTTTTACATATATGTCGCTACGTAATGTTCTTACCGTTTCTTCAGCTTTCTGTACTTGATTTTCTAATTGACGTACAGTTCCTTCGACTCGCTCGACATCATTTGCCAAGTCCTGTCTAATTTCTACTGTGTAATTTATTGCATCATCAAGTTTTTGTAACTGTAATTCATTCGCAGCTTGGATCTCTTGAATGTCTATATTTTGAATAATTTCTTTCATGTCCATATAGTCTGCGTATATTTCAAATCCTCCCCAGGCTGCGCCGCCTAGCGTAGATAAAGCAGTAAGCACAGCAAACATTTTACCACCAGAAAATTTTAATCCGCCAAATTCTACTTCAGCCATGTTAGTCTCCTAAAAAATATTCTACTCCAATTACAATCGCAATATCATCATCAAATGTTGGTGTAAGAAAATAGTTTTTGTAATTTAATTTTAAAAAAGGAACTATATCCTTTTTCCCTAATCCATAATACCCATCCACAATACCATATTCTATGTGTAAATCGTTATAAAATTTATTCTTAAATCCTGCATATATGCTAGGTTTTTCAAGGCTATTTAAATATATGCCAGAAACATAATTTCCACATTCCATTCTTCCCTGCGGATGTATTTCATTAAAATTCTTGGCAGAATTTATATGTACAGATAGTGCCAATCCTATTAAATAGTTACAAAACAAAATTAATTTCCTTTAATTTTCAAACTGCAATTTTCTGAGTTGTTCCAATTCTTGTTCTAGCTTTCTTACTTCTAATTGTTTTTTTCTTAATTCTAATTCAAATAATCTGTTGCAATCAACACGAGATTTTGGCTTTTTACCTAAAGGAATTGTTATTCTTGCATATACACCAACGTCGGTTTTGGTGTCTTGGTTAAAACCACTTATAGGATCATCGTAGTCTTTATCAATTATACCAGTGACACCAAACTCCAAATTGGTTGCTGACCCAATAGCATTGGAACAATCAAGATCACCAGCACGAAACCTATCAGATTGGTAATTACCTGGTATACCAGGGAGTTGTAAGTTTAATGAAGATGAATCTGCATATGAAGCTGAACCAATAACAATAAACAATAGTATTATATATTTCATTTTTTATCTCACTTAGTATTATTTTATCTTTGAACAAATTCTAGTCTTTATTCCTGTTGACAACACATCTTTTTTTAATTGTTTAGATGAAGTACAGATAAAAGATATTTTATTTCTATCACTGTCTTTGATGTAAATATCAAAATTCTTTTGCTCTAAATAATCTAATTGAAAAATTTTATCAGTTGACGCAAACGAAATTTTATTCCATTCAGAGTCAAATACGTCTATCTCATAAAAATTAGCATCGTTTCGCCTATTCCACAATTTCATTTTTATTACCGATATTCCTGTAATATAAGACGGTAATATTTTTGGATATGTTGGTGTTAATTCATGCGCAATAGCGCTATTAGCAAAAAGCGCTATTGCAATTATATTTAAAATTTTCATTATTTTGCTATACATTCCGCCACAACATTAGCCTTATATTCTCCTCCAGGTAATGCTTTACCAACACCATATAATGCCTCTGAAGTTACCTTAAACCAAGTTGAGCCTGCAACTGTAAGATCGTATTCTGTATGATTTTCATATTCAATCTTTGCGGTTTCGTAACCGGCCATGCCAGCATCAGATGTATTTGACACTTCTATTTCACCATCCCACGCAACCGCATCTGTTAATGATGGGCTACTGGAAAATGAATTCGGCCAAGAGATTTTAGCGGTGTAATAATCTGCAATGGACACGTCGTATCTAACGACTGGAAGTACACCGCCATCTGCTGGTAATGTACTTAATTCATCTGGTGTAGGGTTACCATAAACACCGGCTTTATCTGTATATATTGAGCATTTAGATGAAACATTACCTACAATTGGTGTTTCATTAGCAAAAGCAGCTGATGCTACAAAGATGCTAAGTGTACTTAAAGTTAATAATTGTTTGAACATATGAATCTCCTATTGTTCGTTTTCGTATTGTGAGCGAACCATCGTATTGTGTTTAGCATCAGACGCTAAACTTTTCATTGCCCTTCTGTTATCTTGTATTATTGTGTCTTCAAGTATTACAGCATCAACATATTCCCCGCCTTGGATTGTTACTGTATAATAATTTTCAATTTTTTGATTTTGTGCCAATGAAGCTAGTACTCTTGTCTGCTCTGCCTCATTAACTAAATTGCCTATCGTATTTTTACCGCCTAATTTTTTTTCAAACCTAGATAATTTTTCTTCGGGTTCTTTTATTTCTTTCGCTTCTTCGTTTTCTTTTTTGTCATTCATAGAAAGATTTGCTTGCACCCATTCATCATAAAATGGGTCGCCTGCACTTAATGTTTCCATATTATTTAAATAATCTAATAAAGCTTGTTGAAAGCCAGGGCACGACGGATCGTACAAAGGATTTCCATAACACATCATTGCTTGTTCGTCTACATCTAATTTATAATTATATATTACTGAAGGATTTTCTATGCGGCCTTCGCCTTCAACATTCATGGATCCATCGCCCCATTTAGTAGCATCAACATAAGGAAACCTAACATATTTTTGAATGGTTCCACCAGGATTACCAGACCAATCATCAGTTTCTTCAAATATATAACCACCATCAACAGCATTTTTGTTTCTAACGTAAACTAAAGCATCCGTTTCTGGATTTTTTACCATCGTGTATCTATATGTTAATCCATGAACTTGAACTGTAACATATGGAGCGGCATGATTAGGGAGTATTTCTTCCATGCCCCAGGATAATCCGGCTATAGCCGCGTTATTAGTAACACCGTAGCTTGTGTCAGAGTAACAATAGGAGGAGGAGGATACCAACAGCGCCGCCGCCAAATAAAGTTGACTTTTCATCATTTTCCAAATCCTTAAATGGGTTCATTGACTTGTTTTTTGACTTGTTGCCAGGTTGCTTATCTTTGTTTGCCTCCCAAGCAGCTCGAGCTTCCGGTCCAATCATTCCTTGATATGGGCAAGGAGTTCCTGCGTTCATCATAGCATCAAAAACTCTTTCATCTTGACACATCACAGACACAGCAGCTACTTTCATACCCATGTCATATAACACTTTAGCATTTTTTAGCTTTTCGCAATTCATATCACGAACGGTTTTACCTGCGCTAATACCAAGAATTTGGGTTTGGACAGCACCAGATACACCAACAGTACACAAATCAGAATTTGAAGAATTTATAGAAGGTGAAATTGCTGAAGGTGGTGGAGATTTTACAGTAGTGCTAGAAGTACTTGTACTGTTTACATCACTTGTATTTGTGTTATCAGTATAAATTACATCATCACCTACATCCTGTGCTAGCACGGACGTTGCCGCCAATAGCATTATTATAGTAAAAAGGTTTTTAAACATGTATTAATCCTATATTCATAACAATTGCCTTATATTTATAAAAAAAGAGGAGCCTTAGCTCCTCTTTTTGTCTATAAAAATAATTTTTAGTGTTTAAAACGCAAAGGATGCCGAAATTGTTGGGACAATTTCTTCAGAATTTAAGTTATAATCCACGCCAGATTCTAATGACATGCCACCAAAAACATATTCATATGAACCACCAATATTTTGGGCCATATCATCAGCATCACCAGCAAGATATGCAGTAACACCAAATACAGTTGCATCAGCTTCAAAGGCTGCTTTTTCTGCTGCTGAACCGTATGTTCCTGTTAGGCCAATTGATGCAATACTTAGGTCTGTAGTTGCACGTCCGCCAAGGACCCAATCTTCTGAATTGAAGTTATAATCTACAGATGCTTCTAAACCAATAGCATTTGCACCGACAGAGTACGCACCTTGTATGTTTTCGATATCAATTACATCAGCAGTTACGTCAGTAAAGCCAAGACCAACTGTTGCGCCATAAGCATTAGCTATAATGCTTGTACCTAACGCAGGATCAAGTAGAGTCGCGCCAGTTTCGCCTTCAACAAAAACATTACCTTGTCTACCAAAGCTTATTGATGCAGCACCAACGGTTGTACCAACTGAATATTCGTCGAGAGTAATTGCATTGGATCCAGTGTCAATACCAAATTCCATAGACCCAAAAGCCAATCCGTTTACAGCAGAAACATCTAAATCTAAAGATGTTGTAGCGCCATAATTATTTTCAGGTGTTTCTGCAATTACCGTTTTAATTTCACCGCTAATACCAATATATGGTACATATGGCGTTTCGCTGGTTTCTTCTGCAAAAGCTGCAGAACCTGCAAACACAATTGCAGCTGTTGTTAAAAACTTATTCATTACATTTTTTCCTCTGTTATTTAAAATAATTGCAACGCTTCTGTTACTAGGTGCGTTGCCAACCCTCACATACCTTTAGGCTGCTAATGCCATTTTTGGCGCTCTATTTGCGTTTGCATTTAGAAAGTTTGACCAATAACGCAGTCATCCGGTAAACTCCACTTCCACTTCCACACCTGTCGATCCCATTTCAGCCCCATCAAAGATACACTGCCAACCGCAGCAGGCGATTTCGTTGGCTATGCCCAGAACAATGTTCCTGTTTAAACAGTGTATCTATGGTGGAGCTGCCCGGTATCGAACCGGGGTCCAGTATGTGTCCACGTTGCTTCAACGCTTACTAATTATATATAATCCATTGTAGTCCAAATGTCAACTATTTATTTAAATAACTTAATGTGTTACTATTATGTTACTATTATGTTACCTAAGCGCCATCATCCATTTCTTTAAAATCGTCTTCTTCGGTATCTTCATATAGATATTCATCATTCATTTGTTAGCTTCTTTCCATTTTTTAGCATCTTCTGGCGTGTTTATTTCTATTCCATTAAAGTCAGTTTGCAATACTCCAATGTCAAATCCATTTTTAAGCCAGCGTATTTGCTCTAAAGCTTCGATACGTTCTTCTTTTGTAATCTCCATATTAGGATACATTTCCAATGCCCATCGTTTATATCCATATATACCTAGGTGGTGATCGCCATAACCAGTGATACCTCTTCCAAACCATAGACATTTATCACCTACTCTTACTAGCTTAACAGTGTTAGGATCATTCTGCAACTCAGAAGGCATTAATGCACACATAGTTGTAACAGTGTAGTTTTCCAAATGCCACTCAGTTTTTTCAATCATATGTTGAGTTACATCAGGCATATCACCTTGGACATTGATAAACTTATCATAATCATCAAAGAAAGAATTCTTAATAGCACCTGCGCATCGCGCTGTGCCATTTTCATATTCACCTTCTTCAATCCAGCACTTGCTCGATCCAAATAAATTAAACACTCTCAGATCATCTGTAAGCACATATGTATCTAAACCTGACTTCTTGCACTCATTATATACACGCTGTATCATGGGAACACCGCCAAGTAGAGTCAAAGGTTTACCTGGAAATCGTGTGCTTGCAAATCTAGCTGGTATTAATATTGCCGTTTTAGTCATTTATTGATCCTAATTACTTGTGTCTTTACTATTATCTATTGCAATTTGCACAAGTAAATAAGGAATGTAAGAAATTGTTAACCAAACACTCCAAAATATACAATTCCATAAAATTATGTCAGCCAATATATTATCTCCTTATTTACTAATAGCGATATTTATTTTTTTTATTTGTTTTACTACAGCTTCAAAATTTTCTAATTTAAGCATATTTGGACCATCGCTTGGCGCGTCATCAGGCATAGCGTGGACTTCGAGGAAAAATGATTTGATCCCAAGAGCAGCCCCTGCATAAGAAAGGCTAGGCACGTAATCACGATTCCCACCGCTACTATCCCCCAATCCCCCGGGTTTTTGTACAGAGTGCGTAACATCAAACACAATATCATTATCATAAGTGTTGAGCATGTAAATAAGACCAGTGTAATCAACAACGAGATTGTTATATCCAAAACTAGTACCTCTTTCAGTTATCCAAACTTCTTTTGCACCATCACACTTGCTTAATACTCCCTTTACATCCCAAGGAGCCATAAATTGCCCTTTTTTGATATTTACAATTTTATCTGTAGCACAGGCTGCTTTGATTAAATCAGTTTGTCGACACAAGAACGCTGGAATTTGATAAACATCAACTGCATCTTTAAATTCCTTTTCAATCCTGGCAATCTGTACGACATCATGCACATCAGTAAGTGTTTTTACACCCAGTGTTACCTTTAGTGCAAGAAAGTCTGTTAATGTCGCATCCATACCTTGGCCGCGCTGACCGTTAGCACTACTCCGATTTGCTTTATCATAACTAGCTTTAAAGTAATATTCTATACCGTATTTGTCGCATACGCGTTTACACTCTTTAGCAATTTCTGCACTTTGTGCAAGTGTTTCGTGCTGGCATGGACCTGCAATAATTCTCATTTATTACTCTTTAATTTCAATGCTGCCAATACAACCAAACACAATACTAGCAACCGTACCAACATAAGGTATAAGTATTGCTAAAACCCACAAAGTGTTAAGACCTGCATCACGCAAACGTTTTACAGTTACAGCAATAATTGCCCAAAGTGTTGCAATTAATGCAACCAATGCGACAAGCGCCCCTAGTGCTCCGGAACCTTCTAGCATTGTCATAGCAATTACGATTGCTATTATGCCTACGATGTGTACTGCCCAAAATTCTTGGCGCTTTGCTACACCATTAAAATCAAAATATTTTTTCATTATTTTTTACCTTGTATTGATGTTCCGATAGTTCTTCGAACAATATCATCGTGATTAAATTCTGCCCAGTATAATTCAAAGGCCACTCCGTCCTCAACCCCTTCAAACTGGTGGATCTTCCCAGGTTTAACTTGAGTGAAATCACCAGGACCAAGAATTGTTTCATCAACCAAGCCAGCTTGATCTTCATCTTGCCATACCCTTACAATCATTTGACCAGATTCTACGTAAAACCCGTTCCATTTAAATTTATGTTCATGCTCTGAACACTTATAACCTTTGTTAAATTCAATTCTATGAAATTCCAATACGCCATTTGCGTGAATGAGTTCTGTATTTCCCCAAATTTTTCCAGCTTTGATGCCCATGTATTTCTCCTAATAACAAATTCGCAAATAAAAAAAGGCTAACCGTTGGCCTTCGCGGGTTTATTACGCAACCACCCGAATTTAATTAATCCAAAGATGGCTGGATTAAAACAGTTTGACCTAAAGTATAACGCTTAGTAGTTTCTTGAGTATAAGTATAACCGTTATACTCGTAACTGATATTGTATTTATAGATTGTTGGTTCATTTACAGTTTTTTGTATTGACTCACATTTTTGCTCAACGCGGTATCCAACTATTTCCTGTACACGTTTATTAGATGCTCTATTAGCGCCTAGAATAGCTCCTAAAACCGTCGCGGCGTCTTTTCCGCTACCATTACCAAACTGATTTCCAATAACTCCGCCTATAATTGCTCCGGCAAAAACATCGCCATCAGAACCGCCGCCAGGTATCACGCGTTCTTGGTAAATAGGAACATCAACATCATAGCAGTTATTGTCATAGCGTGTTACATAATTATTTTTATAAACTGGATCTACTGATGTGATAGTAGCATAATTATTTGAATTACCTGCAAAAGAAAGTACAGGCAAGATTGATATTGCACAAGCTGTGATTACGATTTTCATATTGATTCTCCTTATAATTAATATTAATCTATAATGAACAAAATGTCAATAGAAACTATTAGCAAAATGATCTGCGCCGGAAATTGCAGCCAAAACATTTGGTTTTAATTTAACTCTATTTTCTGAAAGGCCAGTAACTCCTAATACATATCCTGCGGCTTGATGTGCAACGCAATTAGAACCGTAAAGCGGATTTGTATTAACATCAAGATGTATTTCCACATCAAACTCATCAATGAACGGAATTAATTGAGTATATAATTCGCAAGATTTCATTACTTCATTCATTAATCTCAAAGATGGTCTGTTTTTTCTTACATCATAATCTCTTTCAATAGACCTGTGCTTAAATACTTTGCATCCGCTCCGCCCATTCATATGTACTACACAAACGGATGCGTATTTTGCGTGCCAAACTCCATTTTTATTAAAACGAACGGAATCAGTTCCAATGTATATTTTAGTATTTTGATCTAAAGAATACAATAAATTGACCAAATCTTCAATTTGGTTTTTATTTAACATTATTAATTTTCCTATTAGAAATGTATGCGCCAGCTGGCTTTTTCATTGCTTCCATTAATTCGTAAAACATTTTTGCTGACATTACAACAAATTCCATTTTGTCTTTTTTATTATTGTATTGTTGAATGTAAACTTCTTGGTCATCTAAAAAAACTTTTATATCTTCGTATAGACCGCAATCATCAAGGACTGTTATGATCGATTCGTCAAATTCAATTTCATTAGTAAACATCAGTTATTATTTTTTAGTTTGTTTTTAGCTTCTTTTTCTTCTTTTATTAATTGCATTTGCTTAATTTGTTTTATTTCTTTACGTCTAATACGGGCTGCTATAGATTTTTTAATACGAACAGCCTTTGGTTTTGGCTTTTCAACTATTTTATCTTCATCGGGTTTAATTTTTGCATGTAGCATATCGTACCTCTTTAAAGTTAAGTTTTGATTCCTATTGTGTTTAACATGTGTTTTGCCATTGTAGTATCGTCAACAAGTATATTATCTAATTCTTCAGCTATCATTTTCATTATGTCATCAGTATAAAATTTGTAATCTTCGCTTTCATCACCCGATTCAGCAGAAATCGGAAATGTTACAAAGCCATCTTTATCTTCAAGCTCTTTAATTACTTCTAAAATGAGTTTCCATTCTTCTTCTGACATAGCAAATCTTATTTAAATGTCAGCGTGCGAATCTAACATCCATTGCATTTTTTCATGGAAGTCAATGCGATCTTCTAATAAGCTAGCAATTCCTTGCTGACTGAGCTGGTTTGCAATGCCGTGTGCTTCTTTAAGTTCTGCAACAAATCTTTGATTATCCTGTGCGAGGCGGACAAACATAAACTTAGGGGAAGGAATTGACAATTCGTCTGAAATTACACTAAGCTCAGAAAACCTTTTTAAAGATCCTGGAGCAAAAGATTTTAAAGTACGAATCCGTTCAGCATATTCGTCGATAGAACCAAAAACATTTTCATAATATTCTCCAAAGAAATCGTGATAAGCTTTAAAGTTTTCGCCTGTTACATTCCAATGATAATTGTGTGATTTTAAATATAAGGAAAAGGCTGATGCTAATACAACCTTCATTTTTTCAACTAAGTTTTCTAATTCCATGATATTTCTCCTCTATGCAATTACATTATTATTTATAAGAAAAAGCATTATAATTTTTTTTGTTTGTTGAGTATATTGTTTAATGTTTTTGTCACAATTGATTTATCAGTAGAAGATAAAATTATTTTATTATTTTCATCTACCAGAATATGTTTATTTTTATATTGATAAATTCTCACTACAGTTTCCTAATGCAGCTTATTTAAAACGGTATCACTCGAGGAATTGAACCTCGAAGAAATCTGTTATGACGCCTGAAATAACTCTGATTAATTAGCAAACCTGCAGTGATATACTTATTTATTTTTTATCTTTACTCGCTTATTTTACCTTGTTTAAATGGTGCCCTCACCCGGACTCGAACCGGGACGCTCTCTGAGCGAGAGATTTTAAGTCTCTTGTGTCTACCTATTCCACCATGAGGGCCGTAACTTTATTCTGTATTAATGCGAGTGACCTAACAGCGTACTCACCTTTCGGCTTTGGGTGTTTCAGGGTTTCTGGTTTGCCACTCTCTACTACAAACCCCTTTTCGATGTTTGGTTCTTTAAACAGTCTGTCTAAAGTAGATCTTTGGAGCGGGTAAGGAGAATCGAACTCCTGTCTAAAGGTTGGAAACCTACCGTAATAACCACTATACGATACCCGCGAAATAATATTGGTAGGCCCTTAGGGACTTGAACCCCAATCGGCAGTGTTATGAGCACTGTGCATTAACCAATTATGCTAAAGGCCCACGAATATTATTTCTATTCTTTAAAAGTTTGGTGATCTCTGTAGGACTCGAACCTACGACCTAGTGCTTAGAAGGCACTTGCTCTAATCCTGCTGAGCTAAGAGACCATTAACTGTTATATTCTTTAGTTGTTTTTATCCGTTTATATTACTATTATAACATATATATTCTAATATGTCAATCTATATTTGGTCTCTCGAGCTGGATTCGAACCAGCGGTTTCTTGGTCCCAAACCAAGCGGATTAACCAGACTTTCCCACCGAGAGCTTATTACTATTTGTCCTTTAAGATCTTGTCAATTTTTTCTTCAATTTTATTAAGACGATCTAGAATTACTTCATAAGATTCACTTAAAGTTAATTCCTTAGGACCTTCGTTAATCACAGATTGAACTGGATGCACATCTAACTCCCAGTCAATATCATCAGCTTTAAACTTAGTAGAACTAAACAATTTAAACATTCATACTAATCCTTTATATTGGCTAGGGTGGTAGGAATCGAACCCACGCCAACGGGTTTGGAATCCGTTGTACTACCATTATACTACACCCTAATAAACTATTTTATACATACGCCCGAGCTAGTATTTCCAATCTCCCCGCACGGCCTTATTGACATTGCCGCTCTAGTTCAATTGAAACTAACATCCCTTTCGAGATAGTGCTTTTAGCTGATCAACGCCTCTACACAGACGTATGTATGAAATAGTCTCCTTTATTACTTAAACAGCTTTGACATCAGTTCGCCTGCAAGACGAGAAGCTGCTTCTTTTTTAAGATCTTCTTTACTCTTAGCCATGATAGGCTCCATTGATTCTCTTTATACTATTAATATAACTGATTCTAAACAGAATGTCAATAGTTAATTTCAGTTTCGAAATCTAAATCTACAATTGGATCTGAAAATTCAGCACAAAACATACCATCAAATTCTTGCTCAATAGGAAATTCGTTATCTATGATATCTTTTGAAACGTCTTGAAACATTTCTGAAAACATTGTTGCAGTATTTTCCATTTTATTCTCCATTGATTCTCTTTATACTATTAATATAACTGATTCTAAACAGAATGTCAATAGTTATTTCACATATTTTTGTAACCAACGACACTTTGGTTGGATTTTAGCAAGATAAGTCCAGCACTCAAAACAGGTACCTTCATAGATTGTTTCATTAGTGTCAAGATGCACAAGACCGAAATCCCCACGGTTTTCCCAGTGAGGAAGTACAAGATAGTTAAAAAGAATTTCAGATTTTTTAGTGTATAGTGTCATAGAGTGATTCCTTTTGTTATAAAATTACTCTATACTATTTCATAACGAATGTCAATAGTCAATTATTCTTCTTTTTGTTTTTTATCTCTTAGAGCATTATATAATGTTTTAGGTATTACTTGAAGTTGCAAACCAGTTGGCTGAACCCGACTATTAACATATTCCTCATATGTTAAATATTCCGCAGGGTGTTTTGGCGGCGTTGTATTCGTTTTCATATTATTCGGATCCTGGAATAGTTATATTTTGATTTTTCATAATGTCCGTGATAACCTTGGTAGTTGTATTGATGTGACTATCAATGTTAAAATCTGTTGTGCTTGATTCGTAATACAAAAGAATTAAGACAGCTCCCACGATAATTGGAGCTAGCTGCATTCCTATTTTTACAAATGACGCAATTACACCAAATACAATTCCAAGAACAGTACCTATTAAAGCTAATACAACAATTAGGCCTAAAAAGTTTTCCATGTTTTCCATAATATTATTTATTATCCAAGTAATATTTAACAATTGCATTGTCAATTTCAGTCATAGGAGAACCAGCCCAGGCTGCGCCTTTTCCTGCTACTTTTCCTGCAACTCTTGCCAAGTTAACAGAGATAAGATCGTTCTTATGTGTACGAGCCATTTCGCGCATACCGTATGCAATTTTTGCGTTGTCTGTTCCGTTAATCATATTCATGGCATGTTCCTTTTCCATTTGATATATACAATCTATCTGATTCTAAAGAGAATGTCAATAGTTAATTACACTTGTTTTGGCCAAATGTCTCCTAAGTTTGCGTTGAAAGAAATACTAACTCTTTTATTATCAGTTTTATTTGGTAATACTGCATGTTCTAAGAAACTTGGGAATAAAATTAATCGACCTTTTATAGGAGCGTAATAAATTCGATTATGCTCATTATGAAACAATCTTGAATTCATTGCTACTGGCGACGGAGTCTGAAACACAATATTCCCTTCGTCTGGGTCACCGGTTGTTTCATGATAAAATACTCCAGAAATATCATTTAATGGATGAATATGGTAATTTTGATATTGACCGCGTTCAGTAATATTAACCCACGATTCTTTAATACATATTTTACTGTCGTGTTCGAAGTTAAACGTATCAATATATTCTAAAACACTATTGTATATTAACGATGTTAACGTTGGGCATTTTTCTAAAAATCGATTATTATCGGAATAAGTAAAACTTGTTTGTACAGAATCATTCCACATATCGAGTGCAGAGTTTATCTCAGTTTCTTCTAGTGCTAAATTTACTTCTTCGGTAATGTTGGCAGTGCCTAAATCTTTATAAAAAATAGGTATGCTAAACCACTGTTCTATCATAATCTATTCCTTTTCATTTGTTAATATCAATATAACTAATTTTAAAGAGAATGTCAATAGTTAATTACACTTGTTTTGAAAATTTTTCAACAAAAGAAACCGAGTTGTCGAAAGCTTCTTGTTCCCACCATCTGTCCAAGTATGGAACAGTTTTGTATTCATCTAAAAGAGTACCCAAATCCTGGGTCATATACTGTTTTACATGGATCATTTCATGAGCTATCGTAGTAAATATTTGTCCGATATTACGATCAGTTTGCTTCACAAGAATCATATAGCTCCCTTCGCTTTTATCTATACACATTCCATTATTGCCATCAATATCGCAATTTGCTATTAATATATTACGTGGGATAATGCAAAGCTCCTTACACAGGAACTTCACAAACTTTTCAGCCAATTGAATATATTCTTTATTCAATTCTATAACAATATTCATTATTTTTTCTTACGCTGATTTCTTGATTTTCTTTTCGAAGATCCAATTTTACGTCTTCCTTTTCGTGGTCTATTTTTCGCAGGCCAGGGCATATGTATATCCTTTCATGATATTAAAAATGTCATACATTATTTTTTCAAGTTCGTGCGCTTCCTGCTCCCAAGGAGCTTCAGAGTACGATACGTTATATTCTTTACCTTTCCATTTAGAAGGCTTGTTTCCAATTCCCGATTCTAATTCTCCTTTTAAGTATTGTTTAACATGAACCATTTCATGAAAAAACGTAGTGATGATATCGTGCCTATCGTGTTTCGGATCAATATAGACTGACAGCTCCTCATCCTCTGGATCATATTCGCAATAACCGTAACAACCGTCGTTAAATTCACCATCAAAATATAATTCAATTTCGCCGTCTATTTCTAAAAAGTTAGCTGCAAAAGAAACAGCATTATCTAATAGTTTATTTGAAATAGATTTTGGTTTATCATATGATACATAAAACATTATGAAATCTCAGCTAAGTCATTTTTAAATTGAACTTCAGCTGTAGTTTCTTTCCAATATTTAAACTCTTGCTGGGCCTGTTTAATTTCTTTTTTCAATTCAGCTACCATTTCTTGAGTAAGACTCATGATGTTAACACGAAGAAGGCGATCAATATCACTATTACTATTTGCATCAGTATGAGACAATATTTGTTCTCCTACCTGCTTTTTATTTTTATTTTTAAATTCAATTTTATTATCAATGACAGCTTGAATGAATTGCATTTTTACTTTTAGCCAACGAGCAAGTTCAGATGCTTCTTTTTTCCTTAGCTCGATTCTGCTCTTCATGATCATAAGTCGATAATTACAAAAATCTTTAATTAGCTCACGTTCATCTTTATATTCACGCAGCTTGCCGTCATAATCAATAACAGTTAGGTTTTCTGTAAGTGGCTTACTTAACTTAAACTTTTGAATAATTTTCGAGTTTGCCCAGTTTGCTGACGAAGTCTGTTTTAATTTAACTTCGAATTTAAAACCAGTTTTATCGCAAAGATCCTCATAAGATACGATATCTCCATCATCTTCAAGCTTATCTAAAACTTTAATATAGCCTTCTCTGTCAAAGCCATACGGTACTTCAGTAATTTCTAATACCGTTTTGCTCTTCTTTTTAAAGCAACCAAATACAGTGTATTTATCCTCAGTTTTATCATATTCTACACTACCATTGAAGTCTGGAAATGACACTGGAAGTCTTTTGGCTATATTACCATTCGTAAGGAATTCATCGCAGGCACGAGAAAGAGAGACAACACTTCGAGGTAAAATGTTTGTTGCAAAACCAGTAGCAATACCTTTTGTACCATTTGATAAAACCAATGGAATAACTGGCAAATAAAACGCAGGAGGTTCATGTTCAGGATCAGAATGAACTGGCGCTAACTCTAAATCTTTAATGTACTTACTAAAATTCGCATGGACTCGAGTATATACATACCGGGCCGCGCCAGCTTCTTGAATAAGTCGTGTACCAAAGGACCCTCGGCCTTCAATAAGACAAACATTATTGTTCCATGTTGCAGCCATTAATTGACCTGCGCCGGCAGCTGAAGCTTCTCCGTGATTATATCCGTAATCTGATATGATACCAGCAACAGCTGACACCTTTTTAAAATCCTTTTTTGAATTAAGTAACGAACTGTATAGGTAAAACCTTTGAACTGGTTTTAGACCGTCTATCATATTAGGAATGGCACGTGACTCGACAGTATACATAGCGAAACTCAACCATTCGTTAGCAGCTACTTTCGAAATTGGATAATTGTTCATTGCGTCATCGTCTTTAGTAAATTCTAATATACTCATATTATCCTCATCTGATTCTATATTATTCTAACACATTACAATACAAATGTCAATCACAATATTATTATGCAAACATATATTCTTTACGAAGCTGAGACTCGCGACCAAACATCATTTGAAATACAGATGCATCGTCGACTGTTACGGTATCATAAACGGGTTGATTAATAATCTTATCATATTCTGATTCTTCAAGACTACCTAGACCTTTAATATAACGATGCTTCCAACCAGAATGTTCTGTTTTAAATTTACTAGCATCCTCGTATGTGTAAAACCATTTCACGTCTTTATCTTTCGTTGAAATCATAATAGGAGTACGAGTAATGTTTACGCGTTTTTCTGTTAAAAGACGAGGCCAAAATTTATAAAAGAACGCAATAAGTAATGGCGAAATATGTCCAATACCATCATGGTCAGCATCAGTTAAAGTTGCGATATTTGAATAAGACATATCGTCAACGCTATTAGGGTTATTAATATCTAATCCCAATACAGCAACCAACTCACTAAGTTCTTTATTTTTTAAAACATCGGCAGGTTTCATATCCCAGGTATTCATAATAACACCTCGAAGTGGATAAGCTCCAACTTTATTAGGATCTCTAACTTTAAGTAGGAACCCCATAGCTGAGTCTCCTTCTACGATCTTAAGTGTTGCATTATAGGAATTTGCAGCAATGTGTTTTGCTACCTTTACTTTACGTAGCTTTTTCTGAGCAAGAGTTGCAGCTCTTTTGTCTGCTGCCAATTTCTTAGCAAGTTGCGCTTCAATAATTGGTTCTACGATATCGTTAGCCGCAAATATTTTTCTTGCTATGTTTATAAATTCTTTTGATTCTGATTTTTCATAATGCTCTTTTACGTTGCCAACAGTATTTGTAAGGCGTTCTTTAGTTTGAGAGTCAAACTTTGGGTTTGTAAAATTTCGAGCAAACATAATAAAAGTTAGTCCACCTTTAATGGTGTTCCTAGCAACTTCGATTTTATGGCGGCGTTTAATTAATACTCCCAATTCTTCAACAATACTGTTTACAATAAAATCAACATATGCACCACCTTGTCGAGTGTTTACTCCATTCACAAAACTGTTTGAACGGAAACCATCTTCGGAAGATGCAAAGAAAAACGAAAGGTCATTGGATACATCAGTTATAACAGATGCGTTTTCTTCTGTAGTAAACATTTCAGCATATTTTTTAATATTGGAAACACGAATTCTTTTCTTATTAAAGGAAAATGCAATTTCAGGAAATGCCATTTGGAGACTGATTAGACGATCTTCAAGTAATGCTATTGTATCAAGCTCTTCTAAAGAATCAACTTCAAACAAAGAAAAGTCAGGAACAAAGGATACTTCAGTACCATTTCCTGCTTTCATATTAGAATTTACTTTAATATCTAACGCGCCGGTTTTACATTTAACCTCAACAGCGTTTCCATTTTGCCAGGTTTTACCAACGAATGCAGATGATAAGAAATTGGTTGCCGCCGATCCTACACCGTTTGTGCCAATCGTAACACGGTTATCATCGAAGCTAGTTCCTGCGTTAACCTTTGTCCAGGCCGCTACTGGGCGAGGTATATTTGTTTTCGAGGTTTCGTCATATACGTTTTCTTGTGGGATCCCACGGCCGTTGTCTGAAACAGTTACTTTGTTTCCATCTACCCAAACATTGATTTTATTTGCATATTTGAAATTTGTTCGGATTGCCTCGTCAATTGAGTTATCCAATATTTCGTCAATCATTTTTGATAGTGCTGGCACATAAATAGATTTTTTCCATTCACCAAGTACAAACCGTTCAACTTCTTCTTTCGAAGCGGATCCCATGTACATACCAATACGGGTACGTACGTGATCTCTTGCTGTTAGTATTTTAAATTCTTCGTTTGCCATCGTATACTCCCAATATGAATACTCTTGTGCATTCTCATGATTTAAACTTTATTAATATAAATCTATACTGATTCTATGCAAATGTCAACAAAAAAAAAATCATTTGCACAAAATCAATATAGAATGTATTTTTATTTAATAGTCGTCATCAGAACTTGAAGACTTACCTTTTGAGTATGCTTGTGCTCCAAAGAACGCAGCAACAAGTCCAGCAATTGCTACAAAATATGTTGGCGCAATATCACCAATAATTGAAGCAGCATCGTCAATTCCAATTACACTCGTAATTAAAATAAGAACTGGATAAAGAAGCATTCCCCAAAGTGCAAACCACGCCATTGCTCGAATTTGATCTTCTTTAGCATCTTCGTTTTCTTGAAGTTTCTTTCTATGCTCAAATTCAGCGATTTCTTTCGCCCGGGCCATTTCTTCATCTGTAATTACACCATCTCCGTCTGTATCCAAATGAGCATATATTGAATCTGCAGATAGCGTTTTAGCTTTATCTTTAGCCATGTTTACCTCCTATAATTTATATAACATTGTATATTCATTATAAAAGTATTTTTCAGTTCATGATATATTTATATAAAAAGCCTCGCAAGGCGAGGCTTTATTAATTAATAATTTTTTTATTTTTTAATAAGTGCCACCTTCAAGAACACCGCCTTCTACACCTTCTGGTGTAATTGAACCACCGATAAATTTTCCAGTAGTTGCGTCATATGATACGAAATCACCATCTTGGAAAGTTGACATGTCCAAATCATCAAGGCCGCGCATAACAACTTCACCGCCTCCACCTAAAGTACTTAGTTGTGTATTAATTTTGTTAATAAAATCTGAATAGTGTTTTTGCAAATCCTCAAATGTTACAAAATCGGTTTGCTCATTGACTTGAGTTTTAGCAAGTTTTTTATTGGAAAACATCAATAGCGATTCGTCTAAATTATTTTGTTTTGCTAAATAATCTTCATGTATATTGTTTTGTTTTATTGCTTCTTCTATTATAGGTTCTTCGGTTAAATCAATTGTTTCCACATTTTCAAAATTTAACGAGTCATATTGTGCGTTTTCATAAACTGGCTGTGGTGTATGTTTAAATTCAGCTAGCAATTCTGCACGAATTCTTTCACGCTCTTTTTCCATAAAAGCTTGCTCAGCCAACTGGGCACGAATTCTTTCACGCTCTTTTTCTTGGTGTATTTTTGCTTCTTCTTCTAAACGTATTTTTTCAGCATATTCAAAGCGAATCTTTTCCAATTCTTCTTGACGAATCTTTTCCAATTCTTCTACTCTTAATTTTTTTACATTCGCCAATTCTTCGCTAAGCATACCAGCAAATTGTTTTAAATGCGGCTCTGCAGCAGAAATCGATTCATTCCTAGGAGCTTGTATTTTTTTAACTTGTACAGAATTTTTTTGTGGTACTATATTAGGAGATTTGCGCTGCGCTCTTTTATTCGTCATGTCGTCAATATAATTTAACGTACCTGAAACTGATTCGTTTTTATTCATTTTTTGCACCCATCTTGGACTCTGTTTAGTTTTATTTATAATAATAAAGATATCTTAAAAGGTTAAATATTATAATCTTTGTTGATTTTTTTAGAAATTACTTTATGTAACCCGGGATTTACAATCAGCGCCTTTTGCATAATTTCGTGTCGTATAAAGTTTCTCATATATGTTGTATCTTCATTTGACGTATCCTCGATCCATGGTACACTATTGCGCCTACACCAATTTACCAATTCTGCCTTTTTATTTAATCGAAACGGTCGAATTACATTTCTGTTTGAATATGGAATGATTTTTCCTTCGCCGTGTAAACTAGACCAAATCCATGTTTCTAAGCAATCATCTAGGTGGTGGCATGTTATAACTGGCGAGGATTCTTGAAAAAAGAAATTATATCTTTCGTTTCTCCAATATTCTTCTTCTGACTCTCTGTTTTTTCTTTTATTACAAATTTGCCCTATGCTTAATGTCATAGATGTTGCTGTTGGTGTTTCACTAAAAACACTATTCCTTTCATTAACATATTCACGTAAAAATTCTAAAGCATCAGCCGACGTCTCAGTGCCGTGGTCAAAAAACATAAGATTTACATTATGATTTCTTCTCAAAAAATCTACAGCGGCCATCGAGTCTACACCCCCTGAACATGCTACGTTAATATTACGTGGGAGTTTTCCCTGTAATTGAATCATAATTTCTCGCCTTTTAATATTTAGATATTTTATTCTATATTAATTCTATTATAATGTCAAACAGTTTCTCTTATCGCAACTCTTTTTCTTAAACCGCTGGAGCTAAATCTATGATTTCGTTTGTTAAAATAAATGTAAATGCCTAAACGTTTACAAATTTCACGCCCTGTAAAATCTTTATCTTTATATTCTTCACCTAATATACGAACATCTATTGGATACAATTCTAATATATCTTCAAGATCTTTTTCTGTTTGATATACTAAAATTTCGTCAACATATTTTACTGCACTCAGTTGTGTATATCTTTCAACAATAGTTTGTATTGGTGAATTTTTTTCATCTCGGTCCACACTAGGATCTATTTGAAGAGCACAAATTAAATGATCACATTTTGTCTTTGCTTCTCTTAACATCATAATATGTCCTGAATGTAGTAAATCAAATGATGATGCTACAATACCAGTTTTCAATCTTTAAGCTCCTTTAAAATTTTAAATGTATGTTCCCAATTATCTACACAAAAAGATTTACTTGGGTGTTTCAATTCTTTAGCTAATGGGTAATCGTTTCCATCTTTATCCATTTTATCACCGAAGAAATATATAACATCTTTACTTGAAAAATCTTTGAGTATTTGGGATTTGTCATTTCCCTTTGGGTAAATATCTAGACCTGTTTCTCCGCCAACACTTGCAGTTATATTTGGAAAAAGAATATTAATTTTTTTTGATATTTTTATACGTTCATTTGTTTTTAGATCCCATTTTACATACTGCGATCTTTCTTCCTGGGAAGCACCGCGGCCAACAATACTAAAATTAATTGAACCAGGTCTTTCTTCTATGTGTTGTCCAGCTCGTATAGGAAATTTGCTTTTATTAAGCCATAAATTTAAATTTGATTTAAGATCGTTGGGTAATTTCCACTCGGAAGTTCTTATGTTGCGGTCGCCTTGGTAAACATCATTGCCGGAACAATTATAAACTCGTTTACAATTAAAAAAAATAAATTCACCAATCTGTTCAATAGTTTTAGCGCGATCACTTCCTGTAACTAAATAAACATGATGTGATTGACAAAAAACACTAAACCAAATCGCAAAATTTTTGTTCATTTTTTCTCGGCTTGGAGTTAAAGTGCCATCAACATCAAATATATATTTTTTCATATCTATATTTTTCCTACCCAATGAGTACAATCATCACACGGATCTTGCATACCCAATAACATTATCTTTTTTTCAAGGACATCATTATTTTTTGCTTCGTGCTGTCTTCCATCCAAAACCATTCAGAAATTTCCTTTTGGGTCCTCTTACATCCTATACATGAATTATTTTTAATAATACATACACTTATACACGGATTGAGAATTATAGGAGGATTTTTATTTTTTCTTTTTACCATACGAGTAAACACCACGACTTGTAATCTTATTTATATTAATTCTGTATTGCATTTATATAAATAGATTATATAACACTTTTATATAAATGTAAATAGGAAAAACGATGATAACTAATTTTTTATCGCCATTAGAATTTGTAGTAACTGTAAGAAGGTTGCCGCAAGTAGAATTTTTTACTCAGTCTGTAACAATCCCATCTGTTTCGATTGCACAGGTAGATCAAAATACGCCTTTTAAAATTGTACCAGTTCCTGGAGATCGTTTAACTTATGGTGAATTGCCTTTATCATTTATAGTTGATGAATCAATGAATAATTATATAGAAGTTTATAATTGGTTAAAAGATATGACCTTTAATGAAGAATTTGAACAATTTGACAGAATAAAAGATGGTGAATACGGAATTCTTACAGATATTTCGCTTGTGATTATGAACAGCCACAAAAACCCAAACATAAACATAGAATTTAGAGATTGTTTTCCAACAAACCTATCTGATATAACTCTTGATACAACTCAAACCGATGTCACGTACCCGCAAGCAACGGTAAGTTTTACGTTTAGAGATTTTAAAATCACACAACTATAAGGAAATAATAAATGTACGAATATAGATGCACCGTTAATAAAGTAATTGATGGGGACACCGTAGATGTTGACATAGAATTAGGATTCGGAGTAGTACTTGCGGACGAAAGAGTACGCATTATGGGTATTGATACTCCAGAATCTAGAACTTCAGATAAAGTTGAAGACTTGTTTGGGGAAGCCGCAAAGGCAAGAGTAAAAGAACTTCTTTCTGGAGATGTTATTCTTAAAACTGAAGTAAGTAAAAATGGCGAAGATATGAAAGGCAAGTTTGGACGAGTACTTGGCGATTTTATTATTGAAAATTACAATGGAGCAGATAAGCGTTTAACTGAAATACTTATTGAAGAAGGACACGCTGTTCCATATTTTGGCGGGTCAAAAGAAGAAACCCAGGCAGCTCACGAAGTTAACCGTCAAAAATTACTTAATGAAGGAATCGTCGATAGAGCCGAATATGAAAAGCAAGTTGCTAAACAGAACGGTTGACATTTACTCACTTCTGTGATATATTTGTACTATATACTACATAATGGAGATGCGCGATATGGATATTGATGAAATAAATCATCTATGGGCTCAGGATTGTAAGATTGACGAAACTAACTTGTCTCGTGAATCTTCACGCATTCCTGAGCTTCATAATAAGTACTATAACCTTTTTTACCGCGAAGCTCTAAAGGTAAAAAAGCTAAAAGCTGACTTGCTTGAATTTGAAAAAATAAAGTCAGACTATTATAATGGAACAATGGACGAGTTGGATCTTAAAGATAGGGGATGGAAACCCTTTCAGCTTAAAGTTCTTCGTGGTGATTTAGACCGTTATGTTCAGAGCGATAGTGAAATAATACAACTTAGCTTAAAAATAGCATTACACGAGGAAAGAGCAAAGTATTTGGAAAGTATTGTTAGACAGATAAATAATAGGAACTTCATAGTTAAGAATATGATAGATTGGGCTCGCTTCCAGGCTGGCGGATAATAATAAGTAGGTATATAATGACAGACGTGGTAACAGTAGAATATATTAACGCCGTTCACATGAAAGTAACTGCTGACCCTGGTACACGTCAGGAAATAATGAATTATTTTTCCTTTCGGCCGGATGGATATCAGTTCAGTCCCAAATTCAAAGCAAGAGTCTGGGATGGTTATATTCGTATTTACCAGCCAATGAGACCTGTTCTATACGTCGGTCTCCTTCCATACTTAAAAAAATTCTGCGAAGAGCGTGAGTATGATCTTTCAATATCAGATGAATTAATCGTAGATAATAAAGTACCTGAAGACTATGGTTACGAAATTGCAAAAGAAATAAACTGTAAGTTTACTCCTCGCGATTATCAAAACGAATATGTTGTAAGTGCAATTAAAAATAACCGTTCACTTTCTCTGTCTCCAACTTCTTCTGGCAAGTCACTTATTATTTACCTAATTCAGCAGCACTATTATCAAGCGTTTGGCCATAGGACTCTTATCATTGTCCCAACAATTTCGCTCGTCCATCAGATGGCAGGTGACTTTGCGGACTATGGTTGCGATCCTTCTATGATATATAAGATCCAGGGTGGGATAGATAAGAATACATCTGCGCCAATCGTAATCAGTACGTGGCAGTCTTTAATTAAACAACCAAAGGAATGGTTTGACCAATTTAGAGTAGCACTAGGTGATGAAGCTCACTTGTTCCAAGCAAAGTCTTTGACTACGATTATGGAAAAGTTAACTGAATGCGAATATCGCCACGGATTTACTGGTACTCTAAAGTCAGGAGAGTCAAAGACTCATCAGCTTATTCTCGAAGGTTGTTTTGGTCAAGTTAAAAGATTTGTAAAAACAAAGGATCTTATTGAAGAAGGTACCGTAGCAAACTTTCAAGTAAAAGCTATAGTACTTTCTCATCCTGAAAATAAACGAAAAGATTTCCGTAAAGCTTTTAATTCTATTCAAGTTAAACAAAAAAGATATCCTGCTGAAAGAGAATATCTTATTAACCACGAAAAAAGAAATATTTTTATTCGCAATCTTGTATGGTCTTTAAAAGGACAAAATAATCTTATTTTGTTCGATCTTGTTGAAAAACACGGTAAGGTATTAGAGCCACTCCTTCGGAGAGACGATCGTCAATTACATTTTGTATATGGTGGCGTAAAAGGTAATGAACGCGAAAACATTCGCCACCTTGTCGAAAATGACCCTATCAAACAACATGACATATTGGCATCATACGGAGTGTTTTCAACAGGTGTAAATATTAAAAGATTAGATAATGTTATATTTGCATCTGGATCTAAATCTGAAATTAAAGTACTCCAATCAATTGGTAGAACATTACGTAAAGCTGATGACTCAAATAAAGCTACTCTGTATGATATTGCAGATGACCTTTCTGTAGGAGCATTTACAAACTATACTCTTAATCACTTTAAGAGACGTATAGAAATATACTCAGAAGAACATTTTCCATTTAAAATATACACCATACCATTAGAATAGTATACCACAACTCCCAGAATTAATAATTCTATTATACTCATTATTTTGAAAATGTCAATAGAAAAATGCACAGTTGATGAAAATATTTTTCAAATTAACAGTTGACATTTTTCAAATTCTAATATAAAATGTATATAACAAAGATATAAAGGAGTAGTATCATGGCTCGCCGGGTAAAAAGAAATTATGTAAATAATAAAGATTTGCTAGATGCTCTTATTGAGTATAAGAAAAAATGTCAAGAGGCAGAAGACCAAGGTGATGATTTGCCTACTGTACCAAATTATATCGGTGAATGTATTTTTAAAATTGCAAATCGTTTAGCAACAAAACCAAACTTTTCAGGATACACCTATAAAGAAGATATGATTATGGATGGTATTGAAAACTGTCTTTTATACATTGGTAATTTTGATCATAACAAATCATCAAACCCGTTTGCGTATTTTACACAGATTATTTGGTACGCATTTTTGCGCCGTATTCAAAAAGAAAAAAAGCAAATGTATATTCGTTTTAAATCATCTCATAATATGGTTGCACAAGGCGCTACATATGAATCAAACGAAGTTCAATTGCATTTAAATACAAACGCAGATTATATAAATCACTTTGTTAGTGACTATGAGGAAAAGCTAGCGAAGAGTAAAATTCCAAAGCAACCGAAAGAAGTCGTAGAAACAATCGAAGTTGAAGTTAAGAAGGAAGACGACGATAAATGAAGATTGCTTTTATTAATGATAATCACTTTGGTTGTAGAGGTGATAGCAAAATATTTTTGGATCATCAAGAAAAGTTTTTTGCGGAAGTGTTTTTTCCTTACTTAGATGATAATAAAATTACAATTGTAATGGATCTTGGTGATACGTTTGATAGACGTAAGTATATTAATTATGTTACATTAAAAAGAGCAAAAGAGTTTTTCTTTAGCCAGTTAGCGTCTCGCAATATCGAATATCACGCAGTTGTTGGTAATCATAGTGTTTATTTTACAAATACAAACGAAGTAAATTCTATGTCTTTGTTATTACAGGAATATGATAATTTTCACATATACGACCGTGAACCTGTGGAATTATCATTTGGTTCTACTAAATTTATGATGGTACCATGGATTACTAAAGATAATCGCGAAGAATGTCATGCCGCCATTAGTTCTTCAGACGCAAATATTCTTTTAGGCCATTTTGAAATTGAAGGTTTTGAAATGATGAAAGGTATGCTTTGTGATCATGGTTTAAAGAAAGATATATTTTCTGGATTTGAAGCTGTATATTCTGGCCATTTCCACCACCCTTCAGAATATAGCAATATTAAATACCTTGGAGCTCAATATGAAATGACGTGGACTGATTATAACGGCCGACGTGGTTTTCATGTGTTTGACACGGAAACTCGAGATATTGAATTTATAAAAAACCCTAATCGTATATTCCATAAAATTGAATATGATGATGAAAATATGACTATTGAGGATATCGCAAATATTAATACTGATGTATTAAAAAATACATATGTAAAGGTAATTGTAAAAAATAGAACAAATGGATATTTGTATGATACATTTTTAAATAAAATAGCAGACAGCGGCGCGGCCGATGTAAAATCTATCGATGATACTCTCAACTTGGAGTCTTCTGGTGTAGATGAAATTCTTGATGAAACTCAGGAAACAAAAGATATTCTACACGCATATATTGATTCTATCGAAACGACAGTAGAAAAGAAAAAAATCAAAAAAGTTATTGATGAACTTTATGTAGAGGCAATGAATTTATAATGCAAATACAATTTAAAAAAGTGCGCTATAAAAATGTGCTATCGACTGGTAATGTATTTACTGAAATTAATTTAAATAAAAGCAAAACTACTTTAGTAAGTGGATCTAATGGAAGTGGCAAGAGTACAATGCTTGATGCCATTACCTTTGCTTTATATGGAAAACCTTTTCGTAAAGTAAATAAGCCGCAGCTAATAAACTCTATTAACCAAAAGGATGCTGTTGTTGAAATTGAATTTTTAGTTTCAGGAAACGAATATTTAATTCGCCGTGGGATTAAGCCAAATATCTTTGAAATTTATCGTGACGGAGAATTAGTCGACCAAGATGCCGCATCAAGAGATTACCAATCGTATTTGGAACAAAACATTCTCGGCCTAAACTATAAGTCGTTTAATCAAATTGTGGTATTAGGTAGTGCTACATATGTGCCTTTTATGGAGCTTCCAGCGCACTCTCGTCGTGAAATAATTGAAGATCTGCTTGACATTCAAGTTTTTAGTACAATGAATAATTTGTTGAAAGATAAAGTTTCAACAAATAAAGAATCTATAACTGAAAATAATTATCATATAGATATTATTAATTCAAAGATTGAAAGTGCAAAAGAACATAATGATTCTATTTTAAAAATTAAAAAAACAGAAGTTGTTAAGATTAAAGAAAAAATTCAACAACATCTTGAAAAAATAGAAATAGAAAAAGAAGAAATTGAAGAAGTCGAAGTAGTAATTAAAAATCTTATTGAAACTATATCTGACAAACAAACAATTAAAAAACGTCTTGAAAATGCAAAAGGTTTACAGCGTGAATTAGAAAATGACATAAAAACGTATCAAAAAGATTTAAGCTTTTACCATGATAACGATAATTGTCCTACATGTAAGCAAGGCATCGACCACGATTTCAAAGAAAACGTTGTTACCGAAAAGAGTAAAAAGGTAAAGGAAATCAAGGATGGTATAGTAAAATTATCGGAAAAGATAAAAGAATATGAAACAAGAATAGAAGATATTTCTTTGGTCGAGGACCAAATCCAGGAAAACAATCTTACGATTGGCGAACATCGCGCACAGATTAAAATGTCAATAAATGCTCTCAAGTCGTATAAAAAAGAACTTGACGATGCAGAAAAAGAAGTTGAAGAGGTTGACACAAGTAAACTTGATGATTATAATACAAACCTTAAACTATTACAGTCCGAGCAAAATGAATTATTTGATAAAAAAGAAACATTAAATGTAGTAAACACAATGCTAAAAGATGGTGGCATTAAAACGCGAATCATTAAACAATACATTCCAGTTATGAATAAACTCATTAACAAATACCTGTCCGCGTTTGAACTGTTTGTTGACTTCCATCTCGACGAAAATTTTAATGAAATAATTAAATCTCGTTTTCGTGATGCCTTTTCGTATTCTTCGTTTTCAGAAGGTGAAAAGCTTCGGATTACTCTTTCAATTATGATGTCTTGGCGTGCTGTCGCTAAGCTACGCAATTCTGTTTCAACAAACTTACTCATTCTTGACGAAACTCTTGATGGCGCAATGGATGCAACTGGAGTTGAAAACTTAATTGATACTTTGCATAATTTAAATAGTAACGATAATATTTTTGTCATTTCCCATCGTGGTGATCAATTTAGCGAAAAGTTTGAATCACACGTTAGATTTGAAAAAATTAAAAACTTTAGTCAAATTGCTACTTAAATTAGTTGACATATGTACCATTCAGTGGTATTATGGTTTTATATATTATTAAAGGATACGCATGTCTAATTTTTATACAAATGTTGAACGTTTTGGTAACAATATCCTATGGCGTGGATATGAAAACGGAAAGCCGTTTGCTCGCAAGGAAAAGTTTAAACCTACTCTGTTTTTACCAGATAAAGACGGCGATTACCGTTCTCTAATCAGTAATCGTCCTTTGTCTCCTCGGCACTGTCTCTCTATGGCAGAAGCAAAGGAATTTATTGAACAACATAAGGACGTGCATGGTTTTGAATTATATGGAAATACAAACTACGTAGCACAATTCATTCAACAAAAATATCCTAATAATGTTAAATTTAATATGAAAAAAATTAATATTATGTCTTTTGATATTGAGGTTGACATTAGCGATGGATATGCAAATATCGATGAAGCTGATAAAGTAATTACTTCGATATCAATGAAATCTTCAAAGTCAAGTACATATCATCTATTGGCCCAAAAAGATTATGACAAGAGCAAAACTATTACTGGCATTGACCCGGATGATATTCAGTTTATGAAGTTTGATACTGAAGAGGCCATGCTTCAACGGTTTATTCAAATTTGGATGAACGATTATCCTGAAGTCATTACAGGTTGGAACGTTGAATACTTTGATATTATGTATGTTGTTACTCGCATCATTCGATTATTTGGTGAAGAAAAGGCAAAGCAGCTATCTCCTTGGAAAAACATACGCATGAAAACGCGTGAAATCTTTGGAAAACCTGCTTCCACTTATCAAATTACCGGTATGACAGTAATTGATTATATGGACGCGTTCAAAAAGTTTGGTTATAAGTACGGGCCACAAGAGTCGTATAAACTCGATCATATCGCATATGTAATCCTTGGAGAAAAGAAACTCGATTACTCAGAATATGGTGATCTTACAACTCTATATGAAAAGAACCCTCAATTGTATCTTGACTATAACCTTAAGGATACGCATCTCATTCAGAGAATGGAAGATGAAACGTCATTGCTCCAATTGGTTATGACGGTTGCTTATGGTGGCGGAGTAAATTATGGTGACGCGTTTGGTACGGTTGGCATTTGGGAAACCACTCTCTACCGTAAACTGATTCAAGAAAATAGAGTACCACACATTAAAGGCGGACCTGGTCAACGTGCCGGTGATCTCGTTGGTGGTTATGTAAAGGATCCAAAAGTTGGTATGCATCCTTGGATTGTATCTTTCGATCTAAACTCTCTGTATCCACACCTAATGCTTCAGTACAATATGTCTCCTGAAACGTATATGAAGGATGAACGTGACTATGTTTCACAGGACATGGTATTGGATGGTAATTACCAAAATCAAAAATCTGATGTCTCTGTTGCAGCAAACGGTGCGTGTTTTACAAATAAACATATTGGTATCATTCCTGAAATCATTGACGAATACTATGGCAATCGTAAGATCATCAAGAAAGAAATGTTGGAGGTTGAACAACAGCTCGAAAATGCAACGGACCCTAAAGAAAAGGATCGACTAAAACGGCAATCAAACCAATTGCACAATGCACAAATGGCTATTAAAATTAGTATGAACTCACTCTACGGCGCAATGGCAAACATTTACTTTCTATACTATATTAACGATATGGCTGAGGCCATCACTACATCTGGCCAATTGTCTATTCGGTACGCGCAGAAGTCCGTTAACGATTACATGAATAAAATCCTTAAAACTGATAATGATTATATCGTTTATATTGATACTGACTCTATTTACGTTGACATGGCTCCTATCGTAGAGTCTGCGTTTGGCACTATTGACATTGATCGTAAGAAAGGTGAAGAGTTTCTTGATAAAGTATGCCAAATGAAAATCGAACCAATTATTGAGGCTGGTTATAAAGAGCTTGCCAAAAAGATGGGCACATACCGTCAAGCAATGTCAATGAAACGTGAAAAGATTACTGACAAGTCAGTATTCATCGCGAAAAAACGTTACATTATGAATACTCTTAACTCTGAAGGTGTTCACTACGAAAAGCCAAAGATTTCAGTAACAGGTTTGGAATCTGTTCGATCTTCTACTCCCGAAGTATGCCGTGAAAAAATGAAAAAAGCTTTTGAAGTTATTATGCAAGGTACCGAGTCTGACGTTCAGAACTTTATTGCAAACTTTAGAACAGAATTTTATAACCTCCCTCCTGAGTCAGTTGGTCGTAATTCAGGCACAGACAATATTGAAAAGTATATGTCAAGTGGTACGTATAAAAAAGGTTGTCCTATGCATGTTCGCGGTGCAATCTTGTACAATAAATTTCTTAAAGAAAAAAAACTAAACAAAACGTATGAAGCTGTAAAAAGCGGTGATAAGATCAAATTCGTATATCTGAAACTTCCAAACCCGCTTCATGAAAATATTATTTCTTTTCCAAATGTATTGCCAAAACAGTTAGGATTGGATGAATATGTAGATTACGAAACTCAATTTAACAAAGTATTCTTGAGTCCAGTTGAAAGTATTCTTGAAGCAATAGGATGGCATGCCGAGAAAAAGGATACTCTTGAAAGCTTTTTTGTGTAGGAGAAACCAAAATGAACAACGAAGACAGAATTCATCGCATTAATTTGCTTAAAAAACGCCACAAACACTTAGACAATACAATAAAAGTATTTGAATCTGAAAAATCACCCGAAGTATATATTAAAAAAGCAAAGATCGAAAAATTAAAAATAAAAGACGAAATAAATGCTCTTGAAGAATATCTAAGGATGTCTAAATAAAGGTTGACAATATTACAAAAGTGTGGTAATATAAATTATATAATGAAGGAGATTAACTATGTCTGATTGGGCAAATGATATTATGATGATGCATCACAAGTTTGGTGTACGTGAATGGTTTGAAAACAACAAAGATAACCAAGAACTTATGGACAAATACCTAAAGTTTCGACTCTCTATGTGTAAGGAAGAATTAGATGAAACATTGGATGCTATTGAAGCACGTGACCCTGAAGAGATTGTGGACGGCCTTATTGATATGTGTGTGTTTGCAATCGGCACTCTTGATGTATTTGGCGTGGACGCAAATGTAGCATGGGATCGTGTATACGACGCTAACATGGCAAAAGAAGTTGGCATTAAAGAAGGTCGCCCAAATCCGTTTGGAATGCCAGACTTGGTCAAACCCGCGTCGTGGCGCGCACCAGACCATCTTGATAATCATGGGGATCTTGATTGCGCAATGTAACAAAAATGTTTATTATAGGAAACAGAAAAAAAGTTTAACTCTCTTTTTTACAGTCCTGTTACAGAACTTTAACATAGCTGTTACACTATTAAAGTAAAAGCATAATATATAATATAGTATGGGGTGGCCAGGGTGCCGCCTCATTAATGTTTTAGGAAAGGAATTCCAATTGAAAAATCTTATTTTAGCCGCAGGGATTGCATTGGCTGCAACAACTGTATCAGCACGAGACAATATTCAGATTGCAGGCAGTTCGACTGTCCTACCATATGCTTCAATCGTAGCAGAAGCATTTGGTGAAAACTTTGACTTCCCAACACCAGTTGTTGAATCAGGCGGATCAAGTTCGGGTATGAAACGATTCTGCACGGGCGTAGGCGAAAACACAATCGACATTGCAAACTCAAGTCGTCCTATCAAACCAAAAGAAGTAAAGGTATGTGCAGACAATGGCGTAACAGAAATAACAGAAGTTATGTTTGGTTATGACGGTATTGTATTTGCCAACTCAATCGAAGATGAACGGTTTGCATTTACACCAGCGCATATCTACCTTGCACTCAACAATCGCAGTGAACTAACAACATGGGATCAAGTGGATCCAAGTTTCCCAGCATATGAAATCAAAATGTTTATCCCAGGCACCAAGCACGGAACACGTGAAGTATTTGAAGAAAAGGTTCTATTATTAGGCTGTGAAGCAGTAGGTGACTTTGAGAAGTTTGAAGCGGCGCACGGTGAAGATGAAGCAGAATCCATGTGCATTAAAACCCGCACAGATAGTCGTAGTATTGACATTGACGGTGACTATACAGAAACACTAGCAAATATTTCTTCTAACCAAAACTCATTTGGTGTATTTGGACTAGCGTTCTATGAAAACAACACAGACATTATTGAAGTAGCAACTATTAATGGTGTTCGCCCAAGCGCAGCCACCGTCGCAAGTGCTGAATATCCGGTTAGTCGTCCATTGTTCTTCTATGTGAAAGACGCACACGCAGGCACAATCCCAGGATTGTATGACTATGTTCGTTTCTTTGTAGCAGATGGTATTGCAGGACCATCCGGCCCATTAGCACAATATGGTCTAGTGAGCGACCCAGAACTAGCAACCACACAAGCAAAAGTGGCAAACAAATAAGTAACATTATGTTGCATGTTATCGATAACATGGCGCGATACTTATAACAATTATGTCTCCTACCGATAAATAAAAGTATAATCGGTAGGAGATTTTTTATGTGTAGCCCACGCATTCGTAAAGAAGCTAATCGTTATTATTGGATGATTAAAGGCAAACTTATTGATTCGTCATGGTCTGACTCAGAAGTAGAAAAAATTTATGATTCATATTTTAAAAGGCTTTGGGGTAATAACGAAAATTATATTCACGAAGCAGGATTTGAAGCCGCGTACAAGGCTCGTGCAGATACGATCATAAATGAAGATGAAGATATTGATAAAGTTGCGGTAAGAGGTTATGATTAATAAATCATAAAGTTTTTAATCATAACAAAATAATGCATTATAACTGAAATTAATTGTTGACATTCTTTTTTAATTAGTTTATATTGATTCTATAAGGTAAAACAAAAGGAATCAGTCTTATGTCTAGAATCGTACATTTTCCAAATGGTTCAGCAATCCACAGTGATATCATCGCTGCGTTTGATATTGCTGTTGAAAGCAAAGAAAACATTAACGCTGGTGGTTCTATTAATTGGAATTCTATCACTTCAGATATAGCCTGGGATTTAGAAACTTTCTATGAATTCCATCATATTGAAGAATGTGTGAAAATATTATCCGCTGAACATGACTTGAACGTCGCATACGACCGCCTACAAGTTTTAAAAACAGATTATCTTGGTATGGAGGCAGCATAATGAATCAACGCATAATGGATGATATGTTCATCGAAGAAGAAATCCGCCGCGTTAACCCCGAATTAGTTGGAGGTAAGCAATCAATTGATGTTCAATCTGATATGAAAACGTGGGCTTTGAAAGAAGGCCATTGGCCGCATATGGACTATATTCATATGGTCGCAGCCCATGCAGTCGTTCGTGGCTGGACTCAAGAAGGTTTTACTGGAATGGAGGTCATTTACTAATGCCAAGATATTGTCCAAAATCGCAAACATATGAATTCAAATCTAGAGTGTACGATGTTGAACATGGATCTGACGATACTAGACATGGAGGACCTTTCGACCGAGGATCAGCCGATAGTTATTATAGGCGTTCACGTGAACCGCATTATTTTGTTGGTGGAACTAACAGATCAGAAAAAATTACTGATTTGACTGTTATTGAAAAAGAAGCATATTATGCAGGTTATGAATATAACGAAACTATTAATCAAGATTTTAAGGATTGGGGTTAATATTAAGAATGCTTTACATTATTAACGGTAAACATTTTAATTGTGTGCTTGATGCAATGGAATACAGGGATATTCTCGACGCAAACTATATAAGAGTTGAATGGAAACAACACAAATTAATTTAACTTATTTTTTAACTCTGAGCGTCTTTGGGCAACTGCTCATATAATGTATTGATATTTGTCTAGGATTGTGGCTTGGTTTAGTATATATGCTTGTTTCGTTTGCAACAGTATATCTGCATATTTTTACTAAAGTATTGCTATTGTTAATCCATGCATGAGAAAGAGTGACAGAATATAGTAATAATATTACCACAATCCTGCACCTATTCCTATTAGCCAACCACCACCTATTATTAATGCTATGCAAAGTGTAATTAAGATTGTGACTACAATCCCATCCATTAAAGCTTTTTTTCTTTCAATTTGTTTATATACTGTTTCTTGTCTTTGGGCACGAATTTTTCTTCTCATTTGTTTGAGTTCGTCCATAGTACCCCAACCAAAACGCATATTAAGTAATTGTGCTAATTCTTTTTCTTGTTCAACTAATTTTTTTTCGTGAATTAAGATTGCTAACGCTTCTTCTTCAACGCTTCCAGCTTGAAATAATTTTTTAAAAATTGGAGGGTTTTTACTTTCAGCCTGGGCATGTCTAAAGTCGGCCGCTGCTGTATACCACTTACCAAGTTGTCCTGCTACGTTTTCAAATTCTTGCCCAGCGTGAACAAATTTTTTGACTGTATTAAATGCAGCGGTGGCAGCGGTAATTGCTGTAATCGGATCAATCATTTTATATAAACCTGATTTGACTAAATAATTATAATTAATAATATAATTCAAAACGGCTAATTGTATAGATCATAACTATTTATAAATCTATCTAAATCGCGCATATGCACAAAGTAAATCGGTATGACGTTAGAGATTTTTGTAGCTATTTTGAAATTACCTATTGACATTTTATCGCGAATCAGTTATATTGTATATATCAAATGAAAAAGGAATACATACATGAAAATCACGTCTGCAAATCGCACATCCACTTCTTACCGCTTTACCGTTAAAATGGTTAATGGGCAAATCGCCCCTGAAGATAAAGAATCTGTTGAAGAAATGCGCAATATTATTAAAAATCGTAATGCTGAGTATCGTAAGTACCGCTTTTCCGCTCCACAGAAATACGTTAAGCTACAAGGTCGCGGACCCCGCCAGTCACGCCGCTATCATCAAGCATTGCCACTTGGGATGGCTACTTCTGCTGACGTATACGTTTATAACCGTACTTAATAATAAATAGGATATTCACAGTGTCTAAATTGCAATCACTTGCCGCTATTATAGAACAGACTGTCTTTAACGAAATTGAAGACTATTGGGCGGAAGCGAAATCCTATGGAGAAATCCGTCTTTCAAAAACCGACTCTGGTTTTGAAACTGAGATTTTAACTCCACACATTAAAGATGGAAACCGCATTGCTGCAAACTACGCAAAGGGTATCTATCGTTGGGTTGAAAAGAAAACAGGAAAAATCCTGTATGTTGGTAAGACCGATGGAAAGACAAGCTCTATTCATCTGCGGCAAGGTAACCATACTCGTTCGTTCCGCCGTCCTGATGAACAGCATGAATCTTCAGGTCGTAAATATCGGGAATATCTAAAACAAAATGGTTTACATTCTATGGATGTTGTGATACAATATATTAATACGGTCGAATATGGTGATCTGAGTATTGCTCCTATTATCGAGGACGCATCAATCCAACATTTTCAACCTATAATGAATAACGAAATTAAAGGTAGAGGTTCTCGTAATGAAGTATGACGAAGGTAAACCAAAGATCCACTTAGTACCACCTGAGGCTATCATTGAAGCTGCTCGGGTCTTTGGCTTTGGCGCAAAAAAGTATGGTGAAAACAATTGGCGGCAGGACATTGACAAATTTCCTGTCTCTCGGCATTATTCGTCTATTCAACGACATCTTATGGCATATATGTCAGGTGAAGATGAAGACCCTGAGTCCGGTTTACCACACTTGTCGCATGCTCTTACGCAAATGATGATCCTTGTAATGACTACGATCGAAGGCGATCCATCTACCGATGATAGGTTTAAAAAATGAATAGAGCCAAATCACAAAAAATTCTTGGTGACATTGCCGAAACGGTTGTGTCTGACTATTTCACGATGCAAGGCGATACGGTTGAAATGTCGACAGATCCATACGATCAAGAAAAAGATATGTTTATCAATGGAGTTCGAACAGAAGTAAAGTTCGAGACTCTATATCATAAATTTAATTCTTTTTCCATACCTGTATATAATACGCGAAACGGTAGGATCACAAAAAACCAACTCAACAAATGTATGAATGTAGAACGACTTATCGTAGTTCAAAATCCTGGCAAAGATAGCGCGGTTACCCTATGGGAAGCTGCGCCGTTAGGAAAACGCGATTTTGAATTTATTGTAAATCAACACGATGGAAGGTTGGTTGCACTTTTTCCATTAGAAACATTTACAAAAATTGTTGACATTCGTAGCGATAAGTTGTATAATGAGATTACAAAGTACAGCTTTTCTAACTATAAGGAATACGCATAATGCAAAAAGTAAATGATATTCGTAACTATTTTATTGAAGAACTCAAGGCAGAACGGTTTACGACCGATAAAACTGGTCAGAAAACTATTGAAATTCTAGGTGCAAGTTTTATTGCCGACGAGCCTTCAATCTTTGGTACTCCAAAACAGGAATATATTGATGCTGAGTTGGCTTGGTATGAAAGCGGATCTATTAACATTTATGATATTCATGGTGCAGGTAAAGAACCACCTGCAGCTTGGAAATACGCAGCAGATACACATGGTAATATTAATTCGAACTATGGCCACCTAGTTAATTCGCCAAAGTTTTATAATCAATATTATAACGCAATTGATGAGCTGATTGCAAATCCAGATAGCCGTCGTGCTCAAATGATTTACAATCGCCCATCAATCTGGGTTGAATTCAACGAAGGTGGCAAGTCTGATTTCATCTGTACCAATGCACAAACATTCTATATCCGTGATGGTAAGTTGCATATGGTATCTCAAATGCGATCAAATGATGTAGTCTTTGGTTACAAGAACGATTATGCTTGGGCTCAACATCTTATGGATCGTGCTGTTAGTGATTTGCATCAAGCAGGATATGAAATCACAAAAGGTGATCTTACTTGGCAGGTAATGAACCTACATGTTTACGAACGCCACTTTAATCTTGTAAAATAACTGTTGATTACGGAGAAAAATGATGAAACAGTATCCTTGGAAGTTCAAACTCAAATGGAATGGCATTGAATGGTGGCAGTCTGAGAAAACACTCGGAACTGATCATTACTTCTATTACTTCTATTGGTTTGACCGGATTGAAAAGAAAGAGAATCGCTTTATTGGATATGAATATATGTATTATGATGGACCTCATGTATCACTGTGTTTATGGTGGGCGTGTATGACGTGGTCAACCCCTTGGACTAAAGTAAGGAAAGAAAAATGATTAAAACATTTTGGCGTGACTTCAAACAAGGGTTTAAGCAGTTTTTTTGGATAGGTATAGCACTTGGTATCGGAACATCACTAGGTAGTTGGAGTCATCCTTATGAACAGTGTAAGCGTATGTACGACACGCCTGAAGATATTTCAGAATGTGTTTGGATTAAAGAGAATCCGTAATGAGCGCATATACAAAAGCATTGACTGCTGAACAGTTGATACAATATATTGCTATTGATCGTCCTGAACTGTCACATGAGAAAGTTAAGTGGCAGAGAGATCATTATATTAAAATCTGTCGTGAATGGCTAGAGGTGAAAACAAATGAGTAAAACAAGTAAAGCACAAGCCTATAAAAAAGTTTATGCCAGCAAATTCTGCCCAGCTGAATGGTTGGAATACGAACCGGTGGATTTGTTACCAGAGTGTAAAAGTGTAACTCGCTTGGGTGTCACATATGAATATCAAAAAGTGCGTAACAAGTTCTTAGGTTTGATCCCATATACTGAGTGGGTGGCTAAAGAATGTATTGTGTGGTATCCCGAAGACACTGTAGAATATTATACTTGTAGTTGTGAAGAAGGATTGGATATGAAATGAGCGATAAAGACGAATATATCCGAAGATTAGATAAGATTGAACGTGACCTTGAGTGGATCATTAAATATTTGTTGAGAAAAGATGTTCCTATTCAGCCATCACCGTATAAACCGCCACCCTCCGATCATGATCCAACCTACTTTGCGCTAACCACTTGTCGTAAATGCGGCATGAAATGGAATGGCCCAATGGGATATGTTTGCCCTTCACAAGACTGCCCAATACAATTCAAAGCAACTTTCTAAGTAAGGAAAGAAACATGAGCCTAACAAGTAAAGCACAACAGTATGATGTTCTGGTAAAAGAACTATTTGTATTGCTTGACCGCACAGAAGAAACTGATGAAGGCAGAACGTTCCGTCCAAATCAGATCACATCTTGTCGTACATTAGATGCGGAAAAGTTGGAACATGTTTTAAAAGGACTGAAAAGCACATTGGAGGACTGGGGATGAAAGTTAATATTGGACCATACGTATATCGTTGGACAAGCAGCGTATATACCAATTATATGATTAAGCATTATGGTCATTATTGGCCTGAGTACGGACAAAAAGGTTTAAACAATAAGGTTGAACCATTTAAAGAAGCATTTCTTCGCAATCTAGAAGATACTCTGCAATGGATCTATAACCATACCATTAATCTATATTTAGATCGTAAGCAACGTAGAGTAAAAATCCGTATTGATAGCTATGATACGTGGTCAGTGGATGACACTCTTTCTTTGATTATTCTGCCTATGTTAAAACAATTAAAAGAAACTAAACATGGTGCACCATCTGTTGATGATAAGGATGTACCAAAGGAATTGAAATCCACATCAGCTCCGCCCAAAGAGAATGGATGGTTGCCTGATAATAACTATTTTAAACGTTGGGACTATGTACTTGATGAAATGATATGGGCCTTTGAGCAAAAGTGTCTTGATGATTGGGAATCTGATTATTATAAGTTTGAAGAGGGCGCCGGTGATGGATTTCTGGGTGGTTACAAATTAGTATGGGAAGATCCTAAGGGAAGAAAAGCACACCAGAAACGTATATCAAATGGACTGAAACTATTTGGTAAATATTACGAAAATTTGTGGGATTAGGGGTTGACAAACTCAACAACTGGTGTTATAATATATTAGTTACATCAAAGGAAGAATCTGTGATGTGTGGAGAAACAAAATGAAAAATGATTTAATCACCCTGGCATTTATCGCTATTTTTGCTTCGGCTTTAGTGTTGCCCGGCCTTGGCCGATACATGGACATGAACCTAGAACGGCGATTGGAACACGAATTAAAAATGGCTTGTATCAACGCAGGTAAAACCTTAATAGAAGGTAGTTGCACATGAAAACTAATTTAACTCAAAGCCAACTAGATCAACTCGCAAAGCTTATTACATTCAATGAGAACGAAGACGGAGTTTTGTTTATTAAGAATGTCTTAGGTAATGTCGAAGGCGATGTTGTAGGTACTGTGAAAGGCAATGTCAAAGGCTATGTTGAAGGTAATGTCTTGGGTAATGTCTATGGTAATGTCTATGGTAATGTCGAAGGTAATGTCGAAGGCAATGTCGAAGGTAATGTCTTGGGTGATGTCTATGGTGATATCGGAGGTTATGTCGGAGGCAGTGTCGGAGGTGATGTCCATAACAATGTCAAAGGCGATGTTGTAGGCAATGTCTGTGGAGATGTCGGAGGTCACGTCTATTACAATGTCAAAGGCGATGTTGTAGGCAGCATCGGAGGCAGTGTCGGAGGTACTGTCAAAGGTAGTGTCTTAGGTAATGTCTTTGGTAATGTTCATGGTCAGATCGCAGGGAAGTACTGGACTAGCTTAGAGTATAAGGATACATAAATGACATATGTAACAGTTGAAGTAGACGTAGATTTGGACGAGTTCGGTGACGAAGAGATTGTACGCGAACTTAAAGCTCGTGGATATTATGTACAGAAAAAATCTCTCAAAGAGGTTATGGGATGGGATGACAAACTAGATGACGATGACCTTGATTTGTTATTGGAGCTGGTTGACAAGAATAACAATAACGTGTATACTAATAGAGTAAGAGATAAACTTCACAGACAAAGAAGGTATTGATAATGGGTGACGGTCTAAAGAAATGCAGTGGATGCGGATGTGTGACTAATGGGAGGTGTGATGTGGATATAGCTGGCTTTACTTGCGGCCAGCCTCTGTGTAACGATTGCACACACGTTGACGGAAGGTATAGTTGGACGCACGAGCCAAAGAACGAATTAGTAAAACGGCTGCGTGATGGTACGGTCTTTGTAGCCTCACCCGCAGCAGGTGTATCTGGAGTCATAAGCGAATTCAAAACAGATGCTTTGTGTTATGAAGCGGCAGACAGGATCAAAGAACTTGAGGCCAAGCTGGAAGAGGCGTTAGAAATGGCTCTTGATGAATGCGGGTATTTCTGGCGATCAGAAAGCTACGATAACTGGTGGCAGGAACGACGCAACAGGGTCGCAGAACTCAAAGGAGATAAGTAATGAGTGATGATCTAAGAAATAACTCAAATATAGTGAAGCGGTTGAGAAATAAATCAAATGTTTTTTACGAAATGTCCTGGCCCGTATTATACGACAGCGAGAACCTTCTAGACACAGCAGCGGAGCGGATTGAAGAACTTGAAGCCAAGCTGGAAAAGGCGGTGACGGCTTTAAAGTTTTACCGAATCGAAGAACTTGAGACCAAGCTGGCGCAGGCGGTGGAGTCTTTAGAGAAGCTGGCACGGCTGGGTAACGGCGACCTTTACGGCAACAGCGATGGCAACATGATTGCCCGCGCTGCCCTCGCAGAACTTAAAGGAAAAGAGTAATGAGTGATGATCTAGCGAAACTGTTAGACGCTATGCGTGAAGAAATTGACACGCTAAATGAATTGGAAAAGGTTTATAATATACAGCAAAAATTGCTTCCCCTGTGCGAAGCAATTTTTCAACGTCAGAGCTTAGAGCGTATTGTAACTCGTTTTGAAGATGATATCGAATACCATATGGTGATCAATAAAGATGGTAATCCTCAACTGAAGACTCGTCAAAAATGCAAAGGATACACTCATGATGGACAGTAAAACACAAGCTAAACTGGATCTAGCAGTACAACGGTATGTTGAATCTCTAGACTTGGACAGTATATGTGAACTGGCACGATATAACGTTCGGAGCTACTATCAAAATTGCCCCACCAACGCAGAAATGTATGAATTTATGGACGAGATGAAAGTGACAGATGCGTCCATTAAAGGAGAGACAAAATGAACGGTAATTTAATTGCGGCGATGTTCTTTTTTTCACTGTCTTTGTTTTTGTTTATGGTGGCGCCCGGCGTTGTCGAACTAATAGAAAATAGCTACATAGGAGAGAAGTAATGAGTACTAGATGGTGCGGAAGGATTCCGGGTCTTTGATGAATCCGAATACTTTGTGGCATAAAAAAGTTAGTGAATGCGTTTGGATTAAGGAGAACACCTAATGGCTGAATATGAATTTTATGAGGAAAGTATACGAAGAATGCATAAAGAACAAGACGAAAAAGAACTAAAATGGGATAACCGTTTTATGGATATGGCTAAAATGATTTCTACTTGGAGCAAAGATCCTTCAAGTAAAATTGGCGCAGTGGCTGTAAATGATGAACGCCGTATTCTTGCTACTGGTTATAATGGTTTTCCAAAAGGTATTGCTGATACTGAAGAACGTCTGAATAATAAAGATGAAAAATATCCACGTATTGTTCATGCTGAAATGAATGCTCTTATGAATGCTTTGTATTCAGGTGTAAGTCTTAAAGATGCAACTTTGTACGTTTATGGATTGCCAGTTTGCCCTTCATGTTCTAAGTGCGTCATTCAAGCTGGTGTCAAACGTGTAGTAATACCAACAGATAAAACTGATAAAGGTAATTGGCAAGAAGTATGGGAACAACAAAGTTTGCCAATGTTTAAAGAAAGCGGCGTGCAAGTTACTGTTTTGGAGGTTTAATTAATGGCAAGTAGTCTTAGCGATATATACGTTGGCGTAAAAAAGAACGACCCAAATCGTAAGAAAAACGATTTCTACCCAACTCCTCCGCTCGCTACCCACGTGTTATGCAAATATAATAGACCACCGCAAAACATTTTTGAACCCTGCGCAGGAAAGGGTAACATTTCTGTTGAACTTGCTCGAAATGGTCATAATGTTTTAAGTCATGACCTACACGAATACGAAGACTCTCTATGTAGCATAAATACATCACACGACGCTCTTGAGACTCCAAAGCAAGACTTTGCCGAAGGTGTAGTAACTAATCCACCGTATCATAAGGACCTGCCTCGTAAGTTGGCTGAAAAGTGGATTGATGAATACAGTTATACTGCAATGTTTCTTCGCTTAACGTTTCTTGAAGGAAAAAAGAGAAAAAAACTATTTACAAATAACCCACCAAGTGATATAATATTTTTATCAGATCGCGCTAAATTTAATTCTGGCCTTGTTGAACCTATTGAAAAGAAGGATCAAATAGGAGGGATGATTGCCTATATGTGGATAATATGGGATAGACGATTTTCTACGAAAACGCAATATACAAAAATGCAGTGGGTTAATCTTGAAGATGAATACGATGCATGGAGAGAACAGTATGATCAATGTAGTAATACCAGCAGCAGGTGAAGCAACTCGACTTCGGCCTTTAACATCAAATTGCTCAAAGGCTATGGTCAGAGTTCACGGAAAGCCTACAATTGAATATATCATTGAGTCCATTTATAAAAACACCCCTGATGTAGGTAAAATTATTATTGTTGATGGCAAGCATAATGATATACGTGAATGGGCATCTAAAAGCAAATATAATAATATTGAATGTGTAAAGCAGGGATCGTTAAACGGTCCCCGTGATGCTATAGCGGTTGGATGTCAATCTTTGTTAGATTTTGCAAATCCTCTTGTAGTTTGGTTAGGCGATGCTATTATCCTTGAAGAAAACATGCCATTGGGTGAAGACTTTCTTTTAACTAAAAAAGTTGAAGATCACTCTGCATGGTGTATGTGGGATGGAAATCAGTATTATAATAAACCTAAAGAAACTGTTAGAGATGCGGTAGCACTCGTAGGTTTATATAGTTTTGCTGATGGGTTTAAAGCTGCGCAGTCATTTATTAATACAAAAGAGTATGATATATCCGACGCGCTTGAATTGTATGGATATAATGTCAAGTTTAATAATATAAGCACTGAGCGTTGGTATGATATTGGAGACATTGCGTCATATCATAAAACTTGCGCTGAGTTCCTTACATTCAAAGCACGTGAATTTAATTCTTTTGAATACAAATCAGATATTAACGTTATTACAAAAATCCCATCTCACAATAATACCTTTGCGGTACGAACCATAATGAACGAAAAGAATTGGTACGAATCGCTCGATTCAGTTCAAAGTATGTTTATTCCTAAGATGCTTAAAGATGATTATGCTTTATCAATGTCATATGAGTCAGGTGTTTTATTGTCTGATTTATTTGCACACGAAGATATATCAAACAGCACCATAGATTATTTGATTGAAAAAGTAATTATTGCAATGCAAAATCATTTTCATAAACAACCAACACTTAAGTTTGCAGTTGACTTTCAAAATAATGCTAAAAAAATGTGGGTTGATAAAACAGCAGAACGTTTAGAATGTTCTGAAGATTATTATAATGATTTGGCAAAACGTTGTCTCGAAAAAGCAAAACCAGTTGCAGCTATGCATGGAGACTTGCATTTCGCAAACATATTATATAATCCATACAACGACAGTATTACATTGTTAGACCCTCGAGGCTCTTATGGTGATCATATAGGATGTGGTGGAGATCACTTATACGATATGTGCAAACTATCACACGATCTTTACCACGGTTATAATGAACTAGTGACCGGGCATAAATATCCAGAGTATGTTGCAAAAAGTTTTGAAAAACTAGTTGACAAATACTATAAAGCAGAGTATAATGAAATTATTGACGGCGGTGCGTTGCTTATTGCTACTTGTATTAAACTGCATTATGACTGTACTGATAGGCAAAAACGAATGAGAGATTATGTGAATGAATACGCAACAAACAATAGTAATGGATCTTGACGATACTATCTGCATTCCAATTCACGGAAGAAAAGATAGCCATAAAAAGTATGGAATGGCAAGTCCCAAAAAAGAAATGATTAATAGTTTAAAAAAGGCAAAAGAAAAAGGCTATAGGATAGTTATTCATACTGCTCGTAGGATGGTAACTCATGACGGCGATATAAATAAAATCATCGATGATGTCGGAAAAATTACAACTGATTGGTTGGAAAAGCACGAGGTACCATACGACGAAATAGTATGGGGTAAACCATACGGCATTTATTATGTTGATGACAAAGCAATGCTACCGCAAGACTTTGTCAAATTTATAGAATGGGATTAAAATGAAAAACATTGGCTTTGCAAAAGTAGGCAAATCTATTAAATTTAGAACAAACAAGTATTCTCCAATCGGTGGAGACAACGAAGCATCGTGTACTCTACGCGCTGTAGCAAATAACAATCCGGATAAAAATTTTTATATCATAGGTCGTTCTGATTATGCTACTCTATCTGATGCCGAAAAAACCAAATTATTTACATATGATAACGTGATTGATATATGGCAAGGGATTCCATTGTCTATGTCAGAAGCTTATTTTAATCATATCATTACCTACTTTAAGGAAAAAAATATTACACTCGACTTTACAATTATGATGATTGGTCAAATGAGTAACGTAACTATTCCAAATCGTATTCAAAAGGTAAGAGAAGGGAACGACGGAAAACCTGCCGCAACTCTTGATATGTCCAAGTGGTACACGACTCCAATTATCGCGTGGCTGAATGAAGAAAAGCCACCTTACGTTGAAATCGTAAATGATCCTCGCTATACGATAAAACAACCGCGTGATTTATTCCATATGCCGATGAAATCTCTCGGTCAGTATGATTATGAATATGAGACGTTTGCTATTCGTAACTACGAAGACCAGGAACGTATTACTCGTATCGTGAAATCAGAATATGCTGGTATGGAAACCGCGTTCTGTGGTGATTATGAATATAGTGAACAAGTAAACACAGATCGCAATACAAACTTTATGGTCGTTCTCAACGAAGGTAAACCATCTCGTTATAACTTACTCAAGGAATGGGTCCTGAATAAGTTTAATGAAGTAGAAGTATATGGTAAATGGTCAGATGTAATTGGAGATGACAGCCGTTTCAAAGGATCCCTTCATCTTAGTGAACTGCAGAATAAGTTACAAGATGTAAAGTTTACCTTCATCATTCCGATTAAAGAAGGTTGGACTACATCTAAGTATATTGAAATGATACATGCAGGTGTAATTCCTTTTTTACATCCTTCATATGATACTCAAGGGCATCTGCCCATTCCGATGTTTCTTCGTCCACAGACTCCATCCGAGTTTTACGAACGCATGCAGACTCTTATTGAAAATAAAGAGCGGTATGAACAAGTACTTACCAATTTGCGTAAAGCAATTCTTAAACCAGAATATTACGACGGTACATTTATAAACAACAAGATTATGTCCTCAGTGGATCCAAGTTATACCCGCCCGGATACTAGCAAGTATAAAAAGAAAACTGTAGCTACACTTGAAGACTTTTTTGCATAAGGAATAAGAATAATGAGCAATATTACATGGGCATCACATATACCACTTATCGGTGGCCAAATGCTAGGAGCGGAAAAGGCTTTTGGTAAACCGCCAGAGGCAATCTATTCCTACGATGGATTTCAGGCAAATGATAGTCACTATGTCAACTATCAGAATAATGTAAAAGGTCGTGGATTGGAATATCGACTCCTAGACGAAGGTCCACCTATTCATAAGGTTGACGTTGTATCGGGTACTCCACCTTGTGCTGCGCTATCGCAATTAAATACTGGTAAGACCGAGGAAGCAAAAGGCGCAGGTTGTGCAAAAAACGAATGGATGTACAAAGTATTTGAGGACGGTTTTGATTTATTCGGAGCAAAGGCAGTTGTAGTTGAGAATGCTCCAGCGCTATATACAAATAAAGGTCGTGAAGTTGCGAACAATTTGTTTGACATTTGCAACAAAAGAGGTTATAGTTTAACTCTATATAAAACTTCTACTAAGTATCACGGTATTCCTCAGGCTCGCGATCGTACCTTTGCGATCGGCTGGAAATCAGAAAAAGCTCCAATCATGTCCTGGTACAAACGAGATCGTAAAAACTTTAGGGACTATATAACTGAGGTTGATGAAAAGACTCTACAGCAGGATTTAATTATTAACCAAAAGCTCGATGATGAACCATACTTCCAGTTTCTTAAATCCAAAACAAACGAAAATCCAAGGGATATTTTAATTCGCAATCAAAACATTACTGCCTTTACGTATATCCAACGCCAAGGATTACTCGAAGAAGCAAACGAGTGGTTTAAAGACATTGGCCACGAACGCGGAATTAAGGTATCAGATCATGCAATTAAAAAGTTTGCGGCTGGTAAAGGAGTATGGGACAGCTCTACTCATGTTTTCAACGAGTGTATGAATGCGGTAATCGGTAGAAACCTTGCCGATACTATTCATCCTATCCACGATCGTTCTTTAACTATACGTGAGGCACTGCACATGATGGGATTTCCTGACGACTTTGAACTCGTTGGTGGCCTCGCAAAAATGAACCACATTGCCCAGAACGTGCCAGTACCTACGTCTCGAGATATACACACTGAAATTGGTAAGTTTATTCGTGGAGAATTAAAACTATCTGATACAAATTATTTACGCCAAAATAATCATTATGAAAGAATGGAAAACGATCCGCTCGGGAAAACTGATATGGCAACATTGGAGGAATTCTTTGCATGAGTAATCACTTTATTATTGATTTTGAAACTATGGGTAAGGACGCATCAAAGTGCGCTATCGTAGATTGTTCTGTAATGGTATTTAATATGGATCGCTTTTTGTCAAATCCATATACACTTAATAGTATAACCGAAACAAAAAAGTTTAAGCTTTCGGTTGCTGACCAGGTTAAAAACTATGGGTGGGAAATTGATAAAAGTACTTTGCAATTTTGGGAAGAGCAAGATCCTGAGGTCCGTGCAAATGTTTCTCCGAAAAAATCAGATCTAACAGTTAAAGAATTCGTAAAAAGCTTTCATGAGTTTTTAATTGATTCTCCAAAAATAGATTATTGGTGGAGCCGTTCTAATACGTTTGACCCAATCATTCTTTCTCGTATTTTTGAAGCTGAAGATAAATTGCTTCATCTCGAGGAATACCTTAAATATTGGAAAGTTCGCGATACTCGTACTTATATTGATGCAAAGCTAAACTTCCCAAAACAAAACGGTTTTATTCCAATGATCGATGAAAATACTTGGAATAAAAACTTTAAAAAACACGATAGTGCCTGGGATATTCTTGCTGACGTAATTAGATTTCAACAAATACATCGTGCAGAAAACGATTTAGAATTACTTTAAGGAATATATTATGGATATCCAAATTACAACAGAACATTTGCAAAAATACAAATTATTTATTGGAGCACCAATGTACGGTGGTCAATGCGCAGGGTCGTTTTGTAAATCGACTAACGATCTTTCGGCAATGTGTGCAAAATACGGAATTGAGCTTAAGTTTTATTATTTGTTTAATGAAAGCTTAGTTCAGCGTGCAAGAAATTACGTAGCAGATGAATTTCTTCGCTCGGATTGCACCCACTTGATGTTTATTGATTCAGATATTGGATTTAAAGCTAATGACGTATTAACGTTATTAGGAATTCAAACAATGCAACCAGAAAACTACGATATTATGACAGGGCCATATCCTAAAAAGACTATTGCATGGGAAAAAATTAAGACTGCAGTTGAGTTAGGAAAGGCTGATGAAAATCCGTTTGACCTTGACTATTATGCTGGCGATTACGTTTTTAATATGGCGGAAGGTGTAAAATCATTTAAAATAAACGAACCTGTTGCAGTAAGCGAAGCAGGAACAGGATTTATGTTAATACCACGTGAAGTATTGGAAAAATACTCAGAAGCATATCCAGAACTTAAATATATTCCAGACCATGTAAGAACAAAAAACTTTGACGGAACTCACGAAATTACAGCTTTTTTTGATTGCGAAATAGACCCAAATTCAAAAAGATATTTATCAGAAGATTATTTCTTTTGTAGGAATGCTACAAAAATTGGAATCAAATTGCATATGTGTCCATGGATGGAATTGCAACATGTAGGAAGTTATATATTTAAAGGATCTTTAGGTGCCGTAAGCACATTGGGTATGACTCCTACAGCTTCAAAAAGTTCTAACCCTAAAAATTATAAAAAAACAAAACGAGCTTTTAGACCATAAAATGATTGACATTTTAAAACTATTATGTTATAATTATATTAATGACAACCAGGAGAAACTATATAATGAAACTATCTGACCGTACTTTAACTATTCTCAAAAGCTTTGCAACAATTAATAAATCAATTATTATGAAGCCAGGCAATGTATTGAAAACTGTAACACCCGAAAAAACCTTAATCGCAATCGCAAATCTTGAAGACGAAATTCCATCTCAAGCTGTTGTTTATGATCTTTCAAGATTCCTTTCAATTTTAAGCCTTCACCAAGATCCGGATATTCAATTTAACGATAAATTTTTTACTATTTCTGAAGGAAATAAGAAAAAAACAAAATACGTCTATGCAGATCCATCTATGGTTATTGCCCCACCAGAAAAAGAATTATCTATTCCTTCTGAGGATGTAAAGGTAAATGTTATATGGGATGATTTCCAATCCGTATTAAAAGCAGCTGGAGTTTTACAGTTTGAGGAAATTGCGTTTGTTGGCGAAGATGGGAAATGTTTTCTTCGAGCAATTGATAGTAAAAATCCAACAGCCGATGCATATGGTATTGAAATTGGCACAACAAATGATAAGTTTACTATTATCATTAAAACCGACAATCTCAAATTGCTACCTCAGGATTATGAAATAACTTTGTGCGCTAAAGGAATTTCATATTTTAAAGGAGCTGATGTATCTTATTATGTTGGCATTGATACAAAATCAACATATGAAAAAGGTGAATAATGGCAGATAAGATTGAAATTACACCACAGGATATTAATAACGTTATTGCAATTATTGACATTTGTGTAAAAAGAGGAGCTATCGAAGGTAGTGAATTGTCAGCTGTCGGAGCAATCCGAGATAAGTTAGATTCTTATGCAAAGCAAGAAACCAATAATGTTTCAGACAATCCAAAAACAAAATAAACTATATACAAACTGGTGAAAGTGGTATATTATATAAATCAAGGTAGTTCTTAATTGAACAGCCTTGATTTTACATTATGAAATTTCTTGAGGTTATGAATGACACTGAACAAAAAAGCTGATGAAGTACTTTGGGTCGAAGGGTATCGCCCAAATACAATTGAAGAAACAATTCTTCCACAAAAAACAAAAGACATTTTTAAAAAGTTTGTTGCTGACGATAATATGCCAAACCTATTACTCACTGGCGGACCAGGTATGGGTAAAACAACTGTTGCAAAAGCAATGCTGAACGAACTAGGTTGTGACTATATCGTAAAGAACGGATCATTAAACGTAAGTATCGATACTCTTCGATATGAAATTTCTACATTTGCTTCATCTGTATCTTTTACGGGTGGACGTAAATTTGTTATTCTTGACGAGGCTGATTATCTAAACGCCACAACTGTCCAGCCAGCTCTTCGCAATTTTATTGAAGAATATTCCAAGAATTGCGGATTTATTTTTACGTGTAATTTTAAAAATCGTATTATTGAACCACTCCGTTCTCGTTTATCAGAAATAGACTTTTCTATCGAAAAAAGCGACAGGCCAAAAATGGCAGCGCAATTCTATAAACGTGTTCTTTCTATTTTAGAACAAGAAAACATTAATCACGATAAAACAGTTGTTGCAAAGGTAATTGAAAAGCATTTTCCGGATTTCCGACGCGTGCTTACTGAGCTTCAAACATATGCTGCGTCTGGTCGTATTGATGAAGGTATTTTTACAAACCTAAAGGAAGAATCTATTGAACAGCTGTTCATTATGTTAAAAGAAAAAAATTTTACTGGAATGCGTAAGTGGTGCGCGGACAACAGTGACCAAGATACTAACGAAATGTTTCGCCACATATATGATACCGCAACGAATAAAGTTGAACTTAAAAGTTTACCAGGATTTATTGTAACACTTGCTGATTATATGTATAAAGCTCATTTTGTTGCGGATACAGAAATTAATATGATTGCGTTTTTAACTGAAGTAATGTTTGAATCGAGTTACAAGTGAAATTTCTAAAGAAAAAGGTAAAAGAATGTTTTTTCTGTAAGGTAAATTTATCAGCCGATAATTCTTTCACTCTTCAATATTCATCGGCTGATGGTGTACATACCGCGACTATGTGTGGTGAATGTTCAAAAACTTTTGATGAACTCGCAGATTTAAAGGATAGGGCGTATGGCCAAGGATTTGACTCCATTTGATTTTATTAAATCAGTTTCACACAGTAAAAAGGATTTAATTTTAGATTCTGACTACCCGCAACAGACTGAAAAACAATATAATGCATTTATTATTAATCGCGGATTTTCATATTTTGAAGATACTATTCTTCATGCAAACGAATTGAATATGCGCCATCATTTATTTGAAGATGCTCAATATAGATACTATTTAGGAATGCTACGCCCACGCAATCGATTTTCTAAATGGCATAAAGCTGAAAAGAATAAAGACTTGGATGTAATACAGCAAACATATTTAGTAAATAGAACAGTCGCAAAAATGTATCTTAAAACTTTAACTAAAGAAAATTTGAAAACAATCCATACAAAATTAGAGAAAGGCGGATAATTATAAATATTCAGATGGTCTAAATGAGAGCATTATCACAATAATAAAAAAAATAAAGGTGAACTCATTATGGAAAGAGATTTGTTTAGAGGGGTTGGAGTAAAATTAAAACTGCCAAATCCTGATAATTTTCTTAAAATAAAAGAAACTTTGACTCGTATCGGGATAGCGTCAAAAAAAGAAAAAAAACTGTATCAGTCTTGTCATATATTACACAAGCAAGGCTTTTATGCAATCGTACATTTTAAAGAACTTTTTATTTTGGACGGTAAAGAAAATTCGTTCGCGGAAGAAGACCGTGCTAGAAGAAATACTATTGTTAATTTGTTAGAAGAATGGGGTCTTCTTGAAATTGTAGATCCTGCGAAATCGGAAACCCCGATTGCCCCCTTAAGTCAAATCAAAATATTATCGCACAAAGAAAAAGGTTCTTGGGAACTGGAACCTAAATACAATATCGGTAAAAAGAAATAATCTGGAGTATTATATAATGAAAGTTTTTCGAGCAAATAAAAATGCAATAAAGCCAGTTTTTGATAGGCCTGAAAATGCAATTTTTAATTTAAAAGCATGTTTTGAACCAAACAGTAAAGTACGTTTAATTAATCCTTTAAACAAAAAAACCTATACACCAACAAAAATATACCGTGGAAAAACATGTGTTCAAGTATATCCACAACAAAGAATTTTAATACCAACTGGTTTGACATTTGATGTTCCGTCGGATTGCGTATTAAAATTATATTCAGATCCTGACGTATCAAATGAAAAAGGTTTGGTACTTTCAAATGGTGTTGAATTAATTAGATCTGGATTAAATGAAGAATTACATGTAATGATTACAAATATTACAGACGGTGTTTCTGTTATTGAAACTGGTGAAAACATTGCTCTTGGTCAGCTTGAGAAAATGCTAACATATTCGATTTCAGAAATTACAAAATTACCATCCGATGACGTGGCAGAGGATGCGTAAATATTTTAAAAAATCCACGTAAATTATATTGACATTTTATATAGAATCAGATATATTATTAATATAAAAGCTCAATTTAAACACAACACACACAGGAGAACTAAAATGAATAACGAATTTATGACAAACATGTTTATTGATACAATTCAGAATTCAAAATCTGAATTTGTAAAAACATGGTTCAAGGACGAAAATACTTCCAAACCTCTTAACGATTTTATCAAATTACAAACTGAATTTACTAAAGAAGCAATGAAAACTTTTTTTGCTTTTCAGAATGCTGCTGGCGAAAACTTGGCAAAGGGTGACAAACAATGAATAAGAATCCTTTTGAAATCCGCGCAGAAATGTTACAGCTTGCAAAAGAATATATGGACCAACAATACCATATGAATATTCAATTTGCTGAAAACATGGTGAATGAAGGTAAAAAAACCGCAGAACAAATAAGAGAAAGTTACAAAATGTATTCTATGGAAGAATTAATGGAAAAAGCTAAAGAAATGTATTCTTTTGTTTCTAAAAAAGATTAATTTTCTAAAATAATTTTCATTTGGCTATTGACATTTACAATAAAAGTATTATATAAATATAAGTGGAGGCGCCACCTGGGTCTCCACTTTTTAATCGCCGGTCACTGACGGCAAATTCACATACTCGCTTAATATAAGGAGAACGATATGAACACTCGTAGGTTCAACACGGATCTATTAAACGATCCATTTTTTATTGGTTTTGACTCAATACTTGATAAACTAAATCATACGCAGACCAATATATCAAATTATCCACCTTACAATTTAATTAAAACTAGTGATGATACCTTTCTTATTGAGGTAGCCGTCGCAGGTTTTAACGAAGATGACTTTGACATTGAGCTACACGATGGTATCCTAACCATCCAAGCAGATGTTAAAGAATCAGATACTTCAACAAATTATTTGCATAAAGGCATTGCCGCAAGAAACTTTGTTCGTAAGTTTACTCTTGCCGATACAGTGCAAGTAACTGGAGTTTCCTTAAATCAAGGAATGTTAACAGTGCAGCTACACAATGTAATACCTGAGGAAAAGAAGCCTAAGAAAATACCTATTTCAAAAGGTCCAGAACTTCTTATGGAATAAAATTGAAAAGGGGAGCTTATTGCTCCCCTTTTTTAATGCACACCGCCCGGGCGTGCAAATTGATCCAAATCAGACGTATTACCTTTTCCGATAGAATTTATTACAGTACTTGAAGATCCGCCTTGTACACTGTTATTTGTTGTTGGGGATACTGTGACTGGCGCAAGTGTAATTTGATTACCGCCGGTTGCAGCACCAGCTCCAGAGCTAACCAAATTTAAAGCTTGCATAGTTTCATTATCTATAATTCCAACTATCGCATTTCTTGCGCTGGCTATTTTACTTGTAACTTCATCTAATTTTAGTTTTGGATCTAAAATTCCATCTCCAAAATTAATAGCATTACCAGGCATCCACGAAGGATCGTAAACTCCACCGTTTGCTAGATGATTAAATATAGGAATAGTTTCAGCCAAGTTTTTAGAAATTTCTCTAAAATTAATAGAGCCTGGATCAATACCACTTAATGTTGATAGCGCATTAGCCAATGGTTCTAACGCCATCGCAAATCTTTCCATTCCTGTTACTAATTCATTACCTTTCGATCCAGTTAATGGCTCAAATTCATTGATTAATTTTGATATAATGCTTTCTTTTTCAACTGTTCCACCAAACAATGAAGTGAAAAACCCCCTTACTCTGTCGCCAACGCCTTCTTTAACATCTATTGCGAAAAAATTTGTAACAGCTGATACTAAATCGCTAATACCAGATCCAAGGTTTAATTTAGAAATTTCAGTTAATCTTTTAAGTGCGTCTGGAGTTATCGCAGTAATAGAATTACTAAACATTTTAAATGCATTAACTAATCCTCCGCCGCCACTTCCTTTTAATTTTTCCAACCAAGATAAGCCAACATCTCCGAGCGTAAGACCTATCATTAATCCAGAAATGCCTGCGCCGATAGCAGTCATTATAGCAAATATACCAACACCCGCCATTACTGCAGCAGCTGGAGATCCAGCCACTCCTAAGAGTGTTCCTAATCCTACGCCAGCTCCTAGTATTCCAACGAGGGCAGTAATAGAATTTTCGTTATTTAATTCACCGATAGAATCATTAAACATTTTAAACGCATTAACTAATCCACCACTGCCTGATTTTAATGAGCTCATCCAAGACATTGTCTTGTCGCCAGCTGTAAGACCTATCATTAAACCGGATATACCTGCACCGATACCGGCCATTATAGTTGTAACTCGAGTTGCCGCACCTATACCAGTTCCGCTTCCAAATACAGCTGCAAGACCTCCAACTCCTAAAATTCCTACTAATGCCGCCGTTCCATCTATTGTTAATTCGCCAATAGCATCACTAAACATTTTAAAAGCTGTTGGTAATCCACCACCTGAAAACCCTACTGCAGAATTGAGCCAGTCTAGGCCAGCACCGCCAACACCTAATCCAAGCATTAATCCTGCTATACCTGCACCAATTCCTGTCATTGTGCCGGCAACTCGAGTTGCTGCAGCTACACCAGATCCTCGCCCAAATACAGCTGCTCCAGTTGCAGCACCAAGTATACCTACCATAGCCGTTATTGCGCCTGGCGTCAATTCACCAATTACATCAGAGAAACCGCCCATTACTGTTTTTAGTGATGAAAAGTTTATATCACCACCCAATGCAGAAACGCCGCTGAATAATAGATCCCCGGCTAACAATCCGCCTAAGAAACCAGAAATGCCTGCGCCCATAGCACCTAAACCAACGGCAGCACTCGTACCACCCTTTAAACCTGCTAAAGCACTTATACCCATAATACCGCCAAGAACTGCAAGGGCTTTAGGATCAATTTCTAAAATCATATCAGAGAACCCTGACATAACTTCTTTCATAGAAGAAAATTTCATATCGCCGCCAAGAGCTGATACACCACTAAATATTAAATCTCCAGCCATAAGACCGCCGAGAAATGCTGATATAGCAAATCCCATAGATCCTAATCCAATTGCAGCTTTCTTACCACCAATGGCAGATATACCCATGATACCGCCGAGAACAATAAATGATTTGGGATCCATTCCAACAATCATATCTGAAAAACCCAATGCTGCAGATTTTAAATTGTCGAATTTAAAACTAGCTCCCATCGATTCAAGCCAACCCAAAGTAGCATCACCAGCAACTAAACCACCAAAAAATGCTGATAGGCCGAGACCCATCATGGCTAACCCGCTAGCCCCCTTTGCAAGGCCGATCCCGGCAGCACCTATACCAAGGCCTTTGCCAAGACTAAAACCACCCTTACTAGCATTGCTTGGCGCAGCTGCAGGGGATCCGCTCGAAGATGATTGACCCATTGGCTGTGGGCTTACAGACGCCCTACTAGCATCCCCTAAGGTTGTTGCTCTTTCCTGTGCCGATAACATTTTCTGCAGCATACTATTTTGTTCGGCAAGCAAATCAACTTGCCGATTATCAATTTGCACCATAGAAGATAACATAGCACCTTGCTGCGATATGTTAATATCAATAGAGTCTAATACAATTTTAAGATCTTCAAACGTTGCCATTTATTTTCTTCTTTGCTTTTCTTCTTGTTGCTTTATAAAATTAATTAACATATCAAAATACAAATCTCTTTCAAAAGGTATCATTTTTTCTAATTCATCGACCGAATATTTATGATGTTGAACCATTCCAAAAATTTTATCATAATAAATCGAAAGGTTCGTATGGCTCAACATCAGATAAAAAAAGTTTGGGTTCCTTGTATTACAAAGGTTTTGTTATCACCGTTTTTATTTACGTATTCAACTTCATGTCTTACTTTTGGTATCGTGTCAAAAAACTCTTTCATTTTTTTCACAACGTCGTTATGTAAACTTTCGATAAAGTCGTCAACTTCTTTTTTATTAAAATCTTTAAAGTTAAACACATCTTCTTTTGATGCTAATTTGTCTAAACAGCAAAGCATGATATCGTAATTTCTTTCGGTTTCAGACTTATCCTCGTTTAAAAGAACAAAAAAGTCTTCAGCCGTAGGGTATTTTAAAAACAATACATAATCTTTTGATACTTCAATTTGGTTTGTATGGTTCTCTGGTTTTTCAATTTTTACTTGTGTTAAATCTAATTCTAATTCAATTGATTCTTCAGTGTCTGGGTCTTCTATTTTAAACTTTACAATATTATCAACAGACTTGGAACGAATTGATATTAATAAGTATTCTAAATCAACAAGTGATAAAGAATCAATACTATCTTCAAGCAGGCAGTTATTTACAATTTGTTTAATTGAACTTATAATTTGTTCTGTGTCTTTTGATTCTTGAGCAATTAAAAGAATTTTTTCTTCTTTTACTGTAAAAGGCCGATACTTAACTTTTTTATCATTAGATGGTAACGAAAGCTCATATATCGGCATGTCAATCTTTGGTAGTGGCATTGTGTATTATCTCCTCAATTAAAATATATTTCGCAAACCGTTTAGTCCAGATTTGATTTGCGAAAACGAATTATTTATGTTATTTTTCAAGTTACCAAGTTTAGTAAATGCATTTATTGAATCTTGAACTGAAATTGGTAAATTACCCTGCCCAATTACCTGGGCATTTGATCCTAAAGTATTTACATATTCTACAAAGCCAGTACCTCGCGCAAACCTTTCAGTCGGAATACCTTGTCTTGAACTTGACACTGACATATGAGCATATGTAAAGTTAACTGTAGAAGTTGCAAAAGAATCGTTGTCTGCCCAGGATACATCAACGCCGCTTACCTGCGTTGGGAATGCATCATACAATGTGTATTCATAATATTTTGGTATACCATCTGCGCCGTCAGTACTATAGTGCTTAATTATTATGTTACAAGCAAAATCTTTTTTATATCCAACCTCATAGGGCAGCTGCCCGTTTATTTGTGAAAAAGGTCCGTCTGAGTAATTGTAATTAATTACAGATTGCATCCATTGATGAAAAAACCGAAGCACCATGTGATCCGAGTCTAGCATAAATACTGCATTGAATTGGTCAGGTGTAACAGCTGTTGGGATTGATTGTTTTACACCAAACGCATTTGGATAATAATCAGCTACCGTATAATTTAAACCAGGAATTGTAGCGGTTTGACAAAAAAATCTGAGATCTTGCATTGTCATGCCATCTGATTGCACGGGCCCATTCATTATTTCAACAACGTATAAGTTTTTTCGCGCAGGGCCGCCGTACTTATTCATAGTACTTTTAAATTCGTTTATATTAAATGGCATTTACCGCCCGCCTCTTGCTATTTTTCTTGAGTCTGCCCAAACTCTTCCTTTTGAAGACTTTTCAAAATGTTCAGATGGTAAGAATAATGCTATATCCCATTCAGTAGGATTTATGTATACCAATTTTGTTCTTATCTGAGACGTTAAATAATGTTTCACCGTGGGTTTAAATTCTCTATATTTTGAAGCACCATTAAGGATACTATATGATATTTGCATTTTTGTAGTTTCATCATATTTTTGGTTTCCTGTCACTTCGTATAAAGCATCCATTAATTGCGCACGTAAAGGAAGCGGTAAGTAATGAAAGTTCATTCCAAGAAAGCCGCCTTTAGCTTTATTTATTGGAAATACAAGCGGGAACCTGTCATAATAAGGAAGAGTTTCTTTATGTTTAGGATCGTATAAAAAAGTATACATATGGCCAAGCCTAAATCTACTTTCGTGTCTATCTTTCATTTGACGGATAATTTTTGTTTCTTCTATACTTGAACGTGATACTGCTTTTGCTTGATTTCTATACCAATCACGTGCTGCTTTTGTACGTGCCGGCACTTGGCCTGCTCGAATACCTTTTAAAAGAATTTCGTCAAATATTTTTGCAGTCATTACTTAATTCCCAATTCGTGTTCGGTAAATATTTCAAATATCCATCCTCTATCTGCACAATATTGGCGCGCAGCTTTCCATTTAGATTCGTTAACACCGTAAGTTTTAACTTCGTTTATATATCTACGCGAAAGTCTTCCTGAAGGAGTTGCGTTTTTTTTCCGAATATCAGGAGCTTTGGTTTGTGCATGCGGTTTTATTTCTATCATAATAGTTTCAGTTGTGCCATTCGGTGTTCTCTTTCTTACAACTACGTCTGGGTAATACCTATGTCTTTTTCCATCTATAGGAGACATATAAGGTACTATAACTTCTTCACTTTGCCACCAAATAACATCAGGATGAATATCAATATACCTAAAGAATTTAAATTCCCATAAAGATCTATATATGATCTTTGAAGGATCTCCCTTATACTTCTCCGGGTGTTTTGGCCTAAATCGCCCTTTATGTCCTCTAGTCATTTATGCTGTCCAAATTTTAATATAAATAGAATCAAAGCCAATGTATATCTCTATTTATAAAGGAATTTAGGTTTGCCCTATCAAGATTTTGGTCAAAGACCCGAGCAGGTCATAAGTAACAGTAAAAATTCGCAAAGTTCTAATTTTTTAAACTTTCCGCTGAATATTGGTGCACACAGCGTATTATTGGCTTTTAATAAATATTCTTTTGTTCCACCTGGTGAACGAGGGTTAAATACGTTATCCGGTGGTTCTTCTAGAAATCGTGCTGGTCAATTTGGGCCGGTACCGAACGGAACAGATGTAATTCAGCTCCCATTGCCTGCTAATATTCAAGACACTTATTCTGTTAGAGTAGCAGGAAGTGATATGGGTATTGCACAGTCAGCAGTTGCTACAGGGGCATCTCAATTTGCTGGAGCCGGTGATCTTACTGTTTCAAATTTAGGAAATGTTTTAGGTAATTTGATACCTGGCGTAGATTTAAGTTCAATACTTAATTCTGATATTGACCAAGCTTCAAAAAACTTATCGTTTTTAGGTAGAAGATCAATTGATAAGTTACTTGCCGGCAGTGGAAAGGCAATTGACCAAGGATTAGGAAACACGGTTAACCCAAAGTCATCGCTGTTTTTTGAAGGTGTAAATTTAAAACAGTTTGATTTTAATTGGACACTTGCGCCAACAGAAAATGCAGAATCTGATAGAATAAGAGATATCATTACAACTATTCGAAGAAACATTCTTCCTACTTATGGGAGTGCAGTTGGTTTTAACAAGGTATTGTTAAATTATCCTAGTACTGTAGATATATTCTTTTTAGGAATTGATGATGGATATTTCTTTAAATATAAAACATGTATGGTACAGCAATTTCAAAATAACTACACGCCAAACGGATTGGCCGTTGTAACTGGCGGTAAACCAGCTATGGTATCAATGAATATGACTCTCATGGAAATGGATATACATACATCTGAAGATTATGGCGGAGTATCAACTACTAATACGTCAGCTTCAAATTTAACAGCTGGTGATCAAATAATAAGCGGCGGAGCGGGGTAAGTTAAATGAGCGGAGAATATTTTGATAAATTTCCAGATATAAGTTATAATAATGTTTTAGTAAAAGACATAACAAAAAGAGTAAATTTTCTAAAGGAAACTTTGCAAGATCCGTATTCTTTTTTGCCGTATACTATTAAGGAAGGCGAAAGAGCTGAGGATATTGCGTATCACTATTACGGCGACTCCAACTATACTTGGCTAATATATTTAGCAAACAATATTATTGACCCGTATAATGAATGGCCGATGGACGAATACACATTTAACCAATATTTAATTAGTAAATATAGTGATCAAGCTGGGGGGTTAAATGGTTATGATTTAATTGATTGGACCAGAACTACTACTAACACGGATAATATAGTTTACTATTATAAAGAGGTATAAAATGGCAATTGATATAATAAAGATTAGTCCTGACAGTTTTAGAACTCTTTACCTCCGCAAAGAAGATAGAGTCATATTAAGAAGCGAAGCAGGCAAGCGAATTGTATTACAAAAAATCATCCCAGCTGAGTGGAAACCATATCGCATTTGGGATTTTGAGGAAGCAATAAATGACAATAAAAGAAATATTCAACTTATTGATAGAAATTTAGTATCAAAAATTGAAAAAGAAATTACGAATAAATTAAATGAGTGAATTTATTTTACCAGGACAATACAAGCTATTAAGTGCTGTATTAGTTTCCGATTCAGCTGCATCTATCGAATTAGGAGTTTCAGGTCAAGGAAATTCAAATGAATTTTCAGGCTTCATACCTGTTTTTGTGATTGAAGAATCTATTAATTCCGACTGCATAAAAGGTTATGCGGAAATAGTTGATAATATAGGTTTTCTTGAGGACTTGCCAATTCGCGGCGAGGAACATTTAATTTTTACTATTGAAGACGCTATGAAAAATCGTAGAATTTATCAAATGCGAATATATAAAATTCAAAATGTAGAAATTAACGACGCAAACGACGGCTTAAGATATGAAATTCACTTTGTTTCAAAATCAAGATTTAATGTAAGTTCACGACGCATAACAGCTCCTTTTGAAGACAAAATATCAACTATAGCATCAACTATTTTTGATAATTATTATAGCCCACCGCAAAACTCTTCAGGATTAATTGTCGAACCAACTGAAGGTATATTTCGTTGTGTAATTCCAAACTACACACCGATTCAAGCAATGAACTTTTTATCACAGCGTGCTTATAGCACAACAAGCCCATCGTGCTCTTTTAGATTTTTTGAAACAGTTCACAATCACTTTTTTGTTTCAGACGAATATTTAATTAATCAGGCATTAAAAAATGTTAACGACATTAAAGAATTTACTTATAGTGATGCTTTAGACAAATCAGGCGAAGAATATTCGCAGCAAATGCAAAATTTTATAACTATTAAAAACGAAGATCGCGTTAACACAATGAAAGATCTTGGTTCTGGCGCATATCGTAGCCACGTTATTGAAATAGATTTAGTAAGAGGCCGAGTAAATCTTCCTACTAAATCTACAACACACTCTTATAATTTTGAAACAGAAAAAACAAAATATCTGTCCACCTCGGGGCGTAATACCGATGAAGGTATTCATTCTCCTGAATTTAAAAGTACTTATTTTACTCAAGAAAACGAAAAACGTTATATGGTAATTCGTGATTATGCAGATGATAGCGGAGAATTTCAATTAAGAGGAAATCAGTTTCTTCCAGAAATAGTTGCAAATAGAACAGCTTATCGACATCATTTAAATAACACTATGGTCCATGCAACAGCTAACGGTAGATTAGATTTAAACGCAGGAGGCATGATAAATATTAAAATACCTCAATTTGTTGCCTCATCTAAAAAAGGATTAAATCCACAACTATCTGGATACTATATGATAGATACGGTAACTCATAACTTTGTAAGAGATGTACACACTACTGCTCTTAAATTAATTAAGTACGACTGGAACACGACATGATGGAAACTGGCGTAGGGATTTTAAATCCTTTATTTTTTATAGGGGTTGTAGAAAATAACGTCGACGATCGCCTTGAAGGAAGAGTTCAAGTACGTGCCTTTGGAGTACATGGAACGACCCAGCAAGTCCCAACTGAAGATCTTCCTTGGGCAACACTGATACATGGAAGTTACGACCCTAACGCTGAAATACCGCGTTTAAACTCATTTGTATTTGGATTTTTCGTTGACGGACGTGATGCGCAGCAGCCAATGATATTAGGTTTAATTCCAACACAAATGACTGAAATAATAAATCCGGATTTGACAGGCTGGGGTAAAATACCAGAAACAAATTCTAGAATTCTCGCAAAAGGATCAATGCCGCCTGACTTGGGTCAACCAGCAAATTCAAAATTGGCGCGCGGGGAAAATATTGAACAAACTTATGTTCACCAGCAGGAAATGTCTCGTGTAAAAGATATCGGTATTGCAGACCAAAACCCAGATAAAGCCGATAGCGGAGATCGAGAATTTTTTGCAGAACCAGCACCTGCATATAATACACAATACCCATTCAATAGAGTAATAGAAACAGCTAATCATTCTATCGAATTGGATGATACACCAGGCTCTGAAAGAATTACTATATATCACGGTGAAGGCTCTTATATCACGATTGATGCACGAGGAAGCACTATTCATAAATCTATTTCTGATAAAATGCAAATAAATGATAGAAATAATTATGTGTATGTAAAAGGTAGAAACATAGTTACTATAGAAGGCGATTCACAGGTTTTAGTAAAAGGAAATAAGATAGAAGAAATCACTGGCGATTTAATACAAAACGTTAGAGGGAATCATTATCTTTCTGTTGGCGGGCAATCTACTATTAATGCAAGTGAAGAAATTCAAATAAGAGGTGGAAAGCTACGTCTTGAATCAAATGTAGAAGGCATTAATTTAAAAGCAAATAAAAAAATAAATCTGCAGGCTAATAATGATATTAATTTAAAATCGGAAATAATGTATTTTGATGCATTAGGTGATTTAAGTATTAAATCTGAGCACGTAAAAATTGGTGGAGAATCGCAGGTGAGTATCAGTGCTGCACTTACTGCCATTGATGATTACGTACGTATGGCAGAAGGTTTAGCGGTTGAACCAAATTCTGCAGGCGCAGGTTTAGCTGAAGCTGTAGACGCTCCAGAACCTGTAAGTAAATCTATAAGTATAACAAGAAACGAAAGCTACGATGGCGGCATGATTGGTTCGAGCGGTTATGCGTCACAAGATGAAGGTGAAGAATCAGTTAATTCATCGGCCGCAGCAGAAACACCCAGTGAAGCTTCGACTTCTTCTGCAGCAGATGCAATTAAAAAATCATCCAGTGGAGTTAAAACATCCGTGGCCGAACTCGAAAATGATCAAGCGTTTCAAACAAAACTTGCGGAAATGCAAAGTAAATATCCCGGCCTCGAAAAGCAGCAATTATATGCAATCATTAGCGGTGAAAGCGCATTTAATACTGCTGCATATAATCAAAATTCTGGGGCATCGGGTTTGTTTCAGTTTGTACCTGCCACGGCAAAAGGCCTTGGTTATACAACGAGTCAAATTCGTAATATGAACCCAACTCAGCAATTAGAAGTATATGACAAATATCTTGCAAGTGCTAAATATAAAGGTGGCGATCTTGGAATTATTCAAGCAGCTCCGGCTTATTATGGCCGTCCTGATAATTTTGAAGTTTACAAAAGAGGCTCAAAAGCATATGAGCAAAATCCGCCATGGCGCGGTTCTGATGGCAGGATCACAGTAGGAAGCATTAATGCCTATTATAATAAAAATTGGGGCCTTACCTAATGTTTAAACTATTGCAAGTTCAATCGCGAATAAATAGATTATAAAGGAAAAAGTAAAATGTCCGGGTCGAACATATCAACTAGAAATCATTGCGTTATCCGAATAGGATCAACAGCTTCAAATCCTGAAGCTGCAGTAAATGATGTGGTTGCAGCCTTCGCAAACGAATTAAACTTTGGGACATATACAATTAATAATGCAGATTCTTTAAGTAATAACTTCCAGCAAGGTGCAGTATTTAAACCAATAAGCACAACTGAACTGTTAATTCAACAATATGGCGAAACACCTTTCTATGAATCTGTTTCTACATTTAACACATACTTTGAAAATAGTGAAATAAAAAAACTAATTACCAATACTGAAAGATACCCAAATATTACAAAAAGAATTAATCAAAATCTTATCTTTACGCCTATTGAAGTGGCAGAATTTACAAACACCTATCAGTATATACCAATAACACTTAAAGACCAAGCAAACACAATTACACCAAAACTTTTAAACGAAGTAGAAGATTTTTATGGAAGTAGTATTTCTAACGGAATACTTGATAGTTTTTGCTCTATTATGCCATCTGTGTTTGGGGCAATTGATGGATTTTTTGACACTCTTAACGATATACAAAATTTTGTAAGTGCAATTAAAAACTTTTCAGTCCAAGACTTATCTTTAAAGCTGCTTATTGATAAAATTAAAGATCAAATAATAAATGTGGTTGAAAGAGTTGTTGATAATGTAAAAAATATTATTGAAAATTTTAGTATAGAAAATATCATCAAAGATGCCACAACGTATTTTCAACAAAACGTAATATTAAGATTTTATAATATTAAAGAAAAAGCGTTAAGCTTTTTTAGTCCATCTAATATTGAAAGTTTTAAAAATAAAATAAAAGGTATAATAGAATATGCTCTTAATTTATTTAAAAACCCATCATTAGATGAAATACAATTTTTAATATATCGCTTTTGTAGTTTTGGGGCCCAAATAGAAAATGGCATTAAAGGTCTTATAAACCCTTTAACAGACTACACGAATAATTATCAGTCTTCTTTAAATACGTTAAAGTCATCCTCAAACGTAAATACAGAGCGTGCTATAAGAGCTGGTGCAATACGTATTTCACCAGAGCAAAGATCGGCGGCAATAAGCGCAGCAACAGGTAATGCAAGCGAACTCGAGCCTTTTGGTGGAGCAGGCGCTGATAGTACACCGATAACATCAGTTAAATCTGGTGACATTGCTCCACTTTCAGCAGAAGAACTTAATAGTGTTACAAAATACAATGAAGGTAAAGGCGATTCAAGAATTACATTTACCGGGGGTTCATTAAGACCAGCAATCACAAGAGAAGGTAAAAAACCGCCTGCTTGGCGCTGGGAAACTCAGTCAATGGCATCACGTGTTAAGGTTATGAGAATACAAAAAAGGTTTGGCAAACAATTAACGATGATTAGCTTAAGAAGAACTTATCAAGAACAAAAAGCTATATATGACCGTACTAAAGATAAGAGCAAAGTAGCCAAACCCGGAAATTCAAAGCACGAACAGGGTCATGCATATGATATACAATGGGCTGGTTACCCAGCAGGCCGCAAAGAATTTTTAAAAATTGCAGTACAAGAAGGTATGGTTGGAATTGGTGGTTATACAGACTTTGTTCATATAGACGAAGGGCACGCACGGTATTGGGGATCTGTAGACGGCGTAAATCCTCGTGATCCTGCAACTTATAGGTAAAATAAATGGTAGTACAACTCATAACTCCAAAATTAAAAAAGATGAACTTATATGCCGACGTTCACAAAGACTTGTCCGTGAATCCTATATCTAAGGATATTGCTTTAAAAAGAAATGAAGAAGCTGTTAAGGAATCAATAAAAAATCTTATTCTTACAGATAAAGGTGAAAGACTTATGCAGCCTCTTATTGGCGGCAATATTCGGGCAATGTTATTCGAAAACAATACTCCTGCCGTAATTAAAATGATACAAGAGCAAGTAAGAATTACAATCGAAACATACGAACCGCGGTGCTCACTTATTGATGTAAATGTGTTATCTTCATTAGACGATAACACTGTCAAAATAGATATATATTTTTACATAAATAATGTTGCAGACCCAATTACACTCACGGTGTTTCTAGAGAGGACTAGATAAGATATGGCTACTAAACAGATTAATGAGCTTGATTTTACAACCATTAAGGATCAATTCATAACGCACTTGCAAAATCAAACGCAATTTAAAGATTACGATTTTACTGGTGCAAATATGAATGTCTTACTTGATGTTCTATCCTATAATACACACATGAATAATTTTTATACTAATATGGCAATCAATGAAATGTTTCTTGATTCTGCTGTTATTAAAAATTCTGTTGTTTCACACGCCAAAGAATTAAATTATTTACCTCGATCTAGAAAATCGGCAAAAGCCGTAGTAAATGTAACATTACGAGATCCACTTGAAACCGCGTCAATAATTACTATACCAAGATTTACGGAATTTACGGCTAATTTTGAACGTAATAATTATACATTTATTACAGATCAATCTTACATTGCTAAAAAAACGTCAGATGGAGTTTTTGTAGCAACAAATGTTGAAATATTCGAAGGATACATATTAGATATATTTGAAAAGGACGGCTTTTTTGTTGATGAAACAAATTCTTTAAAATGTAATTTAATAAACGATAACATCGATACAAATACCATTGAAGTATATGTTGATGATGATGCAACTCTTGGAAAAAATCAATTTTTCTATACGGCCGACATATTTGGTGTTACGCCAACGAGCAAAGTTTTTTACCTTGAGCCGCATTTAGATAACAGATATTCTGTTTATTTTGGTGGAAATGTATTTGGTGAACAGCCAAAAAGAGACATTGACGTAAAAATACAATATCGAGTATGTAATGGACCGGAAGTAAACGGGGCTAATGTATTTGCGACTTCGTTTAAACCGAATTCAACTGTAACAACAGTATCACCTGCGGCCGGCGGTTCAGAGCGCGAAACCTTAGAAAATATAAAGTTCTTTGCTCCTAAATCAATTCAAGTTCAAGAAAGAGCAATTACTGCAGGCGATTATAAAATTATATTATCACAAAGATTTCCAGAAATAAAAAGTGTATCAGCATACGGCGGTGATGAATTAGATCCTCCTCAATACGGGCGAGTTGCGATTTCTGTAAACTTACAAGGCGAAGGATTTTTGTCAGAAACCCGTAAAAACTCGTATTTAAGATATTTGGCTGATAAAACTCCGCTTTCAATTGAACCTATTTTCATTGATCCAGATTTTTTATATTCTGAAACTATAGTGGATGTAATTTATTCAAAAAAATTCACAACAAAATCAACACAAGCTCTCGAAACCTTAATAAGAGAAAAAATTACTAGTTATAACGCTGCAAACCTAGATGAATTTGGCGAAACGTTAAGAGTTTCAAAACTTATGTCTATCATAGATGGTGTTGATGATGGAATATTAAGTAATAACGTTTGTGCAAATCCTATTATTGAATATGCGCCAGTTCTTAACTTAGAATTAAACCCAGCATTTAAGTTTACTACTCAGCTTATTAAACCATATCCATACGATGCAGAAACTGGATTAATTGGATTTAAGCCATCAATAACAAGTTCTGTGTTTACGTATAAAGGCATTTCGGCAAAGTTAATTGATGATGGTGCAGGAAAGATTGCTATTATTAATTCAGTTGTAAACACTGGAAATTCAACACAAGCAATAATAAATCCTTCGATAGGTACAGTAAATTACGATACAGGCGAAGTTAAATTAATTAAGTTTGGTGTAGAAGCGTTTTCAGGAAATGCAATTAAAATATATGCGGCGTCAATGTCCCCAAATATTACTGCTCCAAAAAATCGTATTTTGTCTATCAGAAGCGAAGATATTAAAATTAATTTTGAAGAGTCAAATTAATGTCAGTTCCAGTAGATAAGTTAGTTTCATTTCATATTGAAAAACAATTCCCAGCGATATATCGTGAAGAGGGGCAAGATCTTATACAATTCGTAAAGGAATATTATAAATTTCTTGAAACTAATTCAAACCAATCCCTTTATAATGGTAGAAGATTATTTGAATATAAGGATATTGATACTACTCTTGAAAGAATGCTAATATTTTTTAAAAATAAATATCTTTCAGATCTTCCACTCAACGATACTACCCTTCGCATCATTGTTAAAAATATACTTGGACTTTATCGCCGCAAAGGTTCTGAAGGCGGGCTTGAGTTATTCTTTAGGCTTTTTTATAACGAGTTTATTAAAATATATTATCCAGCAAAAAATATATTTAAAGCATCAGATTCAAAATGGCAGACCGGTAATTATATTCAATTATTTCCAAACGCGGGAATATTCACATCGGTTAATGTAGATAATAAATTTCCGTATGACGATATTATTAATACTACTATTACTGGGGACACATCCGGCGCAAGAGCAACAGTTGACAAAATAAACTTTTTTATATTAAATAACACATTTGTACCAATTATTTTTATTAATAATATAAGTGGCGAATTTTTAGGACTTGAAGGAATCACCGCGCAAATAAATGGTTCGCCAGCTAATTTTGGAATTGTAAATGGCTCCTTAGATTCTATCAACATTAATGTAAATGGTCCTGGCGGAAATTCTGTTGGGGAAATTGTTACATTTAGAGGATCACCCGATGGCATTGCTGCTACTGGAAGAGTGTCTAAAGTAAAACCAAAAACTACTGGTTCAATTGATTACGATGTTATAGATGGCGGATGGGGTTACACTATAGAATCTACTCATTTATATGTGTCAAACCAAATTATTTTTTTAGAAAACACTCCAAATAATTTTATTAATTTAGAAACCCTTGAAGACAGCGATGGTAATAGAGGAGCCGTCATCAACCAAGGTGATTTTTTCGTCGGCGTGAGAATGGAGGCCGGTAAAGAGTTTTCAAATACATCCATTATTAGCACTGTTGATAGATCGCCAAACATTAATATACAATCGTTGTCTGGAGTAACTCTTAAAGTATCCGAAAAAAACGAAAGCTCCCCTGGTCCTCTATATCCGGAAACAGATGCAGAATACAACAATGGTGCATTAATTACTGAGAACAATGGTACAGTGTTTGACAGAGCCTTAACTGTAAACGGATTGAAACTAGTTGTTGCAGGAGCAGTAGGCGGACAACTAGCAGTACCAGATGAATGGGCATTGAAAACAGCAAGAACATTTGAATTAATGACCGATCCTAACGGTGCTGGCATTAACACTACACATCAACGCAATTTTCTTAAAACACTAAAAGGTGACGCTGGAACGAAACACGCAGGAATACCTACAGTACAAAGAGTTGGCTATGGCGGCGGAAGTACATATACACCTAACTGGTTAGAAGATGCCGGCATACCAAGTTATGCAGGACTACAAGCATTCAATGACAGTGTTGCTCAAAAGGATATGGTATGGTATAAGAATATTAACGGAAACAATCCTCCAACACAGCGTAGGGATATAGAAGAAATATTTGAACACATATTCCACACCATACACGCATTTGGTATTCCGGGTGCAGTGCCTGGTAGTTCAGACGCGGTGGAAATGAATCCAGATATTAGAATTGGTAATGAACCAAGTTTCGATTGGAAAAACACAGCACTGCATCTTGCTATGAAAGAAGCAATTGACGCAGGATTATATGATCCAAGTGGTTATGCTCCTGATTGGAATACAGATCCAGAGAAAGCGGCAGTTGCATATACAGAATACACCTACTTGGTAAACTGGTCAATGTGGGATATGAGTGTATACTGGGATGGCGGCAGTCTTAGTCCTGAATGGGATGATAGTTTAAAAACACCAGCAGGTATGTTAGCAAACAATCCATTAGGTTATGCATTGTTCAATACATATTTTGCTCAAGTATTAAGCAAACCAGATTTTGCTACAATAGAAAGTATTTTTGGTGAAAATGATACAGGCGTGTCAGGATATGTTGTTGATGAATTAGTAGGCGGAACTCCGGTTATAGTTGGTGAATTGGAAAATATAGAATCAATAGATCTTATATTTGACGTAATTGGAAATTTTTTGAATGTTCCACTTGATGCATTAAACTATAATGATATTCCACCTGCGTTGGGTTCAATGTCTGGAAATGTAAACCCAACGGATATCAACACTAGGTTGGATGTTGCATTTGATTTGACAAACACTAATATTGGTTCTATTGTTAGGTTTGACAATATAAATCCTGGCTTAAATTATCTTAATGAAGTAGTTACTTTTACACACGATACGCGTTTATCTAATTTTAATAGGAGAAATCAATTAATTACGTTAAATTCAGTTCCTTCAGCTTTAAGTGTAGGTGATGAAATAACCCAAGGTCTTATCAACGGAAAGGTTGTTGCAATTAACAGCAATACTTTAACAGTAAGACCGTATGCATACTACGGTTTCAATTCTTCAACACCAATCACTTATGGTGGAATAAATTTTTCAATAGTATCCGTGTCTAAAGATTTTACAAGTAATAAGGTTGCAGGAAGTAATGCAATAACCCGCGCAGAAGTAATTTTTGAAAATGGTATCATAGAAGAAGTAGAGATATTAGATTCAGGTTATAATTATGTGCATAATACACAGGCTGAAGTTCTTAAAAACGGAGTTGTAGTTTCTGGCGGAATTTTATCTGCACAGGGCCAAGGAAAAAGTTCAGGATTTTGGTCAACTTATAATTCGCATCTTAATGGATACACAAATGTAAACGGCAAATTAAAATATTATAATTCGGATAAATATATTCAAGACAGCAATTATTATCAAGAATACTCTTATGAAATTCAATCTAAACTAAACATTGAAAATTACGAGGAATCTCTTAAAGAAATTACTCATGTCGCTGGCACAAAGGTGTTTGCAAAATTCAATTTGGAAGAATTTATATCTACACCAATATCAACTAAAGTTGTTATTAATCGCTCTGAAGAATAATAAGCAAGTTTTTTTGTTATAAATAAATTAAAGAAAACACCGGGGAAAAAATGACAATAATCACCAGCAAATATAGATCAGATGCTGCACGTTTTTTTGTAGAAGACGTCACTGTTAACGATTATTATCTTTTTGCATCAAGCATATCAAATACTGCTGTTGAAAACACCGCAGTTTCAAAAAGATCTTTTTTAGAAAAAACTATTTTTGGAAAAAAATTGCCTGCTGATAACCTATTTTATGTGATAGAAAATAACGTATGGCAAACCGGTACAGTTTATACACAATACGATGATAAAAGTGATTTGTCAGATAAAAGATATTATGTAACAGTTTATCCAGCAGATAGTGCAACCGGTGATTATAAAATTTATAAGTGTTTATTTAACAATTACGGTGGCGCATCAATAAATCCTCCAAATTATCAATCATCCACTCCAGATCAAATTTATATTATGCCAGATGGTTACACTTGGAAATATATGTACTCTCTTTCTGTGTCGGAATTTGAAAAATATAACACTAGAGGTTATATACCAATTATAGATGTTTCCGTGAATAGGGATAGCGCAAATAATTCCGTTTCTTCTGCAAATAATTCAGTTTATTCTGCAAATAATTCCGCAATCACAAGTAAAAGTTCAATTAATCAAATATTTGTTGAAAATTTAAATCAAAACACTGGGTATGAAAGTATAATAGGTACTATTTTTCAAGTTGCACGATCTCCAGTAAATGAAATTACAATTATACCAAACACAACCAATACCTTAAATGGGATTACTAATTATTATTCTGGATATACGTTTTATGTCACAAACCAAAATGTGCGATCACAAACATACGAGGTTGATACATACACGTATGATCCAGTTACAGGGCGTGCAACAATTACGTTGATTGAAGGAACTCCTACCGACGGTGTTTTGGTCGACACGGCAACTTTTAATTTGCTTCCAAGAGTTGAAATACAAGGAGATGGCTCTGGCGCAATAGCTATTCCGAGCGTTGCCGCTGACGGATCTATTTCCAGTGTAACAGTATTAAACTCTGGTTCCGATTATACAAATGCAACAGCGAAAGTTGTTGACCCTTTTGCATTTGATCCAAATTTAACAGACAGTTTAGATGTAAGAGCTGTATTAAGACCAGTCCTTTCTCCTGTTGGTGGCCACGGGTCCAATTTAGTAGAAGAGTTTAATTGCACCCGTGTCTTAGCATATACAGACATAGATGCAGTAGACAATGCTTTAATTTCAAATACAAATACTTATGGAAGCATTGGTATTGTAAAAAATCCAGAATTTAAAGATTATTCGTATCCTACCATTTTTGATAACAGAATAGAATTGGCAGTAGATGCAAACCCGTTTACGGTTAACGAAACTATCACTCAAATCGAAACTGTTAACACGGCTAGTGATTTCTTTGGCGATGTTAGATTTAGCGCAAAGGTTCATGAGGTATCTGGCGATTTTATTTATCTTGCTGAATATTTAGGACCTTATCCAAACGACCAAGGTGTATATGCAAATACAGATTTTAGTGACATATCTTTAGATGTTACATTGCCGTTAATTACTTCGCAAGGCCAAATAATACAGATAAATACAGATAATAATCCGGCATATACTGGTGGTTATGATTCTAATTATCCTGGTTTCAAGCTGTCACCGTATGTCCAAAGGACTGGTGAAGTATACTATATGCACAGGTTTGTTCCTATTACTAGGACAGCAAACTCAAGAGAACAATATAAAATCATCCTTGAATTTTAAGAGAGAAAAAAATGCCAATTAACACAGATCTTAATGTTGATCCATATTTTGATGATTACAACTTAGAGAAACAATTTTATAAAATTCTCTTTAAGCCGTCGTACCCTGTACAAGCTAGAGAACTTACTCAGCTGCAGACTACGCTGCAAAATCAAATAGAACAATTTGGCGACAATATCTTTCAAGAAGGTTCTATTATTAACGGATGTAATTTTACAGAACTTGATGAGCTAAAGTTTGTTAAGCTTGGTGATAAAACTGGATTTGATATTTCAAAATATATTGGATTTGATGATACTGTAACCGTATTGGGCGAAGAATATGTGCGTACGAATTCTTACGAATTGCGCGGTTCAGTTTCAGGTATAAGCGCATCTGTTGTTGCGGCTGTATCTGGATTTGAAACCAGAAACCCTGATTTAAATACGTTTTTTATTGACTACACGTCAACGGCCGGAACAAATAAGCAATTTCAAACCGGTGAACTTTTAGAAATTTATAAAATAAGTACTGTTGAAGTTGGTTCCGGTGTTGATAAAACAGAAACGCTAGTAGATTCTATCAACGTCACTTCTTTTGTTGGTGCTGTTGGCAATTCCTTTGGTCTTCGCTCTGCGCCTGGTGTTATTTATCAGCGTGGTCATTTTTTATATGCAGAAGAGCAGTTGATTATTGTTTCTAAATATAACAATATTCCAACTGGAATTTCAATAGGTTATGAAGTTCAAGAAAAAATTATAGATTCATTCACAGATAGATCACTTTTAGATAATGCTAATGGCTCTTTTAACCAAAACGCACCTGGTGCAGATCGTCTTAAATTAATCCCAGTGTTAAAATCTCTTACGAATGCACAGGCCGCAAATAATGCAGACTTTTTCTCATTAGTTAGATATTCGGATGGAAACCAGGTTGTTTTAAGAAACGTTTCTCAATATAACGTTCTTGGCGATGAAATGGCTCGTCGCACATTTGAAGAATCTGGAGATTATACGGTAAGCGGGTTTAAACCAAACTTAGTAAGAAAGAACGGTGTTCTTACTGCTACAATATCTCCAGGTTTAGCATATATAAAAGGTTATCGTGTTGAAACTGCAGCTGAAATTTTTAAGCCTATTGACGAAATAGCTAACACATCAATAGGTCAAAGAACAAACCAACCAATTTCCTTTAACTACGGATCGTATGCAAAGACAACAAATAGTTCTGCATCAGGCACAGTTGATATTGGAACATTTGGAACTGTTCAACTTAAAGACCATGACGGTGATGCAGCTGGTACGGCAAGAGTTCGCAATATAACAAATGATAAAATATTTCTATTTGATATTCGCGTTTTACCTGGCCAAACATTTTCAGACGTAGAGGAAGTAGTAGGATCTAGCGGATCTATACCGATTAGCAATAACTCTGTAATTCAAGATGCTAGCAAATCGGCGATGATATTTGATAGTGGAATGACAAGTCTTAATTCGCTAAGTAATATTTCAATTCCTGTAAGAGCTCAAAGAGCTTTGTCTGGTCTGTCTAGTACTACTGTTATATTATCCCCAAATGCTGGAGAAGATTTTGTTGTTAATAACGATGACGCATTATTTGTTGACGCAACAAACACAAGAATAGATATTTTAAATAATTCTTTGGCTGGATCGCTATTAAATTTAACATTAAGTTCAACTCCTTCTGCAACCGGTACTCTTTATCATAATAAAAGAATTCAAAATGCATCACCGTTTACAAAAACTTCCGAAACTCTTTATGTAAAATGTGATTTCGCAAATCCTCCAATAACATCTGCAAATTCGATATATAATTTAGGATTTCCAGATGTATATGAAATTGTAACAATTACAGATTCACTTGGAAACGATGTCACAAGTAGTTTTAAATTAAAAACAAACCAAAGAGATAATTTTTACGGTCATTCTTACATTGAGTTTATACCAGGGCGTACGATACCGGCTCCTGGAGATATGACAGTTGAAATGAATGCCTTTAAACTTGGAGATACAACTGGAAATTATTTCTTTAATATAAACAGTTACCCGGTTTCATTCGCTAAGAATAAGCTTCAGCCTTATATTTCAGCATCCGGGGATACATATAACCTCAGAAACTGTTTAGACTTTAGACCATATGCAGAGCCGTTGTCTCCAGCCACATATACAAACGCAGCTTCGGTTGGAACTGCTCCGTCAGTTAGTGATTCTACAACCGGTGTAAATGTTCCTCCTGTTTTTTCTAGTTCTTATGAAATTCTTACTCCTGCGTATAATCAGACTGGAGATGTAGATTATCAGTATTATTTTGCAAGAAAAGATATAGTTGTCATGGATTCGTTTTCAAGAATTTCAGTAATTAAAGGAACTGAATCTGAAAAACCATTTCCTGAAACTACTCCAAAAGATCAATTAAAAATCGCAGAAATCTTTATTCCAGGAAAGCCTGCTCTTTCACCAAGTGAGGCATATGCACAAAACAGAATTGATTACTCCGCAACGATCAAACAAACAGGTACTCGCGGATACGACATGAAAGCTATAGAAAATATAGAACAAAAAGTAGATCAATTGCGTTATTATGTTCTTTTAAGTACATTAGAAGCAGACACTAAAAATTTAAATATCACTGATGAAAACGGTTTAAGTAGATTTAAAAATGGTATTATTGTAGATCCGTTTAATGACCTTACTATAGCAAACTTGGAAAATGTAGAATATAATGCGGCCATAGATTTTACAGAAAAATCACTTATGCCGTCAGTGAAATCATTTCCGATTAACCTAAAGCTTAAAAGTGTTTCAAATGCAACGGTATTTCCTAATGCAACAAATCCTATTCTCGGATCTTTACAAAGAGATTCTGATGTAGAAATTATATCTCAACCATATGCGACAGGGTTTAGAAACTGTGTAAGTAATTTTTATAACTATTTTGGCACAGGAACCTTAGTACCAGAATATGATGCATTGTATGATACTGTCACGAATCCACTTAACATAGATATAGATATAACAACGCCGATGACTCAACTAGTTGATGCAATACAGGAATTTATTCCTTTGACATCCACTTTAACGGAAAATCTTGGTACTGTCCGCACCGGCACTCGCCGCACTGGTACAACAGCAACTACCAGATTTCGCGATACGGTCAGCAATATACAATTGTCTGGCGAAAACGTAAACGAACAAAAAGTTGGTGATTTTGTTACAAACTTTAGCTTTAATCCATATATGAAATCTAGAGAAGTAAACGTGTTTATGTCAGGTTTAAGACCTAATACTCGGCATTACTTTTTCTTTGATGAAGATGACGTGAATGCACATATATATCCTGCCCAAGGATCTCCAGGTGACGTAAACAATCCTAATTCTTTCACAAGAAGTGGAGTTATTGCATCGGCCGTAACATCGGATGGAAATGGAATTGTAAGAGCGATATTTAAAATACCAGAAGGTACCTTTTTTGTAGGTGATAGAAAACTTGAAATAGTAGATGTTGATACGTATGCTTCAATTAATTCAGCAAAAACATCATACGGTTCATTAGTGTATCGTGCATATAACTTTTCTGTTGAAAAATCTTCCTTATCAGTTTCAACTAGATCACCTTCAAACTTTATACAAACTACAACCACTGAAAGAACTGTCACTCGGAGAACCGCGCCAATACCAGATAATGATAATGGGGTCAACACAGATCCGTTATCGCAAACATTCTTTATTAAAACTGGCATGGGCCGGGGATCTGATACCGTGTTTATATCAAAATTAGATATATTCTTTAAAAGAAAAAGCACATTAAACGGCTTATTGGTTGACATTAGAGAAGTTATTAATGGTTATCCTTCAAATGTATCTGTGCCATTATCAGATGTTCATTTAAACCCATCTGAAATAGGAGTTTCAGATGATGCTTCTGTTGCTACAACTGTAACATTTAAATCTCCTATACGATTAGACGCCGAAAAAGAATACGCATTCGTAGTTAAACCAGACGCAAATGATCCAGATTACCTGCTCTTTACTTCCAAGGTTGGTGGAAAAAATCTTAGCCCAGGTGCAACACAAGGCCTTACAATTGTTCAGGATTGGGGAGACGGGGTTCTCTTTACATCTACCAACAACAGAGCATGGAAATCTTACCAAGATGAAGATGTTAAATTTACTTTGCATCGTCACAACTTTGGTGCTAATACTGGATCTATAACACTTACAAACGATGATAATGAATTCTTTACTACGGTAAATAATGTAGGACGTTTTGAAGTTGGTGAATTTGTTTATACTAATGAGATATTAATTGGGTCCACTACGGCTTCAGTAAGTGTTACTGCTGGGAGCAATATAATAACTGGTACAAGCTTATCTGATACATATTCTGCCGGGGATTATATTTTATTAGATGACGGATCTACGAATAAACAAATACTTAAAGTTGTATCCTCAACAACTTCTACAATTACCGCAGATCGAAATGCATTCTTTACAGCCTCGATAAATTCAAACCCAATTACAGTTGGTGTTATATCGCATTACGATTTCAGATACCCAACAGCTATGATATTAGAACGTTCGTCAGCAATTTCAACCAGAAAATTTGAAGCTGGGGATACTATTAACGGATTTGATAGTGGATCTACGGCTGAAATTGTGTCTGTTGACAATAAGAAAATCAGTTACATACAGCCAATGATTACAAGAACAAATGATATTGCATCAAGTACAACATTGGCTGGAACCTTTGCAAACTCTACTACAGGTGCTGCATATAATCAAAATGTTGCCTTTAATGATAAAACATTATTTGCGGAAAATGGTATAGCCATACATAGTAAGTCTAACGATATAGCTGGCGCAAAATCTTTGAATTTAACAATATCTTTGGCAAATGGATCAAATGCAACATCATCCCCGATGGTAGATATTGAAACTGCAGCGGTTCTTGCAAGTGAATGGCAAATTACAAACGACTCAAATACAACAGCTAAATATATTTCAAAAACTGTTGAATTGTCGGAAAACTTAGATGCTGAAGACTTTACATTATTAGCCACAGCATATCGCCCAAGTGGAACAGATATAAAAGTATTCATTAAACCACAATCTGTTGATGACGCAAGTGTATTTGATACTAACGATTGGATAGAATTGGAACTTTCAGAAGGCATAAATTTATATTCTTCGATAAGTAATGTAAACGACTTTAAAGAATTCACATATAAAGTTAAAGATACGGATAAAAATGCTTCAGAAGTATTAACATATACAAATAATATATCAACTTTTGAAGGTTATCGTAGGTTTGCAATTAAAATAGAATTACATTCCGAAAATATATTTAAAGCACCTAGGTTATTAGACTACAGAGGAATTTCACTAACATGATAAGAGATGAAAAAACCAAAGCATTGCTAAACAGCGATATTGCGTCTTTAAATAAATACAAGCTAGAAAGAAATCGCATCAGAAAAATCGAATCTCTTTCAAAAGAAGTAAGGGAAATTAAAAAAGTTCTTACTTCAGTTTGCGAAAGACTTGATCGAATAGAAAGTATTTAAGATATGTCAAAACCAATTATAGGCCAAGTCACAACAACACAAACCTTTCAATCGTGGCTAGATAAAACTAATGACATAGTGCAGCTATTGGAAACTGATGTTATGTCGGCATCCGCGCTCGGCGATTCAACTACAGGTAACTCAACTCTTGTAGGCACATTCACCGCAAATAATGTAATTGCCCATGATTCACTCCAGGTAAATACTGTTATGCCAAGAAGTGGTTTTACTAAAGTATCATATACTGCACCTATTGAAATTAACACCTCCGGTGTAATTGCACAAACTACGGTTAGCCCAGCAGGCCCTAGGTTTAAATATTCGTCTGGCTCTTCTACCTGGTTGACCGGCTTTGAAGATACAATTAATAACAATTTTATTATTGACACCGGCGCTACCCCTCGCAGATTAGTATTAACGCCAACAGGTGATTTAACAATTTCAGGAAAATTCATAGCGCTGGCTGGTATTGAAGTACCAGCTCCGTTTAAGATTTCCAGTAATGTGACTGGAGATATTACTGGTACTGTAAGTGATATATCTAATCACAATTCGGATGACTTGACTGAAGGTAGTAACAATCTTTATTTTACTGCAGCAAGAGCTAGATCATCAATTTCTGGCGGAACTGGTATTACTTATGATAATTCAACCGGTGTTATAAGCATAGGTCAAGACGTGGCAACTACATCTAATGTAACATTTAATGATATACTTAGTAATGGGAATGTCAGTGTAATAGGCCAGGTTGTTGCTGGGGGTGATGTAACGGCTTATGGGTCTGTTTCAGACATTACAATGAAAGAAAACATACTTCCAATTTCAAATGCTCTAGAAAAAGTTTTACAACTCGGTGGATACACGTTTAATTATATAGGGAATGATAATCCTATGACTGGCGTCATAGCCCAAGAAATTATTGATGTATTGCCCGGTATAGTATATCAACACGACGATCCTAAAACTAAAGAAAAAGTTTATGCAGTTCGCCATGGAAATTTAGTTGGGTTGTTAATTGAGGCTATCAAAGAATTAAACGAAAAAATAGGTAAATAATATGCCAATTAAAGCAGCATTTGGAACTCTTTCATTTACTGAAATCGAGGCAGAATTTGATAATCCTAAACCTTGGTCCCTTGGAGAATTTTACGGTGTTGCTCCAGAAATTCCGCTTTCAGGCACAATAAAATTTAGTGATTTTTATGGCACATCAGATGTTCGGGAAATTGCATCAAACGCTATTAGCGGTTTGTACGACCCAAGAATAAACGGTTTTGACAATATTAAAAATTGTAATTTATGGACGTTATTAACTGGAATTGGTTTTACAGATCCATCTTTGCGCTATGACTTATCAATTCCACTAAATGTATGGTTTTGGGGCGATAGCCCGGCTAACGCAGGATTAACTATACCATCGAATATGACTGGCGACATAATCATTCGAAACAATGGCAATATCATTGGTTGCGGTGGTAAAGGCGGAAATGGCGGCGTTGCCGGTGAAAATGGTGGACCTGCGATAAAAATATTAACAAATGCAAATGTTACAATTCTTAATAATATAAATGCATACATTGCTGGCGGAGGCGGTGGTGGTGGCGGTGGAGACCCTGGGGCAAGCGCAGGCGGCGGTGGCGGTGCTGGCGGTGGTGCTGGTGGATCTGGCTTCCGCGGGGCAGGTCGCCCAGGTGTAGGTGGTATACTTGGCGCTACTGGCGGTACTGCGCCAAACGATTCGGATGCAGGTGGCGGCAAGGGCGGCGGAGCTGGCGGTGGCGGCGGCGGATATGATAATGGTTCCGGATTGTTTAATGATCCAGATGCTGGTTCAGGTGGCGGCGGCGGCCGTATTTTACCTGGTGTTGGCGGGGCAGGATCCACCGGCAGTGACGACTATGAAGGCATGCCAGGAGGAAGTGCTGGCGCATCGGGTCAAGGTAGAACTCCCGCCGCAGGATCCGGTGGCGGAGGTGGCGGTTGGGGTGCTAATGGTGGCCGGGGTGGGAAACTCGGTGGAACTGGCGGGAAAGCTGTAGAAACAACTAGTCCTAATGTAAGTATAGTAAATACTGGCACTATTTACGGGCTTGTGTAAATTTAAATATTTTTAAATTCGTACAAGCGATGTGTTTTGTTTTATAAATATAAGAAAAAAGGTTAACTAATCATGTCAAAAATTTCAGATCTTGAACAGATTTCTGGTGCTAATACAAAATCGAATGATCTTTTTGTTATGGTTAGCCTTGATCAGGGTGATGACGGCACAAGAAGCATCACGAGAGATGAACTTTTAAAGGCTCTACAAAAAGAGCAGTTCAGTGATATTAAAGTAGCTGGTGGATTAATAGATAATACACCAATTAAAAACCCAAACATAACAGTAACAACACCGTTAACCGATGATATCCAAAACGAAGATTATTTTACTTTAAAGGATGTATCGGCTGGAATAACTGTTGCATTTTCTTATTCTCAATTATATAAAGAAATCGCAAAGTCCTCCGAAAAGGCTTTTAAAGTATATGTAAGCTCTGACGGTAATGATAGTAATGTTGGTAGCTATTTGGCCCCGGTTGCGACCCTTGAACGTGCTGTAACAATTGCTCAAGAAAAAGCAAAAACAATAAGACCAGGTGTTCTTGATCGACAAATTATTAATATTACAGTCGGGCCAGGAACTTATTATACAAACGGTGAATTAGCTTTACCAGACTTTTGCTCTATGATAGGTTCTTCAGGCCAATATTCAACAACCATTGTAATGAATGACGGATACGAAAACAAAAACTGTATTCTTTTAGGTTCAGGCTGTTACGTGCAAGGATTTTCGTTCTTTAATTTAAAAGTTGATAACTTTGATTATCCAACTGGCGGGTTTGCATTTGCATTTAGACCCGGTACAAAAATTACAAGATCTCCTTATGTAAGAGACTCAAGCCAAATATCAAACTATTTTGAAAAAGAAATTCCTCCTCTATTAAATCCGCTTAACAGCCGTGGAACTATTTACGATTTGGGATATGAGCTTACTGTATCTGGCGTAACCGGAACTTTTAAAGAAGGTGATGCAATTGAAACAAGTGACGACGTAAATGGATTTGTTTCAAGAGTTGACGAAATTGGCTCAGGTACAATTTATGTAAGAAACAACACAAAGGGTTTTACATCTAATACTACAATCACTTCTTCTTCAGGTGGGAGCGCAACGATCACTGTTGTCGGCGAAGAAGACTTTCCGAACAAAAATGTTGGGCGTGGCGGTGGTATGATTCTTGCCGACCGCGAAATTGTAGATACAGATTCTATTTTTCCATATATACTTTGTTTTGGTGCAACTCCTCGTACTCAAAATGGAATAGGATATGTTGCAAAGAACGGAGCTGGGATTAATGGAATTTCGTCATTATCAATTTTTGCGCGCTGTTCGTTTTATGCTTTAGATGGCGGTCAAATTACACTCAATAATTCAGGTACGCAGTTTGGTGATATATCGATGCGGGCCAAGGGTAGTACTCCAATATTTAATCCAGCGCAAACTACAGCAACTTTAGTTGCAAATAATACTCTTGCTGATACTATTATTAATTCTTCAAATACTGTTATAGACGATTTATGGAGTCACTTAACTACTACTCTTGGTTACGAGGGGTATAACTCAGTAAAATGTAAAAGAGACACTGGATACATTCTTGACGGTGTTGGAAATGATCTAGTCCTTGGTACTAACTACTGGGCAGTATTAAACGGCAATTCATACAGAACCGCAAACTCGCAGGTTGTTATTAACGATCAGTTAACTGAAACATCAGGGGCAATTACCTTTCTTAAAACATCTGTTAAAGATCTTCTTCAAAACTCTGCTAGCGAAACAAGAACAGACGCGTCCTTTGATGAAATTATAGACATTCTCGAAAATGGAACTGGCAATGCAGATACACTTACATTTTCGGGTACAGGAATTAGTAATCACGCAAATGCAAGAGATCTTTTAATTGCAAATAAATCTTTAATCCAAACAGACTTAATTGCTTGGATTAATACAAATTATCCTAGTCTTGTCTATAACGTGGCAGCATATACGCGAGACATTGGGTATAAAATCGATGCGTTAACACACGACTTAAACTACGAAACAAACATAGCATCAATCGTAAACACTGAAAATTATTATAGAGAAGCTGGTAGTTCTTTATCAACAGCCCAAAGAGCACCAACTGCTGCTATTTATGAACAGCTTGGGTCGATTTGTTCATCTATCATATTAGGAACGTATCCGTCACAAGATACTGCATCTGGTGCAGCGTCTCAAGTTGAAGCACTTAAGTGTGTATCGCTTGCGAATATGTTAAAAGACGTTATAAAATATAATTCCCTTACACATCTTCAGGCGAGAGAAGAACCTGATTTAACTTGGGTGGCCACTAATTATGTAAACGGTAAAGAAATTATAGATAATAACAAAGCCCAGCTTCAGAAAACTACAGTTGCTTATGTAAATGCAACATACGATTTTATAGATGAAGAACTCACGCGTAGAGACTCGTTAAACTTTCTTCGTTCTATTACAAATGACTTTAGGGGTGGAACTCAAACTGGCACTCGTATATTTACGGCTGGATTATTTACTAGCAAAGGTAAGCATGTTTTTTCAGTATTTAACCCAACAACAGTCGGTCTTAATTATGTTGGGAGTGTTGCTGCTGTCGGCAATTTACCGGCCGGATCAACCGTAGCAATTAAAGATGCTTATATTGTATATACAAGTGTTACGAACGTATACGATGGAACAGTTTATTATTGGAACGGATCTGCTTGGATTTCAGATGGAGCAAATGATATATCGCTATTAAACGCATTTACAAATTCATGGGACCGGATGCGTGATACAATTAAAAGTACATTTACTCTAACCGCTGGAGAAGAGGCTATGTTAGATGGCCTTGTAGACGAAGTATTAATTGCAAGCGTACGAAACCCAACCGTTATTAATTTTGGAAGTTTAGTAGAAAGTCTTTCGCATCAATTTAATTTGGCTAGCGCTGGTGTTAATGTTAACGCTCTTCCTATAAACTTTAGGAGATTGGGCCAGCCTATATCCGCAGCATCATCTGTTCTTGAAGAAAATGGTGGGAGAGTAAGGTGGTCTGGAGCAGACGAATTAAATAATCAATATTTTGCAAAAGGTCTCAGAATTAACGGTAGAACCGGTAGAATTGAAGGTAGGCCGTTTACATCTTCAGTAAGAAAGTTAGCTCGTAGAGCCGCAAACAGTAGGACATCAACATGACAACAATTATTACCACTACACAAGCGCCAGACGCAAAACCAGTTGGTCTCAGTGTTACTTTATCAGAAAGCTGGGATCCAATTATTGAAGTACCTAGCTATTCTATTCCTGAACTTGTTTTTGGTGGAACTAATGTAACGGTTCCAGGCGTGGGAGAAATAATTACGCCATTAATTATTGCAAATCGCGACATTGTAACAGTTGATGTAAGTGTAAGGATATATCGCGCGAGTTCAAATAGTGTATTTTATTTAGCAAACGAAATTCCTATTCCAAGTTTTGATGTTCTTTCTTTTCCTATGAATGGGCAGTTTATATATACTGGTGATATTCTTGAAATGAAAGCCACATCAAATAACAGCGTTGATGTTACTATATCATATACAGTAGGACAAGCGGAGCAAGATGATGTCGTTTAAAACACTTCGAGGATCGCCCATTGGCCAGCCAGAAAAATTACTGTTTAAGCAGCTTCCAATAGATTTGGATCCTGTTGCACACCAGTATGTGTTAGTTTATGGTTCCGACGACAACTTATATTCTTCAGATGGTGTAAGTTGGAATTTAGCTGGAACTGGCGGTATTCAAGGTATTCAAGGCATTCAGGGTATTCAAGGGTTTCAAGGCATTCAGGGTGATTTTGGACCTGCTATTAATATCATCGGATCTGAATCTGACGTAAATTACTCCGGAGATCCTCAAGCAGTACTTAATGCAAACTTTCCATCAGCTACAGTTGGCAACACGGTTGTAGACCAAGCTGAAAATGAATTATGGGCTTATACAGGTTCTAGCACTTGGGTAAACATTGGAAATTTTAGAGGAACACAGGGTGTTCAAGGTATCCAAGGTATCACTGGCCAGCAAGGTATCCAAGGCACTGCCAATCAAGGCCGGCAAGGTATTCAAGGTATTCAAGGTACATCGCTACGAGGCGATCAGGGTGCTCAGGGTATTCAAGGTATTACTGGCGAGCAAGGTATCCAAGGTATCGATGGTACTTTAGGTGCACAAGGTACAATTGGTTCGCAAGGTATTCAAGGATCGCAAGGTGTTCAAGGATCGCAAGGTATTCAAGGCCGGCAAGGTATTATTGGTGCTCAGGGTATACAAGGTATTACCGGTGAACAAGGTATTCAGGGTATAGATGGTACAATCGGAGTACAAGGTATTCAGGGTATTCAAGGTATCACTGGCGAACAAGGTGTTCAAGGTCTTGAAGGTGCTCGTGATATAAATGTTGATAGTTCCGGAAATATTGCATATTTAATTGACTTTTCAGTAAGTAATGCAGATATTAAATTAATTAGAGGATTTACGTATAGATTTATTGTAAACGCATCAGGCCATCCTTTTTATATAAAATCTAGCGCAACAACTGGTACTGGCAACCAATATACGACTGGAGTAACAGGAAACGGAACAGAAGTAGGCACTGTTACTTTTGCAGTACCTTATAATGCGCCTAATACCTTATACTATCAGTGTTCCATTCACTCTGCAATGGGTGGAGAGCTACAGATTAGTGATCTTGGCCCGCAAGGTATTCAAGGTATTACTGGCGCTGGTGCTCAAGGTATTCAGGGTATTCAAGGTTTCTTAGGTATACAAGGTAGTCAAGGTATCACCGGAGCAGGTACTCAAGGTACAACTGGTGAACAAGGTATTCAAGGATTCTTAGGTGCACAAGGTAGTCAAGGTATCACCGGAGCAGGTACTCAAGGTACAACTGGCGAACAAGGTATTCAAGGTAGGATTGGCATTCAGGGCCCGTTAGGGATACAAGGTACTCAGGGTGAAGACGGTGAGGCTGGGGCCCAAGGTATCGTAGGTAACACTGGTGCGCAAGGTATTCAAGGTACTGGAGGGGCTGGTGCTCAAGGTACTCAAGGTACTATTGGTACTACTGGAGAACAAGGTATACAGGGTACGACCGGCGAACAAGGTATTCAAGGTACTGGAGGAGATGGTAATCAAGGTACTCAAGGTACTACTGGCGAACAAGGAACACAAGGTACTACTGGCGAACAAGGTATTCAAGGTATTACTGGCGCTGGTACTCAAGGTACTACTGGAGAACAAGGTATTCAAGGTACTGGAGGAGATGGTAATCAAGGTACTCAAGGTACTCAAGGTGCTACTGGTGAACAAGGTATTCAAGGTATTACTGGTGAACAAGGTATTCAAGGTATTACTGGAAATGTTGGCACAATTACAGAAACTTCTAATACTGCGCCAAGTTCTCCTGTAGATGGACAAATGTGGTTTGACACGACAGATTCTACATTAAATGTATATTATGACGATGGAGATACTCAACAATGGGTAACTACCAGCGGGCCATCTGGTGGTGACGGGGCAACAGGTGCTCAAGGTATTCAAGGTATTCAGGGTATAACTGGAACTGGTACTCAAGGTACTACTGGCGAACAAGGAACACAAGGTACTACTGGCGCTGGTACTCAAGGTACTACTGGCGAACAAGGTATTCAAGGTATTACTGGCGAACAAGGTATTCAAGGACCAGAGTCGGCCGGTGCTTCAGCAACAGAAATGAATGCTACAAATGATACCTCTACAGACGCATCGTTTTTCCCAGTGTTTGTTCAAAATGTTGGGTCAATTCAAACAATTAACGCAACAAGCACTAAACTATACTTTAATCCTTCAACTGGTACTCTTTCAGCTACAAACTTTAATTCGCTATCAGACATAAGTGCAAAGAAAGACTTTACTCCGATCGATAATATGAATGATATCTTAAATCAGATTGACATATATAAGTTCAAATGGAAAGATAACGGAAAGAACAGTTACGGTGTGATCGCTCAAGAACTTGAGAACGTTTTACCAGAACTCGTTACGAATATGGATAACAAGAAGTACGTTAACTATATACCGTTGGTCGCATTCCTTATCGAGGGTTACAAGCAGTTGGCCGAACGCGTTTCAAAAATCGAGGAATCTTAACTCGTGGCATTAAAATCAAACGGATCAACGTTCTTAGACGACAATCGAAACTACAGCGCTAGTGCCAATACGGCACTAGCGAATGATGCGTATATCTTAATCGCGAATAACGATAGTGTTTCTTCTGACGGATACTCGATATCTGATGCGAAAGCAATCGCTGACGATGGTTTTGCGTTTAATCAATTTAATGCGGAAGAGCAGTCGATCAGCTTTAGTCCACCGCCTCCGCCGCAAGCGCAAGGTTCTATTAGTGGTTATACTTCGGGCGGCGTGCCTGGCCAAGTTGACACTATAGATAAATTTTCTTTTGCATCTGACGGTAATGCGACTGATGTTGGTAATTTATCAGACGGGCGAGAAGGGCCGGCCGGACAATCGAGTAGTGTTTCAGGTTATGCCTCGGGAGGGACTTCTCCTGGTTCAGTAAACACGATTGACAAATTTCCCTTTGCCGCTGATGCAAATGCAACTGACGTTGGCGATTTGACGCAGGCAAGATTTTATGTATCGGGTCAATCTAGTGATGTTTCTGGTTATACCGCAGGAGGGTATGCACCTGGCGCTAGAAACACAATTGATAAATTCCCTTTTGCTGCTGATGGAAATGCCACTGATGTTGGCGATTTAACGCAGACTAGATTTGCAACTACCGGGCAATCTAGTAAAGTATCAGGATATGTTTCCGGGAAAAACCCAGTAGCTGATTTAATTGATAAATTTCCTTTTGCTACCGATGGAAACGCCACTGATGTTGGCGATTTGACACAAGCAAGAGCGTACGCAGCTGGACAATCTAGTGACATTTCTGGATATACTTCTGGTGGATTTCAAGGGTCAGCCAGGGTAAACGTAATTGATAAATTTCCTTTTGCTTCTGATGCAAATGCAACCGACGTTGGTAATTTAACGCAAAGTAGAGATTCCCCGGCTGGCCAGTCTAGCACCGTTTCAGGATATACTTCTGGGGGAAGAACACCACCGGAGAGAAACACAATTGACAAGTTTTCTTTTGCTACTGATGCAAATGCAACCGACGTTGGCGATCTAACCCAAGCTAGAAACATGACTGCAGGACAACAGGTATAACAAAATGGCATTAAAATCAAACGGATCAACGTTCCTAGACGACAATCGAAACTATAGCGCAACGGCAAACACCGCGTTGGCAAATGACGCATATATCTTAATCGCAAATAACGATACGGTTTCTTCTGATGGTTATTCGATATCAGATACAAAAGCGATAGCGGATGACGGCTTTGCGTTTAATCAGTTTAATGCAGAAGAGCAGTCGATCAGCTTTAGCCCGGTGCCACCGCCACAGGCACAGGGGTCTATTAGTGGTTATACTTCAGGGGGTAATGCACCTAGCACAGTAACTATTGACAAGTTTCCATTTGCTTCTGATGGTAATGCAACAGACGTAGGTGACTTGTCTGTAGCTGGATTTGCCATGACAGGTCAGTCAAGTTCAGTTTCTGGTTATACCTCTGGTGGTTCAGGGAGGACAAACACCGTTGACAAGTTTCCGTTTTCTTCTGATGGTAATGCAACAGATGTTGGAAATCTTACGAGAGATGTTCATGACCCTGCAGGCCAGTCTAGTAATTCTTCAGGATACACTTCAGGTGGATGGGTCCCTTCTTTCTATAATGATATAAACAAATTTCCGTTTGCGGCTGACGCTAATGCAACAGACGTAGGTGATTTAACACAAAGTAGACGCCCTGGCAGCGGCCAATCAAGTACAGTATCTGGTTATACTTCTGGTGGTAACCCAGGCCTGGTGAACACTATCGATAAATTTCCGTTTGCGGCCGATGCGAATGCAACAGATGTAGGTGATCTAACACAAGGTAGATATGCTGCAGCCGGTCAATCCGGTGTAGTGTCTGGCTATGTGGGGGGTGGTTATGCCTCTGGCGGGGCGGCAAATACTATCGACAAGTTTCCATTTGCAACGGACGCAAATGCAACAGACGTAGGTGATTTATCACAAACCAGGTGGGGGTCAGCAGGCCAATCAAGCACAGCAAGTGGTTATAGTTCTGGTGGCCACCCGGATAGGTTTACTACAATTGACAAATTTCCTTTTGCAGCTGATGCCGATGCAACAGATGTTGGGGACTTAACCCAAGGTAGATATCGAGCAGCAGGACAACAAGTATAAATAGTCTAAAGACTTACCAAGGATTTTATGAATGCCAATCTCGATTAACAAAAACTCTATTAACTTTGGTACCTATAGTATCTCGTTGCATCCTAATGGGATAGAGATAGACGGCAAGTTTAAGTACGGATCTTATGCTCTGCCGACGCCGCCTACGCAGGCTCAGGGTTCTGTAAGTGGTTATATGTCTGGCGGGACACCGGGGCCCATAAACATAATTCAAAAGTTTCCATTTGCTACCGACGCAAATGCAACGGATGTTGGTGATTTAACTGGAACGAGATGGACAGTGACTGGACAATCAAGTGACGTATCTGGTTATACATCGGGTGGATATCTTGGGGCCGGCACCCCATCCAACATTATTGATAAATTTCCTTTTGCTACCGATGGGAATGCAACTGATGTTGGCGATTTAACTGAAGTAAAAACTAGTACCGCAGCTGGGCAAATGAGTACAGCATCTGGTTATACTTCTGGGGGTGTTTCAACTTGGCCAAATATTTCAAACGTGATTGATAAATTTTCCTTTGCTTCAGATGCTAATGCAACGGACGTTGGTAATTTAACAGCAGCTAAATACAATATCGCAGGTCAATCGAGTACAGGAAGTGGTTATATTTCTGGCGGCGCGCCGCCAGGCGCGCCGATCGATACGATCGAAAAATTTCCCTTTGCATCAGACAGTAATGCAACCGATGTAGGAGATTTAACACGAGGACTCAATGGCCCTTCAGGCCAAAATTCTACCGAGTTTGGATACGTAGCAGGTGGGAGCAACCCCGGATTCACCCCAGCGGTATTTAATGCGATCGAAAAATTTCCTTTTGCATCAGATGCTAATGCAACCGATGTAGGAGATTTGACACAAGCAAGGCAATCCGCGGCGGGCCAATCAAGTAATGCATCAGGTTATAATTCCGGAGGTTCTACAACGATTGATAAATTTCCATTTGCTTCTGATGGTAATGCAACAGACGTTGGTGATTTAATACAAACCGTGCAAAGGCCGGCAGGCCAACAAGTATAAATAGATTAAAGACTTGCCAAGGATTTTATAAATGCCGATTTCAATTAATAAAAACTCTATTAACTTCGGGACGTATAGTATCTCGTTGCATCCCGGTGGGATAGAGATCGACGGTAAGTTTAAATATGGATCTTATGCGACTCCACCGCCGCCAACCCAAGCACAAGGTTCTGTGAGTGGGTACACTTCTGCCGGTACGCCCTTTCAAACAACGATTGATAAATTTCCCTTTGCGTCTGACGGTAATGCAACGGATGTTGGGGATCTAACTCAATCGAGAGGAGAAACAGCAGGTCAATCGAGTGACGTTTCAGGTTATACTTCTGGTGGCACAGGGCCAATACGTTTTAATACTATTGATAAATTTCCTTTTGCGACAGACACAAATGCAACTGACGTTGGAGATCTAACGCAGACAAGAAAATCTTTGACTGGTCAAATGAGTACGGCGTCCGGTTATTCTTCAGGCGGGTGGGTTCCTTCATACGTTGATACAATCGATAAGTTTCCATTTGCTGCTGATGCCAATGCAACGGATGTTGGTGACTTGCCTGGGACTTTAGGATTTGGGATAGGAGGTACTTCGAGTACAGTATCAGGATATACGGCAGGAGGATTTCCAGATGTTAATAGGATTGAAAAGTTTCCTTTCGCAACAGACACAAATGCGACAGACGTTGGGGATCTAACGCAAGGGAGATCTGCAAACGGAGGAAACTCGGAAAACAGTACTGAAAACGGATATGCTTCAGGAGGTGCTTCAGGGGGCCCAACTAGTTATGTAAATACGATTGATAAGTTTCCTTTTGCTGCTGATGCCAATGCAACGGATGTTGGTGATTTAACTCAAGCAAAAAAAGTTGCTGCAGGTCAATCATCAACAGTATCAGGATATGCTTCTGGAGGAATAGCGCCGCCTAATGTAAATACGATTGAAAAGTTTCCTTTTGCCACTGATGCAAATGCGACAGACGTTGGGGATCTAACAGTAGCCCGAAGCACCGCAGCAGGCCAACAAGTATAAATAACAATACAGTATTACTATATTATGAGGGAATAAAATGAGTGAACACCAGTTTAATGTATTTAATACACCTCTTTGGGGTCACGTATTAAGTCATGAAAAGTATCAGACCGAGGACTACCTTGAACGAGTCCTTGAGATCTATAACAACGAACCATCCGCAGAAAAGAGTAACGCGGGTGGTGGATGGCAGTCGAGAGACGATCTTCACAAAGAACCCATCTTTAAAGAGTTCATAAACAACACTCTCTTAAAATCAATCTCACAGCCAATCCTGGAAGAATACGGAATTAAAGATTTTGGTATTCAAAGCATGTGGGCAAATGTCAACCAAAAGTATTCATTTAACTATCAGCATACTCACGAGGGTTATCTCTCGGGTGTATATTATCTAAAGGTTCCACAGAACAGCGGTAGATTAATATTTACAAATCCGGCCGTTCGTAGCGAGTCCCACCCTATTCGACAAAAGAACTATCCGATTATTCCACAAGAACTCGCTTGTATTGTTTTCCCGAGTTGGTTAGAACACTATGTAGAGCCAAACATGTCAGATGAAGCAAGAGTTAGCATTAGCTTTAACGTAGGTAAATTATGAAACATAAAAAGATACAGATAAACGGCCGTAATATCGATATATACGATGATCTCTTTTCCTTTGACGAAGTAGCAAGAATGTTCATTAAGGTTCGTCAGTTTGCATACACTGCAACAAACTTTAGTGACGGGTTCCGTTCTCATATATACGGCGAAAAACATAAACTTAAGTATACCTTTGGATCGCGTGAAGAAGCAACTGAGTTTGGAATTATAAATAGGCTCAATAGCGTGGATCAAAACATCGCTAAGAATTATATAGTTCATCGCCAGTATGTAAATCTTGCTACAACGAGCGATTTCGATACGATTCATATCGATGATAACCATCTAGAAAAACCAAAGACTGCTCTATACTATCCGCATCCGGATTGGAACATTCATTGGGGAGGACATACGTTCTTCTTTAATGAGACGCTCGATAATATAGAATATGCTGCAGCATATAAACCAGGGCGGTTGGTTGTTTTCGATGGATTGATTCCACACTGTGGTTCACCGCCCTTTAGTGGCGCTCAAGATAAAAGATACGTTGTGACTTGCAAATTTCAATATACGAATGGAGAATAATTTATTATGACCGATACTGCAAATTATTTTGAAGAAAATGGCTATGTAGTTTTACAAGATGTTTTAACAAAGGAACAATGCGACTCTCTAGTCGAACATATGTTTCAACTACACGCCGATGGAAAACTTATTCAAGACGATCAGTGTCCACTCTCGGATGCTGTATACGGTGATGAGAAGTTTGATACACTTTTACAAAACATTGTTGAACCGCTAGGTAAAGCTGTTGGAAAAAAATTACTTCCAACATATTCCTATGCGCGCATCTATCGCACGGGAGACGTACTCAAAAAGCATAAGGACCGTCCTGCATGTGAAATTAGTACTACTTTAACTTTAGGTTATGATGCGAAAGTAAATTGGCCTATTCATTTTTCGAATGATGATGGTACTGTAGAAAAGGCAGTATCCATGGAACCAGGAGAAATGGCTGCGTACAAAGGTACTGAAATGGTTCATTGGAGAAGGCCGTTTAAAGGCAATTGGCATTGCCAAGTGTTCCTACATTACGTAGATGCAAATGGCCCGCATGCCGACCAAGCAATGGATGGTAGAACAAGTTTAGGTATTGACAAAACCTCTGAAACTATGGTAAAATCAAATCAAGTTCAACAGCCAAAACCTCAGGAACAAGAACAAAATACAACTATCGTTCACAAACACAACCAAGCACCGCTAAAAGAAATGCTCGAAAAGAAGAAGGAAATGCTTATTCCAGATCCTGTATTCGGCGGCGTTATACTTCCAGGCCGAGACAACACTTTGCCTGGATATTTTCCAGTTAACAGCGAAACCTTTCCGCAGATGATGTTTACAGAGGAAGAATGTGATCGTATTATTCAGATAGCGAACGATTCGTATGCTGCATCCGCGAGCGTAGGTGGAGACTCGAAAGGAACTGTTGCTCGTAAGATACGATCAGCTGAAATCTATTCTGTTGAAAATATAGAAGAGAATAAATGGATCTTTGATAAGGTAGCAAAGGCGGTATCAGTCGCAAACGCTGTTCACTTCGACTATGATATATCTCATATCGAGCACTCACTGCAGCTTATTCATTATCCTTCCGATGCGGAAGTGCCAGGACACTACGATTGGCATGTTGATGCTGGAAACGGAACAGTAGCAACAAGAAAAATATCGTTTACAGCTCAATTATCTAATTCAGATTCTTATACTGGATGCGATTTAGTTGTTGATGACCACGGAAATAAAATACAAGCAGTTCGAGAAAGAGGATCTATTTCTCTATTCCCGAGCTATATGCCTCATGTAGTTACTCCAATTAAAACTGGAAATCGCTATGCACTCGTAATTTGGATACATGGACCAAGGAGATTTAAATAACATGGAAGAAGAAAAAAAGAACGCTCGCGAACTTGCAGTATTTGAAGAAATTCGTAAGAGTAGTATGGTTACAGCTGAAGATGCTGAAAAAATGAAGGTGCCAATGGCTATGGTTTTTGGTCATGGCACCACTGGCAATCTTCCAAGTTTTGGTAACAAAACTCTTAATGAAAATTCACAATTAGTTGACGCTGCATTAAAAAATGTAGGTGAACTAGGAAATATTTGGAATCACAGTCATACACAATGGATGTGGAAGCATATTAACTTCAGTTACCATAGCCCTCATAAAAATATGCGCCAAATTTCTGCCGAATTATCAAAAAAGAAATCAGCATTAACTGAAGCAAAATGGCGTCATATTAAAAAAGAAGCAAAAATTCGTAAATTGCAAGAAGAGCTAGGAGAATCTGAAAACCTTGATTATTGGAGAGAGGTGGATCTTAAGATTAAGCTAGCTGAACTTCAAGAAGGTGCTATTGAAGGTATGACATATATTGAAGGAGCAATGAAAGACGTTCTTGCTTTACAAGAAATATATGAAGATCTTAAAGAAAAAGTGAGTGGTTTTTCTGAACATGACATCGAAAGAGAAGAGTCAATTACTCACCTCAAAAGAAGTATTGTGCAATGTATTCGGGATGTTCGCCAAAGTGGAAAAATTACAAAAGGTGAGCAAGAATATATGGAGCAAATTGGTGTTAACCCAAGTAAAATGCAACGTATCATTCAAGAATATGTAAAGAAAGAAGTTGAACAAGACTCTTGGGGTAGTGAAGGTTTATTTGAATTTGTTGATGGTCTTGCTCACGAATTGATAGACAAACACAAAGTTGATGTAACCCGCATGGAACTTTTAGGATACGACCCAGAACCAAACGAAGCTATTTCTTTCTCAAATAAGGTTGCATTACTTGGCAATTTTGGGTCAGAAGAGAATAATGAAGAGTAACTTCTACGATAGGTTTGTAGAATTAAAAAGGTACACTGATAGAGTTGGATCTATATACGGAACAGAAGACTTTTCGGTGTACCTTTATTCTATAATTAAAATGATGAAACCCGAGACCGTAGTTGAATTAGGAACCGGTCTTGGATCTGCTATGTTATGGTCCGGACTTGCGCTTGAGGAAAATGAGTTTGGGACAATACATACGATAGACGACGGAAGTGAGTGGTATCGCCTTAAGACTGCAAAGAATGCAATGGGCGATCATTATCATGATGATTACAATGATTTCATAACAGGTCTAGTTCAAAAGTACGAGGTACAGGATCAAGTTAACTTTTTGAACCAAAGGATCGATGTATTGGATCTAAAGAACATTGATATACTCTTTTCTGACTTTGCTCACGGAGTCTTTGATGTTACGAAACTGCTCGTGGATTATATTCCAAAGATGAACGACCATTCTAAAATATATATTGATAGCGCAAGTACTCATTATTCTTCTTATATGGCAATCAATCGTATAGTTGATATATTAAACAGTGGAAGAATACCAAGAACGTTTTACGAAGTATTTGAAAGCAAAAATAATTTACAAAAAGAATATAATATTGAAAATTTAAAACAAAAAGTTGAAAATACAACATTTAGCGTAGAACATATGGTCGAGAATAAAGATAGAGATCAAAACAGTACTTGTTGTATTACATTAACACCAATAGATATTTTTCCATATCCAAGGAAAAATATAAGATCATTGTAATTATAAATACATTAAGAAACCTTATTCAAACTATAACACCCGGAGGAAAAAATGGCTGTAATAGAATATATGCTTCACAGAATTAATGGAAGTGCACGCGCTGAAATACCAGGTTGGGTCGGCGATCGCGGTCACTGGTTCAACCCAGCGGACAACACATACATCGGTTGGGTAGACGACGTTCGTGATTACTACGTACCCGACACAGTTACATCTTTTACAAAAGCCGAGTTCGTAACTCGTCTACTTACAATGCATGGGACAACACCGTTTCAGAATATGAATATGGAAGACCCAGGTGCGGATTCAACGAATATGACTGACGCTGAAGTGACTACGATGGCTGAAGCTTGGTACGACGACTTTGTTGCCAAGAACGGTAGCTAATCATGGAATTAATTCTTGCAAAAAAGATTGAGGACCTTGACTTCGATGAATTACTCGAGGTCCTACGAAAATTTGAAATGGAAGACCGTGATGCGTTTAATCTTTTACAAGAGTTAGTTGAAGACATTTAAGTAAAGGATAGACCTTCTTGGCAACTGAGATTAAATTTAACGCTGACGGCACGATTAACTTCGGAGACTACACTCTTACCTTTACTGACGAAGGGTTTGAGTTCGATGGAGCTATTCTAGCGACTGGATACGAAATACCGTACTCATTTCAGGGCTCTGTAAGCGGATATACTGCTAGTAACCTGTATGGCTCTGCATCAGAGAGAATTGAAAAGTTTTCGTTTACATCGGATGCAAACGCAACAACCGTTGGAAATTTGAACGCCGCGCGTGATGGCGCCACAGGCCAATCTAGTACAGTATCAGGTTACGTTTCGGGAGGTAAAACGCCTCCAACCGCTTCTAACATAATTGAAAAGTTTCCTTTTGCTACAGATACAAACGCAACAGATGTTGGGGATTTAACGGCATCACGTGAACTACCAGCAGGACAATCGAGTTCAGAATCAGGATATGCGTCTGGAGCATATCCTGATGATACAGTTCAAAACATAATTGACAAGTTTCCTTTTGCTACAGATGCAAATGCAACAGATGTTGGCGATCTCACACAAGGTCGCGGCCGCACTGCTGGTCAATCTAGCAACGTTTCCGGTTATACTTCAGGCGGGGTAAACAGGCCATTAAACACGACTTTAAATGTAATTGACAAGTTTCCTTTTGCTACAGATGCAAATGCAACTGACGTCGGTGATTTAACACAGGGTAGAT